CAACCTTTAGAGTGGTGTTCTGTTTATAGGTTATCTTCTATCTTCTTTACCTGCGATCTAAATAAGTGTCCTGATATAACTTTAAAGGACATAGATACTACCTCTCTTACATCAAAAAGGGCTAATTTATTTCTTAATGGTCAAAATGAGGAAATTAAAGTAAATAAAGATGCCTCCACTGATGGTTCTTCTGTGGAAATAGACAGGGTTAATGAAGAAGAACCTTCTGGTTTATCTACTTCGCAGATGAAAATTCTGGAGCAGTTGTTAGGTTCTTCTGATGGAGGTTTGAGCGAAATACTTAATGCTATTGACGGAGTGAGTGACACTCACGGCCGTATATTAATAATGACAACCAACCGTAAATATGCCCTTGACGATGCTTTGCTTCGCCCAGGGCGTATAGACCTTAGTATAGAAGTGGGGTATGTTACTCCGGATGTTTTTAGACAGTTTGCAAAGGTTTTCTTTCCTGATAAAGAGTTACCTAAACACTTTTTAGTTAAGGGAAAAACAACGGTAGCGGAACTGCAGCAGAAGGTGTTGGAGAAAAGGTCGTGGGAGGAGATAATTAAAGACTGTATCAATAGTGATTTAGAAGAAAGAATGGTTGCAGGTTTAAATGTCGCTTATAAGGTGTCCGAAGATTTAGATAAACATACTACAAAACTGTAGTGAAGGAGGAAGTTATGGCTAAAGAAAAAATCAAATGTGCGTTGGTCTCAGAAGTGTGGTTTGAGTTTGATTGGGACGATGAAAAAGAGTTGCCTCGTTCCCGTATTCCTGAGGATTTTCCCAAAGAAGTCCAGGAACTTATTAAGCTCAATAAAACTGAGTTAGGGGAAAAGAATTTTTATGTTTCAGGAATATACCATCTAAAGAGCGGTGCAGCTGTTGGTAGTTGTGATGAGAAAAGATACCCTGCAAAGAGAGAGGAATCTAACGAAGGTGGTGGTTCTGGGGCTGTAAAGGTAGATTACTCTTACAGAGGTCCTACCCTTAAAGGGATCGAGTTTACATCGAGGTACAAATATGGGGATATAGTGAAATTTACCCCTGACGGAAAGACCCTGTTTGATGCTGTGGTTGTGGGTTGTGTTTTTAAGGGTCATAAAAATGGTTACAGTATTGTTCTGGAGACCGGAGCAGATACGAAGGTTTACGGGGAAAGGGTTTTGGTTTTTCCTGTAAACGAGGATCTTAAAATAAAGACAATAGAGTTTTTTAATAATGTTCTGGGCTCTGATGAGCCGGGGCTGTAGTGGTTATATATTTTTTTTTTGAGGTAATTATGTTAAGTTTAGCTATTCTTAGTAATGGTAGGATCTTGTGTGGTAAGTTAAATGAAGAAGGGGATATGGAAGATGCTACTGAGGTGTATCTTACTCGTGAGCAGGTTGATGAAGAGGGTAATCCTATACCTAAAGATCAAAAAGGTCCCGTTATGATTGGAGTAAGGGTAGTAGGTATTGTACACCCTACTTTTCATTACTCGGACGAAGGTATTATTCCTTTTACTGTAAGGTTACGGGAAGCTCTGACGGTATATCCCTTAGAGGCTTTAAAGAAAGAGATGGTAAAGGCTATAGAACCCCGATACGCAAAGTTCTGGAAAGATTTGGAAGGGAATAGTCCTCAATTTGTACCTCCAAAAAACAAAGGAAAGCTTATTGGGATTGATAAATAGTTTATAGAGTATTTAGTTAAAGAAGAGGAGTTATGGCTAAGGTATCAAAATCCGGGCTTACTGAAATTCCCTTATTTGGACCCTTATCAAAGATATCCCCTAAACCCGATTTACCTAAACTGAAAAAAAAAGAAGTAACTTTATTTGCCCCTTTTAATGGGATATCTGGGGCAAGATTAGCTCTTGAAAGGTTAGGGTTGGGGGTGGTTAAGCATTATGTTTCTGAAATAGATCAGTATGCAAACAAGATTACAATGAAACATTATCCCGATACAATCCAGTTAGGAGATGTTACTAAATGGAAAGAATGGGATCTGTCTGAGATGGTGGGTATAGATTTTATGATTTTTGGGTCACCTTGTCAGGATCTTTCTATAGCAAAAAAAGATCGTGAAGGTATAGGTGGTGGTAGGTCAGGGTTGTTTTGGGATGCCTTAGCTTTGCTCCGTCAACTGAAGCCTAAATATTGGATAATGGAGAATGTAGCTTCTATGACCGATCAGGATATGGATATTATTACAGCCGAGTTAGGATACCCTCCTAAATACATTAATTCCGCTTTGGTATCCGCACAGAACCGGCAGAGTTGTTAATAAATCGAGCTTCAGTATAAGTTTGGGGAAAGGAATTACATTGAATATTATTCCAAATATTAAGATTACTGTTTACGGACGCAAAATCAATTAAGATCTGATTTAAATTGATTTAGGCAACATAATCAAGTTGCGTATTAATTGATTGTTTTATACACTCAAGGAGAAAATAGTGAATCGAGTTGAATCAGTGGAACAAGAAAGATTGTTTAAGGATATCAGCAAGGGGGAGGTTTTAGAAAAAGAACCGGTAGCATCTTTTTCAAAAATATTTAAAAAGAATGATAGCTGTTTGTTTGAGGGGGATTGTTTTAAGTGGCTCAAATCTCTCCCATCTGAGTCGGTTGATCTTGTTTTTGCCGATCCTCCGTACAACATAAAAAAGGCAGACTGGGATAAGTTTGAATCCCAAGAAAAATACATTGATTGGTCTATCCAGTGGATAAGTGAAGTCGCCAGAATATTAAAAAAAGATGGAACACTCTATGTTTGTGGTTTTTCCGAGATATTGGCTGACATAAAACACCCGGCTATGAAATATTTTGAATCCTGTAAATGGATAGTATGGTACTATAAAAACAAAGCAAACATAGGAAACGATTGGGGTCGGTCACATGAAAGCATCCTGCATTTCAGAAAATCTAAAAAACCAACTTTTAATGTAGATGATGTTAGAATTCCATATGGAGAACACACACTAAAGTACCCGTCTCATCCACAGGCTGAGACGAGTCAATACGGTAATAACGGAAAACGAAAGGATATCTGGACCCCGAACCCAAAAGGTGCAAAACCAAAAGATGTAATTGAAATTCCAACCACATGCAACGGAATGGGCGAAAAGACCCCTCACCCTACACAAAAACCAGAAGAATTATTAAGAAAAATCATTTTTGCGTCTTCAAACCCTGGAGACTTGGTAATAGATCCTTTCTCAGGCTCTGGCACCACTCTGGTTGTTGCAGAGCAATTAGGCAGAAAATGGATGGGATGTGAGCTTAACAGTGACTACAACAGTTACGCTATATCCAGGCTCCAAAATGTTATTTATAGAAGTAAAGATGAGTGGATTGAACATGACAGAAAAAATGAAAAAAGGAGGAAATCCATCAGATGAATTTAAACGAATTAAGAGAATTTGCGTTGAACAAAGAAAACTTTACTTCCTTACAAAACTATATTGATTTTTGCTCCCACTACCTAGAATTTATATCTACAAATCTTCAGGCCGTCATTGTATCGAGAAACGAAAACCATTATCGATTTTATCAATATAAAGAAGATGGAACATATAATGTAACTAGACCTATAAATAGCAACATCATGCTGTCTTTAGATCAAATTCCCAACACATCCTCTGAAATGTTTAGGATCCTTGACGAACTAAAAGCAACAAGAAACAGCCTAAATATAAATGGAGAGGCCTTGAACAAACTAGTTTATACCTGCCAACAATCAATTGGTGCGACACTCGATGCTCTCCCAGCAAAAAAATCCAACTCAGCAAGAAAAATAAACGGAGATCTCTTTGAAAGACTTGTTCTTTTTTTGTTACAGCATATCGGCATTAATGTTGCTCCCGGCAATGTCCGGGTTCCCATCAGAGATACGGGACAATTTATGTCTTACCAACATGACCTGATAATAAAGGTTGAAAATGAAACAAAAGCAATTGGTTCAGTAAAGACCTCAAGTAAAGACAGAATAGATAAAATCTTTGTTGATAAATATCTGTACAATAAGCTCACCGGATCTGAGGTGCCCCATTTTGCAATATTCTTAAATGATGTTCAGAGAAAAGGGAAAGAAGGTAAATACAGTATCTATAACCACTAAAGGTGGTGGTCTTGGAGCTAAGACAGGTTTGTATAAAGTAGATCTTCCTGATGGTGATTATATTATCCGGAAACTAACCCCTTTGGAGTGTGAGCGGTTACAGACCTTTCCGGATGGTTGGACAGAGGGCATAAGTAAAACACAACGGTACAAGTGTTTAGGGAACGGTTTTACTGTTTCGGTGATTTCGCATATAATAAAACAGGTGTTATGAGTTTTTATTCCGTATTATATTGTTAGTAAGTTTTTTGGGGATGATTATGTTAAGTAGGTTTAGCTGGTTTTTAGTTGGGTTGTTTTTAATTTTTCTTTCCTTAGCTGTCTTTTATCGTTTCGGGTTGAATCCTTTTCTGCTAAATTCTTTATCAGGGTTCTTCTTGTCTTTATTTGAATTGCTCCGGTTTCTTTTTTTGCTCCTTTTATGGTTATTGTTTATTGTTAGTGGTTTTATTCTTATGATCACAGGTGTTCTTGTTTGCTGGGCGAATTTATTTGATAGTGAGGTATAGTATGTTATTTGGTCATGTTGCTACTGATAAGCTGTGTAATCTTATTTATGTTTTGTCTGAAATTCAATCTGTTCCTGTTGGCTGGTTCGCTCTGGATATAGCCCAGAGAATAATTAAACAGACTCCTATATCAGAACTTTTAAAGTCGGTACAGTCTCAGATAATTGAAAGTTATGACAAGGTAATAATTACCCGTGAAATGTGTACCGGTTGTGAGACTATTGTATCTCGGTTGCCTCAAGAAGCCCCTTGTTTAGATTTTGATGATTATAAAGAGTTCTTAACAGATAAACTTAAATCGGATTCTTCTATAGTGTTTCCTCTTTTATTAAAAAAAGGTATTCTTGTTGTTGACGGTAAAAGTATGGATGAGTTCTTAAAGCAGTTTAATATCCATAAAGAATAGGAGTCATATACTTTGTTAGATGGAGTGTTAAATGTCTGATTTAATTTTATTTGAAAATGAAGGGTTCAAAGTCCGGGTCTGTATGATCGAGAATGACCCTTGGTGGGTAGCTCAAGATGTCTGTGCCGTTCTTGGTACACAGACAAGGGATCTTAGGAAGATATTGGACCCTGATGAAATCAGCGAAATTCCCAATGTGGATATTACTTCAACTGGTTTAAATCGTGTGTTAAATCCGGAGACTATCGGGGTTAATGTTGTTGAGGTAGGTTCTTTGGTGTCTCAAAGGGGTGGAAAACCTCCTTTAATTATCAGTGAAGCCGGGTTGTATTCTTTGATTCTCAGGTCTCGTAAGCCTATAGCAAAGAAGTTCCGAAGATGGGTTACGCACGAGGTAATACCTTCTATCCGGAAACACGGTATGTATGTTACTGATCCTCTTCTTGCTGTGGCTAAAAAGAATCCCAAGGAGTTTCTGGAACTAGCTATGGTTATAGTAGAAGAAAGCGAAAAAAGGATTAAAGCAGAGGCTCGTGTGAAGGAGCAGCAGGAAAAACTTGTTATACAGAAACAGGTTATCCTGGAAAGTAAACCTTTAATAGACTTTTCTTTGCGGTTACAGGATCAGGAAGGAGACCTGTCTTTATCAAAGGCGGCTAAGTTGTTGGGTTTCCCTGGTATTGGTCGGAACAAGTTGGTTAAGATGTTACAAAAACTTAATATTTTTTTGGCGTTTTGCCCTGAACCTCGGCAGACTTATTGTAATCTGGGTTATTTTAATGTAAGGTCTCGTAACATTAAGACTAAATATGGGAAAATTCGTACTGTAACAAAAGCTACAGTAACTCCCAAGGGTTTAGCTTTTCTGCATAAAAAGATTGGTCAGGAATTAGGGGTTTTTTAAAGGAGGAGATATTGCTTACTATACCTTTAGACAGGATTGTTACTTATAAGTTTAAGTGTTATAAGCTGGTTGAAGATTATGTCGGTTGTGACCTTTGTGCTTTTAAAGACATCCGATACAACTGTCCTCTTGATGTTGTAGGTCAGTGTGATATGCGGAAGAGACCTGATGGTTTGTCAGTTATTTTTGTTGAAGTGCCTAAACCTAAAACAAAGGAAGTTAGGGAAATGCGGCAAAAAATAGCAAACCATTGTTGTGAGTTTTGTGGTAAACCTGTTTCCGGGATGAACGAGCATTTACATCATGTCATAGATCGAGATGGTACAAGACACGAAAAGTACGAGTGTGTGGAAACTACTCGGTTATTGTGTCACGACTGTCACGAGGGTCCTAACAAAGGTACCGTTTTACAATATTTCCGGAAAGCTGTTGATCGGTGGTTACTGCTCCAGTACAATGAAGATGAGGTACGGGAAATAACCGGTAGAGGTTTACACATTTAAGGGGGTTTCAATGAAAGGAGAAAGGCTAAAGTTTGATGATATGGGTGCTGAAGGTAAACATCTTAAATTTGTTTTTTTTAAAATGAGTTCGTCTGGTAAGACTAAATTATGGCGAGTGATTAATAAATATGAAGATTTTACTTTAGGGTTTATAGCTTGGTTTTCAAAGTTCCGGAAATATTCTTTTTATCCTAACGAAAACACGGTATATGAAAAAGACTGTCTGCGTGACATAGCCTGTTTTTGTGAAAAAAAGACATCGGAACATAAAATTAACTCATCTAATTAGATAGAGGAGGAACAAAAGATGGATGCTAAATTAAGAGCTACAAGGTTATTAAGGGTAGGGGCGGCTTTAGAGAGAAAAGAGCCTCCGAGAGTCCCTAAGATGGTTCTTACTGAAGAAGAGTATCGGGGTAAGTTTCCTGATAGGTATAAGAGTTTGATGAAATGGAGGCGGCAGTTTAAGGTTCTTCTGGATCTACAGGAAAATTTTATAAAAAAGAGTTTACATATAGAGGATTAAATGTTCGTTATTTATGGTTGGAGTTTCTGGGAAGGTTGTAGTGTTGGTTTATTAAGTGCTGATCTTAATTTAACTCAAAGCTCATTACAATATAATTATGATTGGGTAAGGTGTAGTTTTGCAGGGGTATTTGAATGAAATCTTTTGATTTGTATAACGGAGATTGTTTAGAGGTTATGAAAACCTTTCCGGATAATTCTGTTGACAGTATTGTAACCGATCCTCCTTATGGTCTATCTTTTATGGGGAAGAAATGGGATTATGATGTTCCTAGTGTAGCAATATGGGAAGAATGTCTGAGAGTATTAAAGCCGGGAGGGTATCTTTTATGTTTTGCCGGTACACGGACACAGCACCGCATGGCAGTAAGAATTGAAGAGGCTGGGTTTGAAATTCGTGATATGATCGCTTGGGTGTATGGTTCAGGTTTTCCAAAAAGTTTGAATATTGGGAAGGAAGTTGATAAGATAGGTGGTCAATCGCTATCTTGGTTTATTGATTATATTTTGAAGGTTGCTGATGAAAAAGGGATAAGCCGAAAAGAATTGACGATGCTATTCCCAAGCAAAAATGGAAATCCAACGGGGTGGTTATGGGACAAGCAAAAAACACAAGGGATTACTCTTGAACAGTATCATAAAATAAAAGAGTTTTTACAATTACCTTTCACTGACATAGCAGAATGTGAAAGAGAAGTAATTGGTCGTGGTAAAGCAGGACTTACAGCGGGAACGGTTGCGAATTTTGCAGGAGAAAAAGAGTTTGATTTAACCAAAGGTTCATCACCATACGAAGGTTGGGGAACTGCTCTTAAACCTGCACTTGAGCCTATCACAGTAGCAAGGAAACCTTTATCAGAAAAAACAGTAGCCGAGAACTGCCTTAAATGGGGAACAGGTGGGATTAATATTGATGCTTGTCGAGTTCCTTTGAATGGGGAACAGAACCCATCAGGCAGAGCAAAAAGAGTCTATGCATCAAATGAATACACAGATGCTAAGATTTATGGTGACAACAAAGAGACACCGGACAATGGCCGCTTCCCGGCAAACTTAATCCACGATGGATCTGATGAAGTAGTGAGTTTGTTTCCTGATAGTAAAGGACAGCAGGGAGATGTTAAAGGAACAGAACCTGCAGATATTACAAAAGACATATACGGTAAATTTGCAAACCGCTTACCCGCAGAAAAAAGGAATGACTCAGGTTCAGCTTCACGCTTCTTCTACTGTGCAAAAGCAAGCAAGGGTGAAAGGAATGAAGGGTGTGAAGGGCTGGAAGAGAAACTATTTGGTCAGAGTGGGGGGGCTTTAAAGGCTCTTTCTGAGGGAAAGACGGAATATCAGACAACAAATGCAAGTACCGGATTGAATACTATTAAAAAGTATAAAAACAATCATCCTACAGTTAAACCTATATCCTTAATGAGGTATCTTTGCCGGTTAGTTACTCCTGCTGGGGGTATTGTATTGGATCCTTTTGCCGGGAGTGGTTCTACTGGATGTGGTGCGGTTCTTGAGGGGTTTTATTTTAAAGGTATCGAGCTTGAGTCTGATTACTGTAAAATATCAGAAGTTAGGATAAAGTATTGGGGTGGTTTTAAAGAGGTAGAGCTTGACTCAGAAGATGAAGTTGGAGTGCAATTATCTTTTAGTTTTGGAGGGGATATTAAATGACAAGAAGAAACGATTTAATTGATTTGATAAGAAACCATGATTGTAGGGTATTCTCTACTGATCAGGTAATGGTCTTAGTGGAAATTAACCGGTCTTGTGTTACCCGTTATAAAAAACTGGGTATGCCTTTTGAATTTAAAAAGGGGAATATGTACTTTTATGATATTGAAAAGTGTTTGAACTGGGCGATAGAGACTAAACGGGTTTCTCTTAAAAAGAAGTTATTGAAGCTACCTTTCAGTTTCTATAAGATAGGTCAAAAAGAAAGTGATGTATCTTGTACTGAGGTAGAATCTTTTCCGGAAGAATCTACGGCTTGTCCTGTTGAAATGTCTTTAGATGTAATGAATGAACTTGATCGTAGGTATCGGAGTTTTAAAGGTCTTTTAGATAAGGTTATGGGTAGTTTAAAAAAGGGGTTATAGTTTTGGGTAGTTCTCCTCATTTTGATTATATTAAATGTCCCTTACACCGGTGGACTTTCAGTGCTGGTCCTATTAGGTCTTGGGTTGAGAAAACTTGCGAAGGTAAAACCCTGAACTTGTTTGCTGGGAGAACTAAATTGAATATAGATGAGGTAAGGAATGACTTAGATGCTGAAGCATTAGCCAATTACAACAAAGATGCTTTAGCTTTTGTGAGAGAATGGGATGGAGAGAAGCTTGATACTGTTTTATTGGATCCTCCCTATGCTTACCGTAAAAGTATGGAAATGTATAAAGGAATTAAGGCTTCTCCGTTCCGGCAGCTTAAAGATGCTATTCCTGGAATTTTAAAGAGGGGTGGTCTTGTGGTTACTTTTGGGTATCACAGTAATACTATGGGTAAGGGTCGGGGGGTTTTTTTTTTGTTGAGAGGATAGCCTTATTTTCTCACGGGGGAGCTATACACGACACTATAGCAAGTGTGGAGAGGTTTTTGGTTTAATTTTTTTTGTGGGGTTGTTATGGAGAAGATTAAGGTCTGTGAGGATTGTCCTCATCTTAAAGGTGTAGCCGGTTGTTTTTATATTGCCGGTAAAATCACTGAAAGGTGTCCAAGGGTAATTGAGGCTTACGAAAAGTTCAGACAGAAAGATGAGGTAGAAGATGAAACCTAAAGAATTTATTAAGAAACATTCATTAATTAAGAAGAGCCTGATAACTGATCGGTTTTGGGACGATTTTACTTCGGAGTTTAAGACGGTGGTGAAAGCTCAGAACGGTGAGAAGAATCCTGATGGTTTCTTTTCTGCTGTAAGGATAATGAAATCTAAATGGGACTCTATCAGGATCCACAGTGGTAACACTTATTTTACCGAAAAGGCTTGGGGATGGTTTTATGCCAATAAAGTTATCCCTTATAAAGAAGAGATATTCAAACCTGTTGAGGAGAAATGATATGATCTTAGTAGAAAACCCTCGTACAGAGCTGCTAATAGGAGATAGCTTGGAAATTCTTAAAACATTTCCTGATGAGTCGGTTAATACTTGTATAACCTCTCCTCCTTATTATGGCCTCAGGGATTATGGAACTGCCGAATGGGAAGGTGGTGATGCCGCCTGTGATCATATTGAGAAGTTTACGAAACATTCAGGACAACGAGCGGATGGGGATCAGTCCAGTCGGGTGTTTTTAGCGAAAGAGGTTTGTTCTAAGTGTGGTGCAAAAAGAATTGATCGTCAGGTTGGTCTTGAAGAAACTCCTGAAGAATATGTCCAGAAACTGGTTGAGGTTTTCCGGGAAGTGTATAGGGTACTTAAAAAAGATGGGACTCTATGGCTTAACTTAGGTGACAGCTATTCAAGTCAAGGTGGTAGTCAGGTAGAGCAATCTATCAGAGGAAATAAAAATAGTGTCAATTCAGGACAGCTCGAAAGTAGGGGTTCTGGAACATCAAGAAATGTTGTCGCAGGACTCAAGCCCAAAGACCTTATAGGTATTCCTTGGGCCGTTGCAAAGGCATTAAGGGACCCTTACTATGCTGGTAATATTACACAAGAAAAAGACAGGGCGTGGATGGCCGCAATGATTGACGGGGAGGGTACTATCTGTGGGTTTGTACATAAAAGAAAAGATGATGGTAGGACAAGGACGGGCATAAATATTAATATCACCAATTCCAGTATATGCTTGCTTGATGAATCCTATAGAATATGGCCTACAAGCAGAAGGGAACCCAATCATCATGGCAAAGGGCATTTAGGCAGCTTACCCACAATGAGATGGATAGTACATGGAACTGAAAACAAGATATTGTTTTTAAGAGAAATATATCCATACTTAATTGCCAAAAAAAGACAGGGGCTGCTTGCATATAATTTACTTGTTCTTCAGCAAAAAGCCAAACACTATGGCAAAACGCCTCAAAAAGACAGCGTTAGTAATAAAAGGGCTTTAATATGCGAACTAATATCGAAATGCAACAAGCAGATACCCGTTGACATCCCAGATTGGTGCATTGAACCTCCTTCACTTTATGAACAGGGGTTCTATCTCAGGCAGGATATAATTTGGAGTAAAGGGAATCCGATGCCGGCAAGCGTAAAAGACAGGTGTACAACTTCGCACGAATATCTTTTCCTGTTGTCGAAAAGTCCAAAATATTATTTTGATAATAAAGCTATTCAGGAATTTGCTTCTGGTTATGATGGTAGAAAAGATACTATGATGAAAGGATCTGAAAAGTATAAAGTTCCTGTTGTACCTGGTCAACCTGAACACACTATGGCAAGTAGAGGTCACGAGCGTTGGAAATTTGATGATTCAGGTATTCCTGTTAGAAATAAAAGATCGGTATGGAAGGTTAATACTAAACCTTATCCGGGGGCACATTTTGCTACTTTTCCTGAAGAACTTATTACTGATTGTGTCCGGGCAGGTTGTCCTCGTGGTGGGGTGGTATTAGACCCTTTTGTAGGTTCAGGTACTACTTTATATGTGTCAAGGGTATTAGGTCGTAAGTCTATTGGAATAGATCTTAACCCCGGTAGTGAGTATCTAGTTGACTGTAGGTTGAAAGGGCAGACTCCCGTAAAAAAAGATTGCAGTGATTCTATGCAACTAACTTTTTTCTCCGGAGAAGAGGGTTGAGTATCCGTATTATAATGATGTTACTTGTTCTTTGAAGATAGAAGAATGTTGCAGATTGGGGGGTTTGAGAAACTCCCCTACTTTAGAGAGAGAAGATGAGTAAAGAGATACCGGCATCATTTCAGGAATTTTATGTTCAGTGGGAAGAAAAAATCCGTAAAACTGTTCGTAACAGGACAAAAATAGCCCCTCACGAGGTAGATGATGTTGTGCAGGTTATTTTAACAGCGTGTTTTGAGAAAAAATGGTTAGAGCAGTACGATTATACTTATGCTTTTTCAACCTTTATCTATACTTATGTACATACCGAAATACAGAATTATATTAACAAGAGAGACAGTTCTAATACGGTAAGATCTTCCGGGGCAGTTCGTTACACTTCTTTTTCAAGCTTACCTGTCGATGTCAACTCTTTAGAAAACTTTTTAGATAGAATAGCCTATTTAGACTGTTCTTTTGGGGATACTCAAGTAGAGGATGATATAGACTTTAATTTATTTCTTGAAGAGTCAAAAAAATATAAAATAACTACCGTGTGTAAGAGTGTTCCTTGTTTTAAAGTTATTTTGTTGCGGCTTAATATTTATTTAGGAAGAGAAGAACAATTAGGGGATGTTAAGGAGTCTAATATAATTAATGATTTTATTTGTGATTCTTTAGGAATAAGTCATTTGGATTTGCTGAAAGTTGATGAGTGTATTAAGCTTTTGGTTGAGAAGAAAATTGAAGATGCTTTGAATTACTTACGGGAGAAGTTTTTGTTATGAATCTTAATTTTAGTCTTTACTACAAAAGGATCTTACCTAAACTTTCTACTATGCTTTTTTACCGCCCTTTAATGATTGTTACTGTAGATATGTATAAGTCTGAGGAGTTTAAGCGTAGGTTTGAGTCCGGGGATAGAGAAGGTGCTTTTAAACTGGGGGGTCGTATCCCTTTACAATTGACTCTGGAAGAAGAGATTCCGGGCTGGGTGGACACATATAATCCAGTTGAGGTGCATATAAGTGTTACCCGATTTTTTGAGTCCTCGTTTAAACATATTTACATTGATCTGGATGCTTCTCCTGCAATAGGGCTTATGACGGTATTTGATTATGCTAAGGGTTTATCTGAGTATGTCTTAAAGAAGGAAGGTGTGCAGTCTTTAAGGATGGTTTTCACCGGTAATAGAGGATTCCATTTCCATGTTGAGTTATCAAAACGGTTGTCTACTGAGGAGGTAACTGGTTTTATGCAGGAAGTACAGGAGTATAAAGAGCCTTTTATTGGTAAGATAGATATGGGTGTTAATGTTCCTAATCACTCTATAAGATTACCGTATTCCTACAATTTAAAGGGCAATAAGTTTGCCTTTTATGTGGATAAATTAAATGAGTTCAGTGAAGATATTGCTCAAGACTGGAGTGACCATTTGTATAAGGGGGTGATGGGTGAATAGGGAGGTTTTATTCTTTATTGCTCCTGATTCTTTTAAGCCGGATACATCTAAATACCGTTTTTGTGAGGCTTTTGATGGTCGAAAGGTTGCGGTAGAGGAGGTTAGAAGCCTTTCTGATTACCGGGGGATCCTTTACTATTTCTACAATGTTGATTGCTTCAGTTCGTATGTGAGCAGTGCTTTACTGAAAATTGTTGAGGAAGGGTTATGTAGCTTTTATTTTCAAGCAAAAACTGTTGTAGGTTGTAATCGTGCTTTAGTGAGTAGGTGTGTTAAAAAGTTTTCACCTGAAGCCGTTAAACTCTCCTCTTTAAAAGAAATGGTATTGTCTTTGGGGTTGAGTGAGTCCGAGGCTACAATTGTTGAAGCTTTACTAGGATTAAGGGAAGTGCCTTATCAGTATTTATTAAAAGAGGGTACTGACTATTCTAAAATATTCTCCTTGCTTTCTGTAGCATATATAAACCAGGGTACATTGACACAGGTAAAGAGGTCTGTCTGGCAGAAGGTTAAGTGGATATTTTCTCAGCCCTTTTTTAAAGCCAATCGTTATACCTTACTATATTTATGGAGGCATATTTATGGACCGTGATTTAATTAAATGGGCTTGCAGTGTTTCTTATGTTGCTCCTAGGCGGTTGTGGGGGGTTGGGGAGGATCGTGATTTAGTTCCTGAAAAGAATGTTGATCTTTTTGATTCAATGGAAGAGATGATGTTTGTTTGGTTTTGTCAGGAGTTGTTGTCCAAAGGTTACTTGAAGGTGGTGTATTTGTTTCCTATAACTTTTGCTTTAAGTAATAAGCAAAGTTATACTTGTTTAAAGCCTTTAAAAACTAAGGTTAAAGAGGTTACAAGAGGCTTAACAGGAGGACATGTTTATACGCCTGATTTCTTGTTGGTATGGTCAGAGAAATCCGAGGGTATTTTTTATCATAATCTGAAGGTTGCTAGTGAATATAAACAGTCCCCTTTTTTAGCTCAGTCGTTTGAAGTCAAGGGTGCAGAAGAGACGGTTTCTCTGGTAGAAATCAAACCCTCTTTCACTAAATACAATATGGATAAACTGTTTTATATGAACCAGAAATGGTTATTGCAGCGGTTCGACCTTTATACGAATCTGGTTCGGATAAGTAACAAAGAAGGAAGTTTCTTTGATAGGGTGTTTACTCCGGAACGATATAAATTAACGGATGCAGGGCATAGACCTCGTAAGTTGTATTACAAACCTAAGTCTTTGGAAGATTTTATGGGGGCTTAAATGTTTAGTATAGGTAATGTGTTGTCTTTATTTGAAGGGATGGGTTGTGGTAGGCTGGCTTTAGATCGTATTGGGGTTGATTATGGTAACTACTATGCCTCCGAAATAGATTCTTCTTGTTTAAAGGTAGTTCGTTATAATTTTCCTGATACCGTTCAACTGGGGGATGTTAGGGGGGTTAAAGGTTCTGATCTACCTGAAATAGATCTTTTGATCGGGGGGTCTCCCTGCCAGGGCTTTTCTTTAGCTGGCAGGCAGTTGAACTTTGAAGATCCTCAGAGTATTCTTTTCTTCGAGTTTGTTCGGTTACTTAAAGAATGTAAGCCTAAATGGTTTTTGCTTGAAAATGTTAAAATGGCTAAAGAATCTCTTGATATTATTACAAAATGCCTTAGAGCTTATCCCCTTTTGATAAACTCATCTTTAGTTTCTGCTCAGAACCGTGAGAGGTATTATTGGACAAATATCCCTGTTGCAGATGTTCCAAAAGACCGGGGTTTGTTAATTGAAGATATTCTTGAAGATGCTGTACCCAAAAAATATTTCCTGAGTGATGTTGCTTTAAAAAAGATAAAAAGACACGGAAACGGTTCTTGGGGTAATGCTAAATCTAACACTATTCACGCAGGGTACTATAAGCCGGGGGGTAGAGATCAGCAGTATGTTCTTGGTGCTGTCACCCTAAGAAACCGGGGCTTAGGTAAACAGCCTGAACTGGGAGGTACTGATAAGGCAAATTGTTTAACGGGAGTGCAGTCAGATTCAATGGTAATTACACACAATTTACAGCCTAGATCAGGTAAAGGTAAAGGGGGTAAAGGTCCTTTATCAAAGAAAGACGGTAAGAGTTATTGCTTAAAACCTGATACAGGTCAGTGTATTGAAAAGGGTTTGGCTATCCGGAGATTTACTCCTTTAGAATGTGAGCGGTTGCAGACAGTTCCGGATAATTTTACTTTATATGGTAGGGAGGAATCTGGTAAGGTTGTTAAGATGAGTGATACTTCAAGGTATAAAATGTTAGGTAATGGGTGGACAGTTGATATTATTTCGTGGATATTTCGGTTTATTGATGAAGAGTTTGTTTTAGAGTGTATTTCTAAGAAGAAAGAACCTACTTTCAAGGAACTTAATAGGTTAATGAATGTTTCGAGAAATTAAAAAAATGGTACCTCCTTTGGTTATAAGGGGGAATTTAAATGACCCTTATTTATTGCATATTTTAAAAAACTTTTTAACCTCTCTATATACGGTGGAAGAGATTACAAAAGAGAATTTTACCGAGATAAGGGACTACGATACTAATTATCTATTTGTTCCTGCAAAGCCTAGAGTGTTTTTAATGAACACTTTAATGTTTCCGGGGAAGGGTGAGGATTTTAGAAAGCTCTCAAAAAAGAAGGTAGTGTTTTTAGAAAACTTTAATATGGATCATAAGCTTGATATACCTCTAATAAAAATACCTCGACTTAAACCTACAAAAAAGACGGCAAAAATCATATCGGATTATTGTGACCTTTATTTAGGACAACCTACTGAGGTGGAAGCTGAGATATGGAAACAGATATATAGTCCTTCCTTTTCGGTTTTGAAGGATATAGAAAAAACTATTTTGGCTTATGGTGAAATAACGGTTTCCGGGTTTAATGATGTTACTTTGACCAGTCCGGTATCTATTCAGGTTATTGAGCTTTTAAAAAATATCTTGGAGGGTTCGCTTTTGGATTCTATTAAGGCTTTAGAGGTTGCTTGGGAATCTGGGATGTCCCTTGAAAAGGCTTTAACTTGGTTTGGTAATAAAGCAGAGTCTTATTTAGAGAATTATGCTAAGGGTTTATCTGTGGAAGCTTCTTTAATTGAAATTGAAGTTACAGGAAACTTGAAAAAAATATTTAATTATGTTACAAAGCAATCAGCTAATGATTTGGTTAGTCGGATTTGGTTTTCTCTCTCTAACTGTTACTACTATAAAGGACGAACCAAAGACATTATGCTTTTGTTATATTTGTTTAATTTGATTAAGTGAGGGTTATATGTATCAGGTAAATGTTAAGGAGATCAAGGCTCTCTTCCGGACAATTCAATCTAAATCAGAGGCAATTGAATATTTCAGTAAGTTTTCTGGTAAATTTTATGCCTTTGACTATGAAGCAGCCGCAAAGGATCCTACTCAGGCAGTGTTGTATAAAAAGGCTTATATTATGGGGGTTTCTTTCAGTTATGATTATAATGAAGCTGTGTATCTCCCCATTAAACACCGTTCAGAAAACGCAGAACCCAAAGCCTTAGAGGTAGCTTTGGAGTTTATGCGGTCGTATCCCTCTGTAGCGTTTAATATGCCTTTTGAATATGGGTTTACTAAATATCATTATGGTTTTACTCCGACTGTTTATACAGATGCCGGGGTACTCGCTAAGGTCTGGGACAGTAATTTACCTAATGGGCTGAAGGCTTTAATTTTGGCTCTTTACAAATACAAAATGCAGACATTTGAGGAAGTTACTAATAACAGAAAAGACTTTTCTACCGTTAGTGTTAAGGAGGGGTTTTTTTATGGGGGTTCAGACAGCCTTTGGACTTTCCGGGTAGTTTCTGACTATGAGCCTAAAATAAAACAGGACGAGGGGTTAGCTGGTATTTTGCGTATAGAAAATCAACTTATTCCAATTATGTGTGAAATGATATATAATGGTATTCGTGTAGATCTTGATTTGTTGAAAGAATATGATCCAATAGTCCTTAACCGGGTGAAAGCTCTTGAGAAAGAATTACATCGTTTAATTCGGGATCGTTGTCCTGATCTTGTTTCAGATGGTATTATTCCGGGAACTTCTGTACTAAACTGTAACCTTAATTCGCCTAAGCAGCTAATGGAATTGTTTCACCGTTTAGGAATGCATATAGAAAGCACAGGTAGTGCCGTGCTTAAAGAGTTGGGAGATCCTGTTGCAGAAGTTCTTACAGAATATAGAAAGGAGATGAAGCTGTATAATACATATATAAAGGCATACTATAGTCATATTCAGGAGGATAACATTGTACACTTTGGCTTGCATCAGATTGGGGCACCTACCGGTAGAATGGCTGGGGTAACTCCTAATCTTATGGCAATTCCTAAAATAAGGTCATAAAGGAGGTTACTATGGTCGAAAAGAAGGAAGTTATGGCAGTGGTTACTACGAACCCTTTAAACATTTACAAGGTGCTCGGGTCTTTCAGTGAAAAGAAACACACTAAAACAATTGAACTGGAGGATGAGTATTATGTTAAATGTGTTCATCTCGGATCAGATGGGTCTATTAAGGTTGGTATTGTTATTGATCCTGAAAAGAGGGATTATTTAAAAACGCATTTGGATGATGGTTTTGAGTCTGAATCAGTTCAAACAGGTCTGGATGATCTGGATTCTGTGGATACCAATACACCTATGGAAGGTTCTCAGGAAAAGAGTAGTATCCGTAAGTTGTGGGAAAGTTGGGTTAGGTTTGAGGGGAACACTATTGTAGTTGATCGTATTGAGTTCTTTGATGAGTTGCATGTCTTTACAGATTTTAAACACGCTTTTTCTAATGTGTATTATTTAAACCCCTCCTGCTGTGAAAGTGCTTATATGATAATAAATACAAGGAAAGAGGTACTTTGTTCCTGTTGTGGTAAGACCTACCCCTCTACAGGGTGGTGTAAACCTAAGCCGTCAATAACCTTTTAAGGAGGAGCTAATGTTGTGGTTATCTGAAATTAAACTGGATCAGATCTTAACAAGTATAGATAATAAAGCGTTTTTAGCTGAGGTGACTCCTCACTTTGTTGCGGAAGAGCACAGGTTATCTAAGATGTTAGAAAATATTCAAAAAGGTGAAACGGATCCATATCAGCTTGAGACCTTTTCAGGGGATTTTTTAGACATACTTTCCGGGCTGGTGCCGGTAAAAGCTATGTTTAATCTGCTGATTATAAAGGTATCTGAAAAACTTCTGGAGCAGGGTTATGGCAAGCCTGATAAAGAAAATGTAGCTCGGATGTTGGTTATGGTGTTGGTTAGCCGTGCTTTCCAAAAGGCAGAGGCTTTACCTATCCCCGAAGATATAGAAAAGGCAGGGGGATCTTTAAAAAGGTCGTATTACCTTACGAACGCTATAATGAATTGTGGGTTGTTTACGCATACCAATGATCCCGAAGTGTTTTTACACGCTTTAAAAGGTATGGGTTATAAGGTTAAGGACTTTAATGTAGGAGAAAACAATGAACAAGGTTAGGTGGTTGTTTCTTGATGATTTATCTTTTGGGCTGACTCCCAAAGAGGTAGCTAATGCTTTAAAAAAGCGTGGTAGGTATGTTCGTTTAGTATATTTTATAGAGAAAGAGGTGTCCGAGGTAGATACACTTCGACCCTTGTTTGAGCTTACTGCATTTAAAAATGGTTTTCCTGATTTTGTTATGGAACAATGTCCAGGGTATGATGAATACCTTTTTGTTATTTTTAATAGCTCTGTGCCTCATCTTCTGTACCATCAGCCGGATCGGGGGGTTGCACAGTCTATGTACATGAGGATTATAGGGTCTTTTGATATTATTACAGATCATTTTGCTCTATATAACGGACCTGAAAGGGTTCCTGAAGAAATTAACCGGTGGGAGTTTGTTACATTAATGACTAACAGGAAGTTTTATACTTCTAAATTTGAAACTCTGGAATCTTTTGTGTCTTACTTAGCTTCAGACCCTCTTGTGGGTATAGATGCCTTTAAGAAGGAACCTTTAGTGGAAATTTGTGAGTTGAGTTTTAAAAACCTATCCCGTGTTTGATTTTCTATCCGTATTATATAGGTAGGTTGTTTTGAGGAGGTCTCTATGGCTAGTCAGACAGTAGATCTTAGAAAACTTTTTTTACCCTCTAAGAAAGACTGGTGTTTTGTTGATGCCGACTGGGCACAGGTAGAGAACCGTATTGGTGCTATTCTTACAGGAGAAACTTTTCTGTTAGAAGCTTTTGAAAGGGGTGAGGATATATATAAAAAGGTTTATTCTCAAATGTTTGGTGTTTCTTTAGATTCTGTTACCAAAGAACAGAGACAAGTAGGAAAGTCTCTTGTTTTGGGTCAGAACTATGATATGACTTATGTAGGACTATCTACTGCTTTAGGGTGTTCTGAGGTTCAGGCTAAAGAGTATGTGCAGCAGTATAAAGATTCTCATCCTATGACTCAAATAGCAAAACAAAGTCTTATGGATTTTTGTAGGTCTAACGGGTATATAAAGACACATTTCGGTAGGATTCGCTATATTAAGGATATAAATTCTACCGATAAGACCCTTCGGTCTATGGCAGAGCGAGAGGTTTGGAATACCTATATTCAGGGGACAGCTTTGGATATTTTGAAAATATCTTTAATTAGGTTGGATGGTCTTATTAAAAAGGAAGAGAGGGTAGCTCGAATAGTTTTACCCGTACACGATGAGATTTTGTGTGAAGCCTCTGTTATTGAGGAAGATATTTGGGATGTATATTTGCTAATTAAAAGGGCAATGGAAGTTGAGTTGAAGGGAGTCAAATTACCAGTTGAAGGGGAATTTGGTTGGTCTTTCGGAGGTCTGTATCCTTCTTTTGAGCTCTTTGTAGAAAACTCTCCTAAAGAGTATCAAAAGAGGCTATTAGAATCTTCTTACTTTAAGCAAAGGGTTGAGGAAGATGTTCCGGAAAAGGATATTCCTGAGATTAAAGAGTCCTTCGTTGAAAAGGATGTTCCTGATGAAGAGCAAAAAGAAGAGGCTGTCAGGGTAGTTGAAACTGATTATCAGTTACCTGCTTTTGTTAAGTATATAGATAAGGCGGCTGAGGTTCCTCTGGATTTCCTTCTCAAGGTAGCCGATTATAAGGATCCTTTCGGGTATTGTGTTTATTTTGTGGTTTCTCCTGATAATGCTACTTACAAACTGCCTTATAAGGTTAGGGCGGAATTTAAGTTGGTTTTAGAAAAACTTCAGGGAAAATTGGAGTTATTGTCTGTTTAATGGGGTGTTATATGTGTTATTTAAAAAGAGTGGAAGAGTTTTTGGTTAAAAAAGAACCAAAAAAAGAGGGGATGTTAAAGGGGCTTTTAGCCTTACCTGAAATATCTTTAACAAAAGACATTTCTTTACTCACTTCTTTACTTATTAGGGTAAGGCAGTATCTTAATTTGGCGGTACAGTTGTATCGTAATGTGGAGATGTTGCAAAGTTCTGTTAAGGTATTTTATTCGGACTTGGATTACATCTTAACCGAAAACAAGATTAAATGCTTATCAGATCCTGAGTGGGTTAAGGTAAACCTTCTACCTAAGATGTCTAAGGAGGAGAGGGAAATGAACGCTCGAATGTATAATAAGGATTTATCTGATGCTCTACATAGGCTTGATATGTTTTCTGTAAGTGTAGATAGTTTAAAACGGGCTATCTACAACAAAAAAGAAGATCTTGAAAGGGTGAGGAAAGACCTTACTGCAATGGTCTGGGGTGTCCGGACAGAGGAGCTTCTTAATAATCGGGTAGCTCCGGAAGATCGGGAGAGGGTTAAGGAGTTTCTCTCAACAGGAATAAAAGGTGTGGATGATTACCTTAATATGAATAAAAGGAAGTAGGGGGGTACTATGAGTTTATACGCCAAGTTTAAGCCGGGTGACAGGTTTGCAATACTTAGTTCGGTTTTTTATTGTGTTAAAGTTCATTTTATTAAGTCGGAGAGGAAATTTATTCAGTGCTTAGCACCTGACCGGTGCTTTCTCTGTGAAAAGAATTTTAAGAAATGGGATCGTTTTGGTGCTTTTGTTTATGATTATCAGGAGACAAACCCTCAATTCAGGATAAAAGGGTTTGTACATCAATCAGAGATACTTAATAAATACTTTTACTCTATTGCAATAAATTCCGGGTTACAGTCTCTGGATTATATTTACGGACTTAAAAAGAGTAAGTCCGGGACAGAGTATATTCATATTGAAACGGTAAAAGACTCCTTACCTTTATGGTATCAAAAAAAGCCTGATGAAGTAAAAAAGTTGTGGGAAGATTTTGAGGAAGAGGATATAAAAGATCTTATTGGTAGGCATCTTATTTATTCGGCTCAGGTGGCATTTATTGATCAGATAAATAAAGTTGAAAGGGGTGAGGAACCCGTTCCGGTTAAAAATGCTGTTAGCCAGTTCTTAGCCTCTCCCACTAAACCGGGAAATAGTCCTTCTCAAGGTAAAGGCAATAAGCCGAAGGAGGGTGAGTTTAGTTCTAACCGAGCTTTTAGTGGAATACCTGATGATCTTATGTAGAGGGTACTATGTCTATTTATTTGGAAGCTAAAAAGAGTGGGGTGTTAAACCCTGAACCGGGGCAGCCTAAGATTAAAGTTAAAGGGTTTGTTCTTCCTTTTGATAACTATTCCTTATTATGGTCTGCTGTTGAGGGTTGTAGGGCTTTAGTTTTTATAGACAGTTATAATTGGGTTTATTTTAAGAGATTTGAATTGTTCGAGTTTATTTTAGAGATACGAGATCTCAATATAGGTCTTACCGTGTTAAAGGGTCTCCCTATAGGTTCTTTTGACACTTTAATAATAGACTCTACGGATAGTATGGTTGGGGACATCGTCCCTTTGTATGAGTTTTGTGTGTGTAATAACATTAACCTTTTCTTTGTTTTAGGGGTAACTCAAAATAAAAGGTTTTTCAGGTATAATGTCTTTTTTCAAAACACCTTAGACGAGGTTATTGAGCCATGTTAAAACTCGTTCCGTATTATATAGGTGAGACTTTTTTGGAGGTTGTCTTATGTTAAAACGGGTTATTATTAAAAACTTTCAGTCCATTAAAAAGGCTGAGGTAGATATGAATCATCCTGTGGTTGTTATAACAGGACATACCGATGAAGGGAAATCTGCTTTTTTGAGGGCAATTAAGAATGCGGTTTTTGATGGGGTTGGTGGTGGTTTTTTCCGGAAAGAGTTGGATACCGAGTCTGGGAAAACCAAAACAACTTCTTCTATGTCTGTTGAAGTGGAAACAGACAGGGGTAAGGTGGAGTGGCTTAAAAGTAAAACAGATGCTACTTATGTAATTAATAGCACGGATAGAAGAGAAAACTGTGGTAGGGTTATTCCGGAAGATGTACCTAAAGCATTGGGTTTAACTTCTGTATCTTCTTTAGGGGAGAATTTGCATTATAGGTCACAGTTTGATGCGGCTTTCCTGTTGAATGATAGGGGAGGTAAGGACTGCTACCGTTTTATTTCAAGGTTGATGGGGGCTGATGTTGTAATTGAATCAGTGGCTGCTCTTGAGAAAAACAGCCGGGAACTTGCTAAAGATGTTAAGGCTTTTGAAAAGAATTTAGAAAAGGCTCAAGAACACCTAGATAAGTATTTCAGTGTAGAAGATTTACAGCAGATGGAGGTACAGGTTCAGGGTGTCTTATCTGATCAAACGGAATTAAGTGTTTTACGAGTTCGGAAGGAGTTCTTGGAGAATTTAATCCTGTTGTCTGAAGAGTTCTATAAAATAACAAAAAACCTTAAAAAGGGGGAAGAGAAATTTACCCGTTTAAACGGCCTTGCTATGTTTGTGGAAACCTCTTTAGAAGACATGGTTGTTTTAAGTAGTCACTTAAAGCTCTTACAGTCTATGAAAGAAACGGGTCAGTTAGTTTCTGAGATGGGTGGGAGGCTTCAGAAAGCTTCCTGGATAGAAGCTTTTGATATAGAAGAACTGTCTAAGGACTTAGAACATCAAGAGACATATAGCCATCATATAGATACTCTGGAGAATGTTTTACAGAAACATAAAGAGATAGAAGCTATTGAATTCGTAAAGGTTCCTCCCGTCAATGAAATTGAAGCCCTTTTTGGTTCTTTGGAGTTAGAACAGGGTAAGTACGCTTCTTTATTAGGTATAGGAGAGACTGGAGCGTATCTTAATACGGTTGTTTGTGAGATAGGGCAGAAAGAGAAAGAGATTCGTGAGCTTGAGAAATGTCTTCCGGTAAAAATGAGTTCTGGTGATTACTGTGTTTCTCACGGTGACGAAAGCATTACAGTATCTTTGGTGGGGGATTTGTATGTTCCTGACTTAAAAGGGTTTAAGATAAAGGAGGGTTGCTGTGAATAGAATTGCCGTTGTAGGAGATCTTCATTTGTCTATGGGGACTGAGACACGAGACTTGCCTGTGTTGGATACTATAGCAAAACTGGAGTATATTAGGGATTATTGCGTATCTAACGAGGTTAGGTTATTACTTCTTTTAGGGGATTTCTGGGACAACCTAAATCAGTATTTTCCTGCTTCTTTAATTCGTAAGATTGCTGATATATTGTCGGATTTTAGTCGGGTGTTCTTTCTTATGGGTAATCACGATTACCATAAATCTTTAGGGCTGGATTGGAAAGATGAGCCTATAGGCATCTTAATGGGGCTTGTTCCTGGGATGTCTTTATTGACAGAAGAGGCTATTGGAAAATATACCCTTATAGGTAAGAATTGGAAAAAAGATTATGATCGTAACCTTCTTTCGGATTTTGAATGTCCCAAAGGATATAATCCTGATAACACGGTTATAGCTGTCCACGCTTATCTGTTACCTAAGTCAGAAAATGTTATGATGAAGTTTCATCAGTTGGAGGATATTGAAAATCCTGTTAATACTTATATGGTAGGGCACTATCATAAAAGGCTGGGTTATGTTAAGACACAAAACACTAAAGCAATTATACCGGGATCGTTGACTCGGATAAAGAGTTCTGAGGATCATATTCCTGCAACATATGTTATGGATATGGACTCTGATGATTTGTTTGGTTCTTGTGTTTGTTTAGAAATACCTGCTAGAGATGGTAATACTGTTTTTAAGGATATGTCTGAAGAAAAACACATTAAGAGGTTGAATGAAGATATAAAGGATTTTGTCAAGACACTTAATAGGGAGACCAAAGTAATGACCCGTGACGATTTTTTTGATGCTTTTGCCGAGATCTCCGCTTTGGATTTTCCGGAAGAAAACATTAAGTTGAATAAGTATGCTAACCATATTTTAGATACGAACGAAATTTAGGAGGATTATTATGGAAAATGTTTTAGGTCTGGATGCTGCAAAAATCTCTGTAGCTGAAAGAGTTAAAGAGGTTGTGGGGCAGCATAAAAAGGCTCAGGAAGCCATTTCAAAGCTCCGGACAACTAAAGAGGTTAAGGAAGAGGAACTTAATTCTCTCCTTAAAAAGTATTCTGATACTTATGGGGAGACTGTTAAGATAGAGCAGGTCCCTGATAAGTTGCAGGAGTTGAAAACAAAAATATCCGAAAAGGAGGCTAAAATACTTAAAGCCTGTGATGAGTTCAAAGAAAAATGGGAAGGGGGAGACTCTAATGAAAATTAAAAATATCGAAAGACTTTCAAAAATTAAACAGAAATCTAAGTTGGCGGAGTTTGGTTGTTGTTTTAATGGTAAAGAGTTTTTCTTTTTTAACATCGGTGTCTATGAATGGGTCTGTGTTATGGACTATGAAGAGGATGAGTTTCCTTTAAAAAAGGGGACACTTTTTCTTGATATGGATTCTTTGCGGCAGATCTCCGAGATATTTATTGAGGGGGATGTTGTGCTGTATCGTAAAGATAATTCTTTATATGTAGAGCAAGGTACCCAGAAATTTGTTATGGCAATTAAAGAAGAGATTGTTGAAAGTGTGCAGTTACCTAATACTAACAGTGGCAAGCCTTTTGTAAAAATGGGTAAAATAGGTCAGGAGGTCTATAATCTTACAAAAATACCTTTTAAAGGTACGGTGGGTTTTGAGACTTTATTAAACCTTAACGAAGATGTTGCTGTAAGGATGTCAAACTCTTTTGTAGCTCTAACTCGTAAGGTTGCTTGGGATTATTTTCCTCCGGAAAAGCGTTTGTTTATTGAGTCCGAGGTTGTAAGGTATCTTGAGGGGGCTACTTTATTGTATAATGGCTATTGCTTTAAACTTGAGGCCGATGGGGTTTCGGTTGTGCTTCCTAAATCAGAGCCGATTGACAACTATGATCATAAAGAAGCTTTCCGTAACTTTAAAGAGGAGACTTTTAAGGACCATATTCAGATCCAGACCAAGCAGGTTGTAGGGGTTACGGATCTGGTATCCAAATTGTTTTCAGATAAGCCTACTTTATCAGGGCTTAAATTTACTACAACCGAGACAGGGCTAAAGGTAGAGTGCGGAGACAGTGTGGCTCTTTTTTCTCATTTTATTGAGTGTGATCATCAGTTGCTGCCTGAATTTATTTTCCATGTAAACTCAAAGACCCTTTCTAATTTGAAATATGTTGATGCTGAGGTGATGTTTATAAGGTTCTGTTTCAGAGATGAAAAGCCTATTCAGGCGGTGTTCTTTTCTGACTTGGACAAAGGTTATGAATTGTCAGAAGCTGTTTGTATGGTAGCTATACAAAATATGTCTTAGGAGTTGTATTATGTTGGATAAAAAAGTGTCTGAGCTTTCCGAATTATTGCAGGGATATAAAGCTACTCGTTTAGAGCGTATTAGTCAGGTTGAGTATTGTCAAAAGGTCCTTGCTACGACTAAGGAAGAGTTAATATTGTCGGATAAAGCCGTTGTTGTTGCTAGGTCGGTGTATGATACTCGTGTAGCTTCTTTTTTTAGTGATTTGGAGAGCCTGGTGTCCACAGGTTTGTCAAAAGTGTTCAGCCGGGACTATCAGTTCAAGATTGACTATCAATCGTCAGGTACGAAGTTTTTGTTGGCTTCCGAAGAGACTGGTGGGGAGTATGTAGGGATACTATCCTCACATGGAGGGGGTATCGTTCAGGTTATATCCTTTATTTTACAGGTATATGCTATGCAGTTCTCTTCTGCTGACAAGGTAATAATGTTTGACGAGCCTTTTGCTCAGGTAAGTTCCGGGTATTTTAAGGAGCGACTGGCTCAGCTTATAATAGAACTGTGTGATCAGTTTAATTATCAATTCATTCTAGTCACTCACGATACCGAGTTGCTGGAGTTCCTTTTGGAGAATCCCTCCGTTAAAAACTACAAGGTCAGTTTGAAAGAAAACCAGACTATACTGGTCTCTGCCTGAAACTCGTTCCGTATTATATTATAGAGAACTTTTGGGGGTTGTTTTGTTGTTTACTCGTATAATGTTTGAGGAACGGTTAAAACTTTTGCAATTTAAACCTCGTTTACTTATTCGTAAAGGTAGCTTTGTCGGGGTTTTCAGGTACAAACGAGGGACAAAGAGGTGTATCTTAACTTTTAAGATCACCAAATCTCCTTATGAGGTTTATACGGAATTTGATGTAGCGGATTCCGGTGTGTATTACCTTAATAATGTGCCTCAGTATGAACAGGCTTTAATAGAGGCTGATGAGGTGCATATAATACCTTCCGGGTACGATCTTCGCTTAAAAGAACATCGGAAACTTTTAAAAGGTTCTTTAGGTGGGGATCATCGGTCGGTACAGGTTAGGTTATTTAGATTGGCTCCCTTGGATTTTAATTTTAGATTTGAGTGGTGATCGAGATGATTTTATTTTTAAGGCCTAAAGAAGTTTTATCTTGGATAGTACCGGGATATGTTCATCCTTATGAGAACTGTTTAATACATAAACACTCTTGTGAGGTACTGTATCTTGAAGATGTTATCTCTGACTTTTCTCTCTTATCCAAGGTGGAACATATTTATGCTCTTTCTGCTATTCCTGTTTTACAGACGGGATCCGAGTTTTGGTCGTTGGTAAGTAAAAAAAATATACCTGTGAGTTGCTGGAAAGAGACATTACCCTTGTTGAGGGGCTTGGTAAATGTTGTTCCTATAGGAGTTACTTCAGATTTAATAATAGAATCGGCTTCTTTAGAAAAACATAGATTTAATCAGTTTCGTGCAGATGCAAGTGCCGATTATCCCTCAATACTTAGGAACGCCTACATATACTCACAGTATATTGTGTTTAAGCCGGTCGGAGTAACTTTTATGGATATTATTCCGGAAAATGTTATTACCTTTTCCGAGGATGGTTGGTCTCCTGATCGGGGATATTTCATAGGTACTTTTGATATGTTTTATCGTAACTTCTTACCCCAGCTTCAGGAGAAATCTGTAGGGGTTCAGAAGATTAAGGCTTATATCTCGTTTTTCCCTGAGATAACTCAGATAGATTCCAAGAAAGGTGTTTTAGATCGGTATTTTGAGGTTATGGATTCTGTAAAAAAGAGTTTAAAGCTAAATCTATATTTTTCCGGGTATGGTTCTGAGATCTCTTATTTTCTTAATTTTCGGATGAAAGGTGTTAAGGTTGAGGTCTCCGATGATTTTCATTATCGTGTTCAGGAGGCTCGTTTAAAGGTTATGTGTTCAAGGACATTCCCAGACAGGCTGCCTGTAACAAAAACTTTTTTATTGCGGGGGAAGTGATGTATTTATTTCAAATTGAGTGGAGAGATAAAGGGCTGTCAGGGTATCAGCAAAACACTTTATTGCGAGCTTTCTTATACAATTTAAAGACGAGAGAATTTCATCATCTGTTCCCTAGGGTAGGTAGAACAGATATTACTTATGTTTCGATAGACATAGATCTGACTTTGGAGGAGATCCCACCCGTGAGGAAGCTTGTCCTTTTAAAGAAGGTGAAAGAATTTGTAACCCATTTCAGGGTAGTTGGGGTTCCTAAAGATGTGAAGTATATTGAAAATTTGTATAAGTTTGAGGGAGGGGATTCAAGGAATCTTACTAAATTTCAACTGCTTAATTCCCCCTTTAAGTCAGTATGGATTAGTATTAATGAAGGGTATAAAAACAAGAGGCTTACTTTAGATATACGAAAGTTCGTAAAGCTTATTAAGTTGCGTAAAGATAGTGTGGTTGTGGAGATCCCTCCGTATGTGTCTGTTTCCGAAATGTTGTTTTATATGAAAATAAAAAAATGGGGTGTTTTAGTATGAGTAAAAAATGGCAAGCATGGGAGATAGATTTACTTATGTCAGATGTGCCTTGTAATATGGTTGCAGAAAAAACTGGCAGGAGTCTTACTTCCATATATAAAAAGAAAGAAAGGCTTGGAAAAACCTCTCCTACACAGAGCAAGCCTTTAGAAGTTCCTGATGTGCGTGTCTGTCTTAATGCTCGTAACGAGTTAATTATTGTTATTAAAAAAGAAGTTAAAGAGAAGGTAGTTATCAAATTTAAGGGGGTGTAAGATGTTTTTTAGTGCCATGACCTGGGTATGCCTGTGTTTGGCTGTTTTGTCGTCTTTTTTGGGAGTGTCCGCTGCAGTGCCTTGTACTTTTGTTGTTATGGCTATTCTTGCCAGAATTGAGGGGAGATTGGAAAAGGTTCAGGAATCTTTAAAGGAGAAGTAGATGAGAAACCTATTTAATGATAATGAGCTTGGGTGGATAGAAGAGTCTGCTGAGTTTTTATCTTCAGAGGATCTTAGTGCTGTCTTGGGCCGTCCCGTAAGTTCTGTGAGGGTAAAACTTACTCGTATGGGTAAGCTTTTTAATCCGAATCTTTTAAAATTAAATCAGATTAAGGATGTTACTATTGAAGAGGATGAAGGTAAAATAGTTATAAATGTTGCTCGGTTTAAAGGTGCTTTAAAGGTTGTTGTAGTATGAACTTGGTTCTAGCTAAACTCCCTTTTAACCGGGCTATATTATATCTTAAACAGGGGGATTCTTTAACAAGGGTCTATCCTTTAATAGAAGCTTCTGCAGAAGTTTCAGATGTTGTGGATTTAATAGAAAAAATCAAAAAGGAATGTGCTGTATGTGTGCAAACTCAAAATGCTACTGCATAGCTTTTATATATGTCTATGTTGTCCTGTTCTTTGAGAGATTTGGTAAAGCCCTTCAGTTGATAGACAAGTTGCCGGGAAAGGTGTTCTTTTTTTTTGTAGGTAGGGTTGTATTTGTGTTTAATGGAGATAAGTTTGACTTTAGCTGTAAAATATCGTCCGAAAGAGTTCAGTGAGGTTTTAGGGCAGGAAACGGCTGTAAGGATTATTAGTAATTCTTTAGGTCTTTCTGGTGCTAAGATATATATGTTGTCCGGAACTCGTGGTTCTGGTAAAACTACTTTAGCTCGGTTGATTGCCTCCCATTCTGATTTGAGAGGTACGGATCTTTTAGAGATAGACGGGGCTACTTATAACAAGGTGGCCGATATTGAGTCTATTGTTATTCCTTTCTTGTCCACTTACCCCAAGGGAGAAAGGAAGATGATTATTTTGGATGAATGTCACATGTTGTCACGGTCTGCTTGGTCTGCTCTCTTAAAGCCTTTAGAGGAGCTTCCTCCCTATATGATAATAGTTTTTTGTACTACAGAGGTGTCAAAGTTACTGCCAACTATTTTAAGCCGGTGTATAGACATTAGACTACCTAATGTCTCGTTTAAGGCGGTTTTTGATCGTTTAAAGTATATTGTTCTTCAAGAAAAGATAAATACAGATGAGGCTTCTTTAGAGATAATAAGCCGGATGTCTGATGGGTCTATGCGAGAAGCTATATCAATTCTGGAGAGTTGTTATTTATATTCTAAAGAAATTACTCCTGAGATAGTATGGAAATGTATGAATCAGTTGCCTGATTACCAAAGAGCAGAATTTGTTATGGCTTTAAGGGATCAGGATTTATTGAAGGTAGAGAAGGTACTGTGTCAGGTGTCTGATTTATTGTTTTTCTTTGAGATGTTTATTGATTTTTGTTCTTCTGAAATTCTTTCTGTCATTAAAAAGGATTCGTTGTTTTTTAAAGAAGAAGATGTTTCTTTTCTTAAATATGTGTTGAAAAAGTCTTTAAATATACAGTTAAGGTTTTCCGGATGTGATATAAGTTTAAATATTCTTATAAAAGCGTTTTTTCTTACTTTAGCTAAAACCGTCTCTTCCGGAGAGGTTTCTGAGCATAAAGAGGTTTTAGGGTTGTATAAGGTTTTAGATACTTGCGGTTTTGTGAAGGTCTGGTGATGCTATTAATAACGGATCGAGACATAATCTGTTTAACCGTTTTTATATCAAAAACAGTTAAACGGGAGGAGGATCGTACTCTTTTATTGGAGACCTTAGCCACAGGTAAACCTGTTATAGCTAAAGCACTGTTGTTGGTATTGGCTGGTGCTGATTTTGGGTTTATACAGACTTACACAAGAATGCCGGAGGGGTACTTTCAAAGGTTTCTTGATAACTTCTATGAGTTTCATGGCAAGTACCCTCGGCTAGTTTTCCTGTTTCCTAATTTACGGGAAAACATAGAGGTAATGAGACAGGTATATTTTACGGCAGGGTTGCGGAAAGATTATGAGTTCTTAAAGGAAGCCGAGCGAGTGTTGGGTGTTTATGAGAAGCTGTCAAAGGTAGCCGGGAAGCTAATTGTTCCTCCTGTTCCTGTAGAGAAGAGTAAATCTACAGAAGGTTCAGAGAAATCCGATAAGTCGGATAAGAGACCGACTGAGTATCTGGAGAAATTAGAAGAGCTTGCTCGACTGGACAAGGTTGCTGAAGAGTTTTTGAGTAATTATGACTATACTGAGAAAGTTAAGTTTATTGAGGCTATGAGCAAAGACCCCAGTTCTTTTATTGAAAGCGTTTTTGGTAAGAGGGGCTTTAATGGTAAGAAGTCTGATGAAGATGTTTCGGAAGATAAAAAACCATAGTGGAGGAATAGATGCCTATATTTGTGTGTGAAAAGTGTGGGGCTATAGAAAACACTGCTTTAGGGCATTTCTGGGGGAAAGCCCATTTCAGGTTTAAGGATGCCAATTTAAACGGTAAAGCTTTGTGTAGTCGTTGTGTCCCAATTCAGTTTATTTCTGGGGCTAAAACAGGGTACAACGGGGAATGGCATAACAAATTTCCTTTTGAGATATATGATCCCGTTAAACACAAGGATTGGGATATAATAAATAAATAGGTAGATATATGGATTCTAAGCTTCTCAAAGATTCCGCTATTGCTGATATGGTTAATGAATTAAAAAAATTTCCTCCGGAAGCTAGATTCCATATTATTTTTCGTAAACTTATGGATGATGTTTATGATCGGCTTGTTCCTGATATGGATAAGTTTCTTTTTGATCCTCGGTTCTTGGGGTTTTCTGAGAGACAGATATTTCCTAGAGTCAGGGAAGTCTTGAATGTAATAGATCAGGATGATATTCGTGAGGTTTATATTGTTGCCGGTAAAGGTTCGGGTAAGTCGGTTATTGTGGGTATCTCCAAGTTGCGGATGCTTTACAAAGTCTTATGTTATGTTAATCCGAGTGCGTATTTTGGGCTTCTTCCGGGTACTTATATTGCGGCAGTTAATATGTCTATTAATAGCAGTCAGGCTTTAAATGTTATTTTCAAAAGGTTTTTACATTACCTTAATCAACTGGATTCTTTTAAAAAACTTACTAAACAGGCAATACTTAAATACAAAAAATCCGAACAAGACAAAGAATTTAGTCTGCATAACTATGATTTGAAAGAGAACTTATCTAAATACGAGCTTTATGCGGAGACCGTAGGTATGGTTACTTTTCCGGGTAAGGATATAGTTGCAATATCCGGACACAGTAAAGCAAGTGCGTTTTATGGGTACGATGTTATTTTTGGTAGTATTGATGAGATGTCTTGGTTTGAGACAGGTAAGGAGAGGGTTTCAGATACCGATGAATTGCCCTCAGAAGAAATATATCAGGGTTTAAGTTCTTCGGGTTTATCCCGTTTTCCTGATCAGTATAAGATCGTGTCTATAAGTTCTCCAAGGGCACGAGTAGGAGACCCTTTGTGGAAAAGGTATGAGCGTGTTAAGAATATGGGTTCGGTTTTTACTGCTTTATAATCTCTTTATATAATACTTTAGACTTTTTATTGGAGGTCTTTGTGTTTTTTACTTCGTTACTTCATAGGCTTTTTGCGTTATGGTGTAGAGTATATAATTGGTTTGAGTCTGAATACTATCCTGATATAGTCATACCTAAATATACCTATGGTGTAGAGATTAGCCAGTCTTGGCGGAACCTTATACTTGACTACAGTATAGAGTATCATAAAGATAAGTGGTATATGTTATGCGATGTTATCTCTATTCCTGTTGCAATTCTGTCTCGTGGTTGGGGTGATTGTGATGATTTTGCACGACTGGCTCATTCATTTTTTGGTGAGAGTTTCTTGTATGAGGGTAGTACCTTTAAGTTTAAGGGCTTATATGCTTTAATATACTCAAAAAAACCTCATCACATGGTAGCTGTTTGGGAAAATTCTTTAGGTTGTGTTATTTCAGCTGGGGATGTTCATCGGGTACGGGTTCATTCTAATTTCAGATCATTTGAGGCGGATTTTGGTCGGAACTCCTCTGGACACTCTTTAAAGGGATTAAGCAGGTTCTTGATTATTTCCGGGAAGGTTTATTATAAAAACACTTTTAAGGTGTCATAATGGAGATGATTTCTGTTTTATTTCAGTACCACGCTATAATAGTTTTTGTTGTGCCTGTGTCTTATCAGATATTGTCTTTACCTATAATTAAGTCACGGTTAGAGGCCAAGTTTCTTGTCCCTCTATTTGTTACTTTTCTTATATGTATATGTTTCTTTTATGAGGAAGGGTTGATGTCTATTTTACAGAATACCGTTGAGTATGCTGGTAAAAGTATAATTTTAAACGAGGTTTATAAAAATGTTTTTAAAAGGAGGGAGAAATGAAAGGGGAAAAAGTTAAAGCCGCTGATAAGGTTTTTAAAAGTACCGAAGTGGTTCTTAGTGATGCTCTTGCTCATTGTAAGGACTGGTTAAAGGTTATGACCGGTGTAACTGAAGCTGCTAAAATTATGCAGACCATAGCAAAAAAGGCTTCGGGATCTACTACCCATGCGAAAGCTTTTGTAAACTTGGTGGGTATGACCAATAAAGAAAGCGACCTCTATACCGCAGTGAAGACTCTTTTTGAGACTATTCAGTCTTATGCAAAGGTAGCTAAAAGTGGTAGTATTGCTCAACAGGTACTCGAATATGTTTTTGGTAATGTTGAGGCTTACGGAGGTAAAGAGAAGCTTGATTTGTATCTGCAGCAGTTGGAGGCAGATAAGGACCGTTTGATCCTTCAGTTTCCTGTAGGTTCTCCTGGTGAGTTTGATAAGGTTGTTGAGTTGTTTGTCGAGAAGCGTGTCCGGACATCTCCTTATTCTGTCAAAAGGACAGAAATGTTGTCAAGCGTAATTGAGCTTATGGGTACTTATGTTGAAGATGCCGGCAGAAAGTATAAGGAAGCTGTGCAGAGTATTGGTGCTTTAAATGAGTTCTTAGTGCTGGTCAATGAATATGCTTCTTTAAAAAAGCCTGAAGATCGTGACAGGGTTGAACAGCAGTTAATGCAAAATCCTCTTTGGGAAAAGTTTGGTGCGTTGGTATCTTTTCCGGCAGAGAAGGGTAGCTATGTATATGATATGGAAGTGATGGATCCTGCTCCAAAAGTCCAGAGTTTTATGTTACAGGCGGCTATGTGTGTTCGTGCTTTCTTGGATGATCCTATAGAAGCTTTTATTACTGTAGATAGTATTCTTGAGACTCTGGTGATCGGGATGAGTGAAGTCATCTCTTACACCCTAGATGTTGTAGAGGAGGAAGTTCCTGAACCTGCTGTTGAAGAAGATTTGTACGGTGAGCTTGAGTTAGCTGCCAGTTTTAAACAGAAAGCGTTGGACATAAGCGGTGATATCTCTACGGAAGAGATTATGAAAGCCCGACAGATCCTTGAAGATGCCGGGATCTCTGAGGAGATTATATTTCTTCTTCCTTCGGTAGAGGAAGTTGATCAGCTTAATCAGGTTGCAGCAAACAAAAAAAGTGCTGTGACTCTGGAACTTATTCGGGGGTATGCCAACCATTTTGATGTCGTAGCTAAATCGGGTGGTAGGCTTGACCCTATAAAGAATGCTTTAATTTCAGATGTGAGGTCTCTGGGTGTTACAGCTTCCAGGGTTAAGGTTCTTTCCGGGATGTCTGTTAATTCTCTTTATTCTGAGACACTTTTTCCTGAAAAGTTTCTTACAGGTTATTTGGGTATGAAGCCTGTTAAAGCTGTTCGTAAGGTTAAGGATATATAGTTATATTTATTTGGTTTGTTCTATTTATGGTGAATGATGTCTGATGATCGCTTAGAAATGTACCGGAGTGGGTCGAAGGTTGCTATAAAAGGTTCCACTTGGGTTTTTAAGGGGGTCTCTAAAGATCTGTTTCAAGATGAGTTTGATTCTAATCCTGTAAAGGCTCGAAGAGATTATGGTGCAGAGCCTCCTGAAGGTTCTGGTAATGCTATTCCTATGCCCGAACTTATTGATACCTATTCAAACAAAGGCAGGGAGGACCCTGTTGACAGTTCATTAAACCGGTTGGGCTGGGTTGTTCCTCCGATCTTTGAGTGGTTTGTTGGGGATCCTCGGTTTAACTATTACCTACACTTTGACCTTTCAAAGTCAGGAGACCAGACAGGTTTAGGTCTGGTGCATTATGATCATTATACTAATATGTATGCAGCTGACCTTATAATGAAAATCCCTGTGTCAAAAGACTGGAATCTCAAGTTTAAGTCTATAGAGATTTTGGTAGATTTTTTGATTGGTAGAGGGTTTTATTTGGCAACAGTTAGTTTTGATGGTTTTCAGTCTTTACAGATAATACAAAACCTGACAGCTAAAGGTATAAATGCTTTACAGTTTTCGGTGGATCGTTCTCCGGAAGCTTATGATACCTTAATATCTACAATTCTTCAGAATAGGTTTGATTACTACTATCATTATACTTTTTGTGAAGAACTTAAAGCAATTCAGATAGTGGGTAATAAGTATGATCACCCTTCTGGAGGGTCTAAGGATGTAAGTGACGGTGTTGCCGGGTCTTTAGCTAATTGTGTTAGGGCTTCTACGGCCGTTGCTTTTAACCGGGAAGATCTTTCCGATGTTTTTATTGATTCAGAAATGGTGTTTGAAGACGGTTTCGTTATTGATAAAGAAACCGGGGCTGTTGAAATAACTAATTTACACGCCATTCGTTACGGTAATTTAAGCAGCTTTTATATAGACTCCTATGAAGATGTAGTTTTAGTGTTGCGAGGGTATCTTGAGAACCGTGTTTTCTTTTTGGATTATGTTGAGTTGTTTGATTTGGGTACTCCTAATTTATATGATATTCTCCTTAATTTAATCTCAGCCTTTAAACCTGCGTTTGTAGGCTTGGGTCGGTCGGTATCTTTCCATATTGTGGATATGCTTAGGGAAGCTAGAATTCGTGCTGTTTCTGCTGATACCGGTAGATTGGATACTGCTTCCAACAAAAACATCCGGGTAGTTCGTCAGAATCTTAGGGAGACAATAGAAACTTTGGTAGCTCAGATAAAACAAAAGTCCTTTAAAGTTGTAGATCGCCTAACTATATTTAATCAGCTTTCCGAACTCAATTACAATAACTACCAGAACAAGTTATTAGCAGTCTCTATGGGGGCTTGGTTACATTATATGCTACAGGAAACTAAAAGGAGTTTAGGTAAGATGCCAAGACCCGTGTTGGGTGGGGAGAATGTTTCTTATTCGGTAAGAACACCCTCTGTCCCCAATGCAAGGCAAGGGGGTCGCCCTAAACCAAAGTTCCGGTAAAACTTAGAAGTTTATACAATAAATGAGATTGTTCTTGCTATGGAGGTTTGTATGGGAGCTAAAGTGGTTGGAGGCTTTTTAGAGGAGATCCAGGCAGCTATGGAGGTTTTAGACGAGCCTAAAGCCGTTGAAAATGGTGACGGGACTTCGGTTGTGACGGATTCAACGGGGTTTTGTTCTGAGGATATGGATACCGAAAGCCTGGATGAGTTTCTAAGTTATGCCCGTTATGGGAACGAAGTTCAGTTTGGGTCTTTTAGACATAATCGGGACTTTATTGTGAAAAATGGTAGGTTGTTTGTACTTCAAAAATAGGAGGGAATAATGGATTTTTTAGACAAAGGTACAGTTACTACCGGGGATTTTAAAGATTACTTAAAATCTTTGGTTGAGTTTGGTCAGATGATAGGAGACGCTGCTGACGAGGAGGTTTTACAGAATACTCACATTAAAGATATTGTAACTGCCAAACATCGTAAAAGGGCGGCTATTCGTGAAGCAGCTTTAGGGAATTCCCCTAAAGTTAAGCTACTGAAAAATGTTGTTGCTATTAAGAAAAAAGAAGAGTCAGGCTGGGTTGTTTATGACAGTTCTGGTAAAAAGCGGTTAGGGGGTCCTTATTCTTCTGAAAAGGAGGCTGATAAAAGGCTCGATCAGGTTGAGTATTTTAAATCTAAGTCTAAAGAGAAAGAACCTGAAAAAAGGGTTGAAGCTAAAGACAGGACAGAGAGTGAGATAGATTCAGTTTCTGCCTATGATTTGTCGAGGAAAGTAACGGCTTTTGTTAGTTGGGCTATGATGAAGGGTGGTCCCAGAGTTCGTAGTTATGCTCAATCTATTAATCTGGGTATGACAGCTCTTGCCCGAAGTGTCGGGAGCAGTTTATATGCAGTTCATAACCGGAATGAGATTGGTAATAGTTCTTCATTTGGTTTAAGGGCGGTTCAGGAAGCGAAGTCCCGTGTGGAGACATTGTTGTCTTTAAAAATAACTGCAAAAGAGAAAGATCATCTTCTTGGTCTTATGAACGACCTTAATTTGGTAGAAAAAATAGTTAAGTTAAGAAAATAGGAGGTCTTACTATGTTAAATGGTACTAATTTTGTTCCTGTCACCAAAGATATTTTTAAGCAGATGAGTTCTGCCGAAAAGGAAGAAGTTATTTCACATTTTAAAAGGGAATGTTTGATGGCTTCTGATGATATTCAGGGTGTTATTGATTTTGCTACGGATGTAATCCGATTGAGTCATAAGTTGCCGGTTAAACTAGATTTCAGTCAGATAATTGCAGCTATTAATAATGAAGAGGTAGCAGATCCAACTGTTATTGAGCATAGTGAAGTGGCTAAGGGGGGTGAAAATGTCCCCGAATAAAAAAGTTAGAAAGAAAAAAACTGAGGTAGAGGCTGTTGCTCAGTCTGTGCCTACTAAAGCTTCTTTGGCTAGAAACCCTAAGAAGTTTGTTGGTTTTAAGCTTGTCAGGTTTCCCCAGGGTATTTTAAAAGATATTTATGGTAATCCTGAGTTGCTTGTTCCTCGTATGCGTTGGGTAAATGCTGAGGTATTCTCTGTGGTAGATCGTGTTTTGAAAAGTCCTTACCAAAAGGTTATTGTCATTACGGATACTTTCAGATTACCTTCCGAAAGTTATGTAGCCCGTATGAAAAAAGGAGGTAAGGTAGCTCCTACAGGTCTTTCCGGGCATAACTATGGCATTTCATGGGATATTGCTCTTGAACATACTTATTCGGCTTCTGGTAAGTCTCATTCCGAGTTAGTAAAGGACTTGTCTGGCCTTGGTTTGTATCCTATATCAAGAGAGCCTTGGCACTTCAATTTGGTTTTTAAAGATGAGCGAGAGTATTTCTTTTCACTCTTTGATAAACTTTCTTTTTTACATAAAAAAATGGCGAAAGACATGGTTAAATCGTTCAGTAGTCTGGTTGTGTCTGTTAAGTCTATTAAAGATATTCAGTCTAAATTGGGTTTAGTTGCTGACGGTATTGTTGGTAAGCGTACTGGGATGGCTGTTACAATGCTGTTGGCCGAGAAGAAGGGGTTGTTCAAGGGTGTCTTAGATGATAAGGTTAATGAAATAAATGTTAATTTAGTTGATGTATGGGAGTAGTTATGGAAAATTCTACTGATAAATTAATTATTAAATCTACTGGTACATTAGGGGATGTTGCTCTTCCTGATATGGATGCTGAGGAGATAGCGGCTTGGGAAGGTAAGGAAGTTCAGGATCAGGAAGGTCGTGAGTATATTCTGAAATACAAAACCAATAAAGATCTGGGTGGTGGGGATGTTGTCAAGAATCTTGAAGCTGAACAGAAGAGTTCTCCGGATTCGGTGCATCTCGGCGAAGGTGTCGAGGTTAGCGGTAAATGGGACCCTTATCAATACCTGGAAAACCTTTATAATGATTACTTGGATTTGGTACAGAAGTCCGATCTTCTTTTTTCACAAAAACTGGCAGGAGAGTATGACGGTAAAATATATGATGAGTTCAGTTGTTTTGAGGATTTTTGTCAGGACTGTTTAGAGCATTTAAAGGATCAGTTGAAGTTGTTCCAGGCTAAACTTAGGCAGAATGCTATTAATAACAGACAATATCAAAATGCTAAACTAATCTTAGATACCTGTACCGAAGCTCTCCGGAAGTTCCTGTGTGGGGACATAAAATTTTAATGGAGAGTCCTTATGGGTAGCGGTCCCTCTTTTCTTACAAAAGGTTTCCTTACTTCTCTTGTAAAAAAGATAACTCTTTTTGATTTTGACGGTACAATTGCTTTTACTGGGGAAGAGTTTGAAGACAATCGTTTGATTAATCCTATCGAAAACCGGGAGATAACTTCCAAGCTTAAAGAACTTATCGAGTCCGGGGAATCTGTAGGGATTCTTACCGCCAGAAAGAACGAGGGTCTGATCCGTAAATATCTTTATCATATTGGAATATTTGCGGAGGAGTTGGAAATTTTTACTGTAGGGGATGCTGATTCCGAGGCTAAAGGTGAGTTTATATTGGAAAATTTTACGGATTATGATATTGTTGTCCTGTATGATAACCGGTCAGATTATTTAACTTCTGCTGCCGAGATATTAAAAGACTCTGGAATAGGTTTTGCTCCTGTTTTGGTTGCTGATAATAGGGAATATAAAACCCAGGGTTCTGATCAACCGAATAAGGCATACCAGAGGATAATTGATGCTTACATACAGGATGTTCAGGGTGTGTCTGTTGAAGATATATCAAGCCTTTGGTATTTAGATCCTGAAGAAGGAGATTTATGGGTACAGATTAAAGAAAGGTTTTTTTCTTTAGTATCTTCCAAAGAGCGGGAGTTTATAGAATGGGTTTCTCGCTTGCCCGAAAACCTTAAATATGCGGTGTATGCTGTGGATATGGAATTTGACGGGGTACTCGAAGATTTTATTGATCATTATGGCGTTAGTGAACTCTATGAACTGGAAAACCTGGTTGATGTTGATTTTTTTCAAAAATGTCTTGATAGAAGAATGGAAAGTTATCGTCTTTTTCCCTACTTTATGTCTCACGGGTGGCTTTTTAAAGACGGTACTTCTTTAGATGCTTCCGGGGATGATCATCGTCTTATTCCTATGGAGTTATGGTTTCCAGAGAATATTATAACTCTGCACTTATCCGGATCTGATTTATCGGCTAGGTTGAACACTACAATGAATCAGGGTCAGGTCAGGGCTTTAAACAGGATAATCAAAGAATTGGGGGTTTCTACCTTTACCTACGATGTTTATCAGGGGAACGATCAAGTTAGTTCGGGTGTTGTAGATCTTATTTCTGAGAGGATAGATTGGGCAGCTATTCTAAACCCTGTTAAGGTTTCTGGTAGTGAAACTCTTGGATTAAAAAAAGCTACTGATTTAGTAAAGGTGTTGGCAAAAACCATACCTGTTCCGGACGAGTACCTTAATCAGATATTTTATCACGGGGGTTATTATGAGGACTCTGTAATTCAAGATATTTTTACAAATGGTCTAAAGGGTAGGGATGTTCAAGGAAGGGCTATGCTTGCTCCTTTAAAAAACTTTGTTTATATGACTAAAGATTTTAACTACGCTTTAATTTATGCTGTGGGAGGTTCTATTTTAGGTTCCGGTAGTCCTATGTCTGATTCTAAAGATAAGCCTTGGGGTCTCGTTTTTGAAATACCTGGATCTTCCCTTTCTAATATACAGCCTGACGAGGATGCTATTGGTGAGCTTATATGGAGAGCATATAGCGAAAACAATGCTTCGTTGGAGTGGTTAAAGTATTATGCAGAAACTTATCTTACCTCTAATCAGTTAAAGAAAATAAAGGAAGGGGAATATATGTATTATGCTCAAGGAGGTAAAAGGCTTACTAGGTATTTACCTCATAGCGTGTTAGAAAGGTTATTGCAGGTTTCTTTTGCTTTTTCAAACGAGGGAAGAGTTGCTGTGTCTGGGGCTTATGTTGTTGACAGAAGGCACCCCGAAGTGTTGGGAGGTGATTTTGATTCTATTAAACAGTATATGGTACATATATCGGGTTTTTCTGAAATGCCTCAAGCCATTGTTCAGTTGGAAGAGCAAGCTAAGATACTGGAAGCTGAAAAAGTTCAGGCAAAGAAAGTAACCTCTTCGGAATCTGGGTCTATTCCTTCTACGGTTTCTGGTAAAGATGCTTCTTCTCAGGACATACTTGATTTTTTTTGTGTTACCTCTTCCGGGATTTATGGTCTTATCCTTGTAGCCCCCGCTACGGTAGTTGATTGGGTTGAGGGAGTTAAGGACTTGCCTTTTGAGGAAGGGGTTACTTGGTTGTTTAAAAACTATCCTGATCCTGAACTGACTTTAGAGGTCTGTAATTATCTGAGAAAATTGTACACTAAAATTGCTGGGATAAACATAAGATCTATAAATGCTGTGTGGGAAGAAAGTATTTGTCCCCGTCTTGTTAAAGATGCCGGTAAAAAGTTTCTTGGTAGTCAGGATAATATTTGGGATGAAGATGGTAATCTTATTAAAGCTTCTTCTTCTTTGTCGGTTGTTACTGTGGGAGACTATTCCGGTGATTTAAGGGAACTGGCGCATTTAGTTAAGGCAGGGGATCCTGAAGGTATATACTTGGCAGGTGAACTGATGTCAGAAATTGTCTCTGATGGTTCAATTCTTGTTCCTGTCCCAAGTAGAGAAGGGTATGCCACAACTACTTTAAATTTGTGTGAGTCTATTGTTAAACATAACCCTTCTTGTCAAGTTTATGATGTTTTAAAAGGGGCTAGCCGGGAGTCTCTTTATGAACTTAAAAAGCAGGGTAAAACTTTAACTGAGGATGAGCTTGGTTTGACTCTTTACGGAGATCTTCCTGAAGGGTCTCCTGTATATTTAGTAGATAATGTTGTTGCCACCGGAGCTACTGGTTTAGCTGCTCACAAAGTTATTCCTAATTCTATTTTGGTAGCAATAGCAGATGATTCCGGGGTGGCTAAAGCTGGTACACATTACACTAATCTGTTTCGCAATGTTGCTTCTGGGGAAGATTTTAATGCTTTTCTGAAAGGCTTTATTGGTCCTGTTTATCGAGGAGGTTCTAATAAAGATTTATCTCAGGATCAATCTCCTTTCTATTTTACTCCTGATAAAGAGAGCGCTTCTTTTTATGGTGAAGTTACACAATATTTTATTAAGGCAGAAAAATCTTTGACAGAAGATTATTTTGGGGCTGAAGATAATGATGTTCCTATGGATGCTGATTCGGCTTTTGAAGAGGGTTATGATTGCTATATTGCTGAAAATACTAATGATGGTTATAGTGACCTTGATCAGGTAGTTGTTCCGGACATTTCGCAGGTTGTTGATGCTTCCCCTATTACTTATGACGATTCGGGTGAAGTGGTTCCTCTGAGTCGGCGATTTAATTCTAACAGTAAAGATGTTAGGGCTAAGGAAGTTACTTCTTCGGAGAATTATCATTTTAATCCTGATGATGTTTTACCTCTGTTGCCTGATTTTGTTCCGGAAGATACTCGGTTTGCTCCTGAGTTTGTTGAATTTAGTTTACCGGGAGATGCTGAGATTTATGGTTACAAGTTAATTCCTATTGAAAATCTTGTTCCTTCCGAGAAGCTTTCTGAAAAAGATCCTGATAAAGTTGCTTCTATTAAAGCTTCCATTGAGGAAGGAAAAGAAATGCCTCCTCTAATAGTTGAGTTTACTCCTGTACTGGATAAAGGTAAGCCTTATCAGTTTGCTATATTTGATGGACATCATAGGTATTTAGCTTATAAAGATTTAGGTGTAACAGCTATTCCTTGTGCGGTTATTGTTACCCGTGAGGATTATTCTTTTGAAACCAATATTGCTGTTGAAGAGCTTTTTCGTGTTGGGGATGCTTCTTTAGAGGGTGCAGAAGTAAGGGCTTCAAGTCAGGTAGAAATTACTCCTGAAAAGTTAAATAAAATAAACAGTCAGGAATGGTTTACTGGTAATAGAGGATCGGATCATCCCCTTTCAGATTTCCCTGTTTATCTCCCTTCCAGTTTAACGGTAGCCACTCTTTTTGCTGAAGCCGGTAAATATGTAATGGAAGTAGATGGTGAGGTCTTTATGAATATAGATGAACACGAAGCTCAGATCCTTACCAATGCAATAGATCCTGTATTTGTTCCGGAAGATATTGTAGGATGGAAAAGTAATTTACTTGATCCCGAAATTGTTGGTGAGGAGGAAGCTCAGGCTGTTAAAAAGGCTTTAGAGTATTTTGGTCTGGTGGATGTAACTTCTTTCCGGTTATTGCTTAAAGATGAAAGTATTTCCGGGGTATTTGTTGCAAGGGTAAGTCTTAAAAATGTTAAGGTAGTAGATTATTATGGTCGAGTAAGGGGATCGGAAGATACTTTTTTAGGTGTAGATGCTCGACAGGCTAAAGACGAGGGTTGTGATGGTTTCTTAGGTAAAAATATTCGTGAAGGTGGTTTAGTTTTTGAGGAGGATTTTCCTATAGCGGATACTTTAGTGGTATTTGATGGATCTTCCATATCCTCTTTTGAGAAAAACCTTATTAAAGGTTATGGAGGTTAGTATGTCTAAAGTAATTGGTTCTATTGTGGCGGTGTTGCTTGTTGTAATATCGTTCAGTTTGGTGTTAATGTCTGGAGGAGAGTCTGAACAGGTTATTCCGGGAAAGAACGGTTCGGAATATTCCGTATTGTTGGATCTTCCTACTGGAATTCTTGAGCTTATCGAAGAGTGTAAATTAAAGGAGGTTGACCAGACCTGTAATGTAGCTGTTACAGTTAAAGTTAAATTACTTAAAAAACCCTCTGGGCCTGGTACTCTTCCTGAAAAAGAGACTGAGGTGGAAGAGATTGATGTGGAGGGAAAAAAAGAAACCCCTGATAAATCTGGGGAGGAAAAAGAAGTTCCGGATACGAATACCGTTCTGGAAACTTCTGGAGATATAATAATCCCTTCTAAAGCAGGGGCTTAAAATATAGTCTTAGTTTTCTTGTTTCCTATAGAAGTTTTCTCTTTTATATAATATAGTGTAGATTTTTTTCGTTTATTACGGAGGTCAAAATGAGCGAAACAGGATATGCTCGTTATTGTGAGCAACAGCGTATAGCTAAAGGAGATCCTTTGAGTGGGGCTTTTTTGAAGGTTAAGGCTGATCGTGAGGAGAAAGAAGGGTTATCAGAGTTTGATGGGCTGATAGATGTTGACCGGGTGGAGGAACCTGTTTTTGTTAATGTTGAAGATGAAAAAATTATTGAAGAGATGTTGACTCCTATTACAGAGGATGGAGAACCCTTAGACTTTGAATCTTTTGAGGATCGTGAGGAGAAGAAATTTAACTACGATTCTGAGGAAGAAGAGACTTTTGAAGACCCCGAAAAACGGGTTAAGGAAGAGGTTGGTGATGCTAAGGTTCTTGTAGAGGATTTGGATGATTCCTTGTCTGAGATTGAAGGTATTCTTGATTAAGGGGGTGTTGTTATGAAAGTGACGGCTTTAGTAAAGGCAGCTAATCTGTCTGAATTGTATCGTCCTGGAGATCCTGTTCAGCTTGAAGATGGTTCTCAGGGTATAATTACTGAAATAGATGAAGCCTCAGGTTTGATTGATATTGAAATGCCGGAAGATGCTGATGTTGAAAAAATGTCCGTTAATGTACCGCAAGATATTCAAACTCCTTTTAAACGGGTGGACTAATGATCGCAAATGCTGTTGTTAGTGAGATACTTGAAGGAATATCTTTTCCTTCTAGTTTCAGGTTAGTTAGTTCTACAAAATTACCTAACGAGATATTAAGTCGGTTTGAGGTGTTGGTTCAGAATTCCGAGACTGTACAGGTGGTTAGGTTTGATGTTTGGGTATCTGAGTATGATGGTGTTGTTTTAGGTTACAGGATTAATGATTATTTAGGTAATGTTTTATCTGTTTTAAATGATGATACTGTTCAGCCTTATTTTTATGTTCAGGATCACCGGCAGTATATGGCGGATCTGGGTAGAGTAGCTGTTCGGTTTGGGAGGTCAAGGTGGCTTTAAGATATAAAAAAAGAAGGGGTGTTTCTAAACCTTCTGCAAGGGCTGTTGGTGTAGCAGCCTCCGGGGGCTTTAGTTCTACTTCTTCTTATTCTATGACTACAGGTACTCCTGATATAAGGGATCCCTTATTTTCTCCGGAAGGTTTTTATATCACTAATCAGGATATTAAGACTTATAATAGGTGGATACGGTATTATGATGCTTTTCACCCTATTTTACCTAACTCTTTGGACATACACTCACTGTTCCCTATCAGTGATTTTAGTTTTAAAGGCATTGAAGATCCTTTTGTATCTAAATTTTATACTTTTGTTAAGGATGATGTTCTCAGTCTCCTCGACTGGGTTATACTTGTCTCTACGGAGTATGAGCGGTTAGGTGAGGCTTTTTCTTTTTTTCAGTGGGATACCTATAACGGGTACTTTAATACGGCTACTATACTTAATCCTGATCTGCTTGAGATTTATCCGTTTGAATGGGACGGTTCAAAAAGGTTTGTGGTGTCTATGGATATTCCCGAAACCTTTCAAGTTCTTTATGATAAGAAAGGTGTTGATTCTCGTTATAGGGGTATGTGGTTATCTCTCGACCCTGTTATTAGAAGATGTGTGGAGTCGGGTTTGCCTATACCTCTTAATCCTGACAATGTTTTTGGTATGCAGAGGTTACAACATGCTTACGATGTCCGGGGGACTAGTCAGGTGTTGCGTGTCCTGAAAGACCTGATGTACGAAGATAAGCTCAGGGAAGCTCAGATGGCTGTAGCCGATGGTCATATTACTCCTTATCAGTTATGGAAAATAGGTAACTCACAGCAAGGGTATGTCCCTACGGAAGGGGAACTTGCTGAGTGGGATAAAATGTTAGCAAATGCCGAACACCAAAACCTGTTTAGAATAGTAACACACTCGGATGTTGCTTATGAGACTAAAGGGGTTTCGGAGGGGCTTTTAAATATAACCGGTGAAATGGAAAAGATAGAAGATCGTATTTTAACTGCTCTATATACCAGTCGAAGTATGACTACGGGTGAGGGTCCTTGTGTTAGTGCGGACACTGAAGTTTTAACGGCTTCTGGGTTCAAGCCTTTTCCGGAAGTTACTGTAAAAGATTTGGTTGCCTCTGTAAATCCTTCTACACACGAGATAGAGTATTGCTATCCGAAAGAAGTTCTGTGCTTTGATGTAGAAGGTCCTATGTTTCTCTTTAAGAATAATGCTTTGGACCATAAAGTGACCCCTAATCACCGGTGTTTTGTTAAAACTTCACCTAAAAAGCCTTTTGAGATATTGAGGGCTGAGTTGATTAAAGGGCATCATAGGTTTATGACTGGGATAACCCCTTTTAAAGGTCAGGATGTTTCCGAGATAAAGATTGGTAATAGGGCTTATCCTATCGAGGATTATCTTAAATTAGTTGGGTTATATTTATCAGAAGGTAATATTGATTATTCTAAGTCAAAAAATTGTGCTGGTGTTTGTATTACTCAGACAAAACAGCATAAGAAAGGATTAAACCCTAGGTTTTTAGAGATATCTGAGGCTCTTTTAAAGTTCAGTCCTCATTTTTATTTTTCAGAGTTAAAATCTCCTCAAGGGAGTAAAGGTAGGTTTCGTTTATATGATCCAGAGCTTGCTAAACATATCGTTAAAAATTATGGATGTGGTTCCCTTAATAAGAAAATACCTCTTTGGGTAAAAGCTCTTTCTTCTCCTTTGCTTGAGAATCTTTTAGAGGGCTGTTTCCTTGGTGATGGTTCTTTCACAAATAAAACCCGTTCTTCAGGGGGCTACGAGATATATACGATTTCTAAGGCTTTAGCCGATTCTCTTCAGGAGGTTGCTTTAAAGTGCGGGAAGGTTTCGATTATCAAGTTGAGGAAAAGACCTTTACCTAGGAAAGACTTATATCGTGTCCGTATATACTGCCCTGGAGATGTCCGTAAAGAGGTTTTCAAATACCCTTCTTTAGGTAGAACTTCTGCTATAAAGACTGAACTTTATAAAGGTAAGGTGTATTCTTTGGATTTACCTCCTAACAGGCTATATGTGTCCCGTAGAAAAGGGAAAATAACGGTTACAGGGAATACTTACAGTAATGCTGTAATAGGTTTAAAGGTTCTTGAGGGTAGGTATCAGAATAAGTTGTATCGTATCTCTTCAACTATCCGGAGCCTTTTTAAGAAGATTGCTTATGCCAACGATTTTTATGAGACTACTCAGGCCGAGCTTTCACACGGTGTCCGGAGATCTAAAAAAGATAGGAAACTGTTGGTCCCTATGGTTCATTGGGATAATTATTTCAGCTTTTCAAAAGATATTGAAAGGGCAAAGTTTTACCAAACCTTAGCTCAGGCACATAAAATAAGCTGGAGAAGGGTATTGGAGATATTGGGTCTTGATTTTGATGAGGAACGCAAAATCCTTGCTGAGGATATGAAAACTATTATGGATACCGATGTGTATAAACAGAAAATAACTGATTTTACGGGTAAAGAAGATCCTTATGCAGGGGGTTCCCCTACGGATCTTTCTTCTCCTCCTAGTCCGGGAGAGGTGGCTATGGAAGATGTAGGGGCGGAAGTTATGGAGGATGTTGGTGCCCCCCCTTTACCTGATATAGATGTCTAAGGAGGGGTTAAATGGCTTTTAAAATGAAAGGAAAAGGTAAACCTGTTTCTTTAATTCGGGGAGAAAAAAAGGTAGATGCTTCTACCGGCAAAACAAAAAAGGTGTTAGTTGAACGACCTATCCCTGAAAAAAAAGAAGAAAAAGAGGATAAATCGGGAGAATAGTTATGTCACTGTACCTAAACAAGGCGATGTTTAAGTCGCAGATAGATAAGTCCTTTTATTATGGTCTAGGTTTTTTCGGGGGTCTGGGTTTAGATTTTATGACGGCAACTTCTTCAAAATCTCAAGAATCTAATCCTCCTTATGATGATATAGCTAAAGTTTTTGAGGAGGTTTTAAATAATTCTTCCGGATTGAGCTTTAGTGCAAAAAAGGAGATAAAAGACAAGTTATCTCCTTTAGGTGTTGAGCTTACGGACGAGGGGGTTGAGTTTTTGTATAACTCCTATTTAGATTGTCTTGAGCCTGATTTATATAATAGTTTTGTAGAGTAGGAGGGTTTTGGCTATGCCTTTTTTTGTTAGAGCAAAAAGTTCTAAATTACAGATTATAACTAAAAAGACTGTTGCCTGTAATGATGTTGAGGTTCCTCTTGATCTTGAAAATCATTTTTATATCCGTAACTGGGCTGTCTCAAGTTATGAACGCTGGGGACTAAACACTAATGCTGATGGGTTCAGGCACAGACATCTCAGTAATGATTTCAAGTCTTTTGATGGTGCTTGGGTATGTCTTGATCATGTTGCAGAGTCCTCTGAAGATAGTGTTGGGTCTGTTTTACATCCAGTATATACTAATGAGCAGTATGTAGAAAATATTCTTGCGGTGAACCGTACCTTAGTAGAGAAAAAGGGGTATCCTTTTCTTGAGAAGGACATACTTGAAGGTAGGATTACTGACACAAGTATGGGTGCTGTTTCAAGGGCTACAGAGTGTACAATCTGTCGTAATGTAGCTAGAAATGAGAAAGAATATTGTGAGCATCTCCGGAAAGATGCTTTAGGTAATTCAATGAAAGGTAGGACTGTCGTTGTTGCCGGTAAGCCTCGTGTGGTTGGTGAGTTGTATGTAGATTCCATTTTTCTTGAGGACTCCATTTTGACAGAAGATGCCGGGGCTGATATTAACGCTAAAATTTTTAATATAGCTGCAAGCCGAAATAAAGGTGTGGCTTGTGGTGATGCTTTATATTTTGCTATTAAGGCGGCAATTAAGGAACACGGTAGGACTCGTTATTTGAGCAGATTGCTGGACAGTTTTGAGCAGAAGATAGATGTTTAGTTTAGGAGGAACATTATGAGTGTTTTAGACAAAAAAAGAAAAGCCATTGCTCGTAGGAGTAGAAAGGTTTCGGCTGCAAATTCTGGACTTAAAAAGAAGGTTTCTGATCTTTATAAAAAGACTCAGGCAGCAAAAAAGGGTACTGATGAAGATTTAAAAAAAAGAAGGGAAGCTTTTAAGCGGAGAATTCTTGCAAAGAGGGAAGAAAAGGAGGCTTTAGATAAAAATAAAGGTCCTAAAGATCCCAAAGATCTCAAAGATCCTAAAGATACTAAAGACTCTAAAACGGTTAAGAAGGGTGAAGAGAGGCGCAAGGCAAGAATTGAAGCTTTTCGTAAGAGGAGAGAAGAAAAAAAGGCAGAAGAAAAGAAGAAGGGCGTTGTAGCTAAGTCTGATGCTGTTTTGGCTCGGATTCGTGCAAAGGTTAAGGCTCATATAAAGACAAAAGGGGCTGATGTGGATGAGAACGGTACTCCTATTGTCGGGGATGGTCCTAAAGTGCAGGAAGAGCTTGCTCCTCCTGTTAAAAAAGGGGGTCCCGAAACGGAAGCAAAGCCTGAACCAGTTGTTCCTGATGAAGAGAAAAAACCTGCTGATTCTTCCCCTCCGGCTAAGACCGAAGAAGAAGAGATGGCAAGCGTTATTGTACAGGTTAACGACAAGTTGGAAGAGATATACAAAAGAGAAGAGGTTGATAAAATTCTTAAAGGTGAGTTGGAAGATATAAAAGAGTCACTGACTTCTGTATCCGCTAAATTTAAGGGTATTACAGCTTCTGGAAAAGAAAGGGGTCTTACTAAAGACGAGCTTACGGCTATCGTAGGGTTTTTAGCTAAGGTCGAAGCCGCTTATGAAAAAAGGATGGTGGGGTTTGAGACTACTGCTAAAGTGAAAGATATTGATTCTTTTGGTGCTGTGATCAGTAAGGTCAGGGTGGCTGTTGATGTTTCTAATGAACGGGCACACGAGGTTTTAAAGGCTTATAATGAGAAGAAGGTTACTGCTCGTGAGCTTAAAGATAGTGTCCGGGAAGTTAAAGCTGCTGTTGAGAAATGGGGGGTTGTTGAGTCTGTTGTTAATCTTTTCAAAAAAGAGGCTTCCGTTTCTTCTTCCGAAGCTCAAAACACTCTCAAAGTAGTGGCTTTTGTGCAAGAGATGGTCGAGCAGGAAAAGATTCCTGCAAGAGAAATAACCGCACAGGTGAAGGAGTATTTGAATCTTTCTCCTGTAGAGTTTCGGACTGTGGCGGCTACAATGAAAAGGGTGAAAGGTTCCGCAGTGTCTCCTGATACTGAGTACCCCGAAAGAATGCACTCTACTCAGGCTGGGGGAGATCCTTTGTCTCTTGAGGACTGTTTTAATGATTGAGGTGAACAATGTTGTTGTATGATGTTTATATAATATATGTGTTTTGATAACGCTCTAATGTGGAGGAAACTATTATGAGTGAAACTAATCGTTACGGATTTGATTTAAGGTTCAGAAGCAATATCCTGGATGGAGAGAGGCACGCAAGTGAAGTTCTTATGTCTGCAGGTTTTGTTTCGGGTCAGCCTTTGGTATGGTCAGCGTCAGGGTGGATTAAAGCTTCCGCCGGTGATGTTGTGTTTTTCCCTTTTGTAAGTAGGGATGATGTTCTTAATCAGTCTCCTAAGATTGAAAAAGAACTTCAGGAAGGAACTCCTGTTCTCGGTGTTGTTGGTGGTGTTAATATTGCCCGTATGGAGGGTGGCATTTCTAAGACAGAACATGCTCTTCCTTTTAAAGCTACTCCATGTTCAGGCAACTGGGCGGTGGATGATAAGCTGTACATTAATGGAGACAATCTTCTTGACAATGCTCCGGAAACTGAGGGGGATCCTTACTATGGTGTTGTTACTGAGTTTGAAGGGGATTCTGATGATGCTACAGCAATTGTAGCTGTTCTTAATTCTTTTCCAACTTATGTGCCTGTGGCTCCTTAAAGAGAGGTAGTCTGATGTTAGGTGGGTTTATGGTTATTTTTGAATCTTAATAGTGAGGTAAATGTTATGCTTGAGAAGAAAACTCCTAAAAAGGTGGACCAGAGGAGAGCCGAAGCTGCTATAGATAGGGCTTTGAAAACTCGTGATGGTATTCACCGAGTGGCGGCCGCTATGTCTAATCCGGTAAAAAGGATGCTGGATTATAAGGCCATTTTTCGTAACCTTGTTGTGGTCGAGACTAATTATCCGGAAGCACATCCTCTGTCTTATGACAGGGATCTTGAGCCTATTCCGGCTATACGGGTTGGTGCAACGGCTACTTCCCGTTTTGTTGATTGTAATCCGGAAAGAATTTTCTTGGATGAGTTTGAGATTGTTTCCAGGGTTAAGGTTCCTTACAAAGAGCTTTATACTCGTAAGTATAAGGTTCTTAACCGGGCAAAGGAAAGACTGGTTGAGGGTGTAGGTCTCCGTGAAGATATCCTTGGGTTCTCTCTTATTGAGGATGCAAGTATCTTTGGAGGTGAGTATGGCAACACTCCGATAAGCGAGACTACAAGCCTTTCTAAGTCGGCACTTAGTCGTGCTTTTACCCAGCTTAAAAACCGAAGGATAGCTCCTGGAACTATGCTGATGAACCCTATCGGTACTTCCGGTATCCAGAGATGGGGGTGGAACGAGATAGATCAGGAAGGGTTTAAAGAAATCCGTCAGAGTGGTTATCTCGGAAACCTTTGGAGAGCCAGTTTTTATGAGTCGGATCTTGTAAAAACAGATAAGTCTTATGTACTTGGAGATCCTGATCTTCTTGGTTGGATGCCTATCCGTAAGGATACTGAGGTTACTGGTGGTGATGAGCCTGATTATATCAGACTTGGTTTCATTGCTTATATGCTTCTCGGTATGGCAATCACGAATATTTCCGGAGTTGCTTCGGTTGAATATGATGCCACCAAATAGTTGATTTGTTACCGGTGTTTGTGAGGGGGAGTTCTTAGCTTCCCCTTTTTTTATTATTATATTGTTGTTCTATGGAGGAAAACAATGCCAAGAAAACAAGGTAAGCCTACTAAAGGTAAAGAGGAGAAAAAAACTCCTCAAAAAAAAGATGTAAAGGTGTCTAAGGTAGATGAAAAGGCTATTGAAGATCAGTTGAATGCTATGGGTGAAGAGTCCATTGACGGCGAAAAAAGGGTCCCAAAGTCCTCGCCTGTGACTAAGGCTTCTGAAGAGGTAAATCCTGAGTTGGCTACAAAACCTCAAAAAGGTACAGATAGTCCTGATACCTCTCAGACGAAAGAAGAAGAGTCCTCAAAAGACTCTACGGTAGAAAAAGCTAAGGATGAGGAGATTGCGGAACTGAAAGAAAAGCTTGAGGCGGCTTCTGCTCCCCAGAAAGGAGAGAATAAAGAAAAGCCGGAAGAGAAAAAAGATCCTACGGATTTCTTTAAAAAAGAATCTTCCGGTAAGTTGATTTTCTCTAACAGAACTCATTTTGAACTTGTTTTCTCGGATCTTGGTTTCCCCAGCCCTGGAGATAAGTTTGATCCTTTGGTCTTTACTCCTTATGAAGAGAGAGATCTGGAAGCCGAGGGTTTTACCTTTGAGCAGATCAGAAAATCTATGAATATGAGAAACTTTGTGGCCTCTGGGAAAATAAAGCACGGTAAACTGGAAGAAGGTGATAAACTTCCCGAAGATACTAAGTTTGGTTCTATCCGGAATCTTGGTGGTGATGTTACTTCTATTGGAGTAAAGTTCTCCGGGCATTATTTTAAGCTTTACATGGATTTTATTGCTAAAGAAAAGGCAAGGTTTAACAAGGGTGAGGTCTAACCTATGGCTAACCCTCACGGAACCCCTATCTCATCACAGTCTGAGTTAAAAGGGATGCCCTTTACACTTTCGGTTGTTTTCCGGGACGGGGGTTATCCTATTGAAGTAAGTAATCCTAAAATAAGGATATTCTCAAAAGACAATGATAACCTTATAGCGTTCAGGTCTCTGGACAGTTCTCCTACTACGGGAGACAATACCGAACATCATTTGATACCTATACCTAGTGTTACGGGGTATTCTATTACAATAGATCCTTTATCCTTACCCACAGGGTTGTATAAGGTGGCGTTCTCCGGGGAAATGTTGAATGAGGATCAGACTTATGTGGAGGTCGTGGGGGTTATAGGCTTACAGGAATTGTCCAGGGTAGATCGTATCCTGGTTTCTGCTTTGGCTTGTATGATGGACAATCCGGAAGAGTATTTGTTTAAGCCTCAGGTACATCAGTTCAAGGCTTATAATCTCTACAAGTTTTTACACAGTGGGATACAGTATATTAACCTTATCCCTCCTATGGCGACTAATTATACTATAGATGATTTACCTGAGCCTTTTGAAGCTCCTTTGGTGGATTATATTGTAGCTAAAGCTATGTTTGGTAAAGCTCGGTTAGGGATCGAGAACGATTTTAATGTTCAGGATAGTCGTAGTATTCAGCAGGACACTTACTCAAAATATAAGAGTATGTATGATACTCTTATTCAAGGTGTAAAAGACTCGGTTAAAGAAGCAAAGCAGTTATTAAGACCCTCTCCAAGAGGGTTTAAACGAAACAAGTTTCCGTTGCATGTTCAGCGGATGATTTCTTTGTCTCCGCATTATACTAATGTTTTCTATTAAAGTGTTCTGAAAATCCTCTTTTATATAATAACATAGTAATGTTCTTATTTTTTGGAGGTAATTATGTCTGAAAAGATTTTGGTAGGTGATCAGCTTGTTTTTAATAAAAAAGAGGTTGCAGCTGGAGCTTCTTTTGTCTCTGATCCTATAAGTATTGACAATAATTTTGATCGTATGACAGTCTATTCTCATTCGTCTGCCCTAGACGGTACTCTTGAGTTAGAGATACCGCTTAATGGTAGCTGGTATCCTGCTTTAACTGACAGTATAGTTTCGGGGTCTTTAAGTGTTTTTAGTAACTATCACTTTTTTCCTAAAGTGAGGTTTAAGTTTACAGCAGGTGCAGGTGCAGGAGCTACGGTTGTGTCTTGTCAGATGAACATTGTTAAGCATGTGGCACAATAGGAGGTTCTTATGGTACTTAAAACCGGTGGTAAAAGTTACGGGGCTGATTTAAACATTACTATTAAAGAAAACTCTCCCGTAGCTACAGATTCCAATTATCCTATAGGTACGGTATGGATAGTTGCAATTGAAGAGCCTTATAGGGTTTTTATGTGTGTTGATAATGCTCCTGGATCAGCTTCTTGGGTAGATTTAGGGGGTGGTTTCGGTTCGGCTCACGATAAAGGTTATTATGACACTGAAGCGGAACTTGTGGCAGCTTACCCTACAGGAGAAGCAGGTGATTTTGCTTTTGTAGGGGAAACAGACACTTTCTGGGTATGGGATACTGATGCAGGGGCTTGGAAAGATACTCATACCTCATTGTCTCTGATATGGGGTCATATTGGTGGGGATATAACTGACCAGACCGACCTTGACATTAACGCTATTAACGATGCAGATGGTAAAAAAGCGGAGTGGAATGGTAAACAAGATAATTTAGGGTTTACACCGGAGAATACGGTTAACAAAATATCAAGTTTCCAAGCAACTCCCGATGACATAAAATTTCCTACAGAGAAGTTAGTCAAGGATAGTCTCGACGGAAAAGCCGATATCACCGAGTTCAATAATGTTTGGTTCGTTTCCAAACAGGGAAACAACGACAACGCAGGGAACAGACCTGATAGATCCTTTCTAACAATCAACAGAGCGATAGCTGAAGCAGGTGTCGGAGACCTTATTCTTGTGACTGGTTCAGAAGTCTATGAAGAAGACCTCGTTATCGGAGAAAGACTTTACATAGATGCAAACAACGCAATATTGAAAGGAACTATAGTGATAGGTTCATGTTCGGTGGTGAAACTGAACAGATTAATTGCTCCGGGAAACAACGCAACTCTTGTGAAAAATGTTGGGTGTAATGGTAGAAGTTATATCATAGCCAACTGCGTATTAGGTGGCGGAAGTGATATTGCTGGAGCAGAAGATAATTTTAACAATGTTGAAATAGTCCGGAACATCTCTGAAGAGGGTTCTTTAGTTTTTAAAGCGACACATGTTACAGTCGCAGAAGACGGATATTTCATTTACTCCATTGATACAGGTGGTGAAATTGAGATGACTGGTAGCTCTAATGAGTGGACAGGTAGTGCTGGCTCCAGTAATCCCCAGAATGTCTGGGTGAACACAGCACTTTCAGCTCTTGCCCAATGGGGAACGCTTGGTGGCGGAGCACTGGTCATGGAAGATGGTGAACCAGGAGCATCCGATGTAAAATTCCTGAAATATTCTTTTGTGACACAACAATTGGTGACTGGGTACTCGTTTTTCGCTCACACCAATTGGATTCTGAACAGAATGCCGTCTGAGTTTAAAGTCTATGGTTTCAAAGATGCTGCATGGACTCTAATTGAACACAGAACAGGAGTGACTTATGTTGAAGGAGCAAATGATTTCGATATACCAGTGGGGAGTCAGGATACTTATGCAGAAATAGCATTTGTGTTCCTTGAAACACCAGATGTAGAAAGGGTCTCTCTTGCAAGGGTTTCCCTCATCAACGATAACTCTGAAGTCGGTGGCAGTATCGAATACCATATAGAGAGAATGGTACTCAGGGATAATGCAACCGCCATTAAAGCAAGTTCTTCAACTTGCGAATACAATGGTGTAATAGTCGAAACCAGAGATACAGGGAGCGGAACACTTGTTGACATAGACGACGGTACTGTCTCAATCATGGGAGCTTGTGCCGATGTCAATACCTTGTGGAATAACACAGGTGGCTCGCTTGCTGTTAGTATTTTGAAAAGAATGGGTGGTTTCTCTGGTATTGCAGAACTGTATGCAAAGGCAATCAGAGAAGTTGACCCAGATGATTCAGCAGTTGTAAATCTTGTTGATTCCTTGAGATTCGGGGAAATAAGATTGACAGACAACGGAGACCAGCAAGTCGTTGTTCCAGCCAACGCAACAGAGGACATTCCGATAGGCTCTGAGTTTGTGATTCAAGGATTAGGAACAGGAACCAAAACAATCTCATCCGCTGTAGGAGTTGACATCAACGGAGTCACAGACGACTTTGTCCTCGACAGTCAGTACGCAAGTGCTGTGTTGAGGAAGATTAGTGAGAATGCGTGGTTGATAATCGGGGCAGTTAATTAAGGAGGTATTATGAATATTGGTCAAATAGCTTCTACTGCCATTAGGAAACTAAAGGCTTGGAGCATAGGAAAAATGAATTCGGAAGGATTCATTGAAAGGACAAAAAATAATGTAGATACGCCTTTGAAATGGGAGCCTTTTGTGACGGAGAGGTTGTGTGCTAAGGGTGATGGTGCTACCGCTTATATGACAATGAATTCAGCGGTAAACTTTGTATATACTAAAGATTTCTCTATAGAGTATTTATGGCAAGTAAAAGCAATAGATGTTCTGAAAACTCTTTTTGGTTCTTCATCGGATACTCTTGACTATTTTCATCAAACGGAAAATAATGACAATCAGATAGGTATGTTTGATGCCGGTATTGGAACGTCACGCAAGGTATTTTTTACTTCTGCTTTTTTGATTGATAACACATACCATATTGATAGTTCGTACAGTAAGACTACTAAATTATGGACAATTACAAGAACTAACCTAACAAGCGGAGTCGATAATGAAACTGCGAATATAGACTGCACTGGATATAATTTCGACCTGCAAATTAATAGACTATTCTCAAGAGGTTATGGCGATAGATTCTTACCCGACTCTATTTGTTGTCTTAAAATGTCAATTGATGGTGTATTAGTAACTAACTACCCTTTAGAGCTGTCGGGTTATGACATATCAGGAAACGCCAACCATCTAACCAATTACGGTGTTGACCTTGGAGCAACCTACGAAAACGCAAACGGTGTATATTCCTACAATCTTAACAACGGTTTCGACCTCTACTCTAAAGACGGAACAGACCCAGTTGAATACATGGAAGTCCCCTATGTGGACGGTTCACCAGTTGTATCATCTGTCACAGGATATACAAAGGTATCAGAACACCCAGCGGGATTCCATTTTAACAATTCTTCTATCAAGTTCGTGCCTTTTTCAACAGGACATGACGGAACTGGATGGGTGGTTCCGCAGGAGATAAAGGATATAGATACGGACTTTATATTACATAACGAAACAACAGGCTATGCAATTGAGTTCGATAGAGATACCATACAGGATATATTGACAGCGGACAGCGATTATGTATTCATAGACCTGTCCGAAGAAAATAAAGTCAAAAATCTGATGCTCTACAGAGAACCGTTGACAGGCGTTGAGCTTGTAAAAGCAAGGAAGTTCTGCAACTATGAGGAGTCGTGGGATAATGTTACTTTGAATTTGACACTTACCACAACTTCTGATTCCGAATCTGTTTCGATTGAAAAAGTTATGTTGAGCGAAGAGAGTGAGATTGACTGGGGTGATGGTAATACAACAACTCTTAATGCTGAAACTGATTATGTACCGCTGTCACATACATACGCAAGTGCAGGCAGTTACACTGCCAAGATCAAGAAACCGAGCAGTATAACTCAGATATGGATTCGTAACAACAAAATAAGCGGTTTCCATTCCGCTCAGTTGAGGTTTGCAGATGTCTATGATCTTAGATGCAATAATCTTGGCACTGCAAAAGAATGCGTGGTGAAATCGGAGCACATGACTTCTTGGATAGGGTATTATTGGATGTTACACTCAATGCCGAGCGGAACCTATAATATCGACAGTTCAGACCTGACATCTTGGACAGGGTATTATTGGCAGTTACACTCAATGCCGAGTGGAACATACAACATAGACAGTTCGGACATGACATCATGGACTGGGGGTTATTGGCAGTTATACTCAATGCCGAGCGGAACCTATAATATCGACAGTTCAGACATGACATCTTGGACAGGGTATTCTTGGCTTTTACGCTCCATGCCGAGCGGGACATATAACATAGATTCAGCCCACATGGTGGATTGGACTGGGACTGCTTGGTATCTCTACTCCATGCCGAGCGGGACATATAACATAGATTCAGCCCACATGGTGGATTGGACTGGGACTATTTGGATTCTCTACTCCATGCCGAGCGGAACCTATAATATCGACAGTTCAGACATGACTTCTTGGACTGGGCAGTATTGGCGGTTATACTCAATGCCGAGCGGGACATACAACATCGGTGCATCAACTATCAGGAACTGGACAACGAATGAGGTTATCAATCTTTATAATTTAGAGGATTCAGTAAGTGGTCTGAATGTCCTTGCAACAGAATCCGAGTGCATAAAGGTTATTGACGACATCTACGCAGGTAGATTGACCTTTAGAGGGACACCTGTTCTTATCCTAACAGGAACTAACGCGGATATAACCGATGCAGGAACACGAACCAAGATAGATCACTTGAGAGCAGGCGATGACGGAGTCGATACATTTCAGCCTTGGGAAATTAATGTTAACGGATATCCAGCATAATAGGAGGAAACAATGATAAAAATTAAAGATTTCACCCACGAAGAACTCACAACCCTTCTGAATTCCGACACGGACTTCACCCTGGACAACACTGATAAGGTAGGAATAGAAGTTCCTGTCAGAGCGTTGGAAATAACTATTAAGAAAAAGATGTATCAGGAAGATATAATTGATACACTTGAAGGGACGCTGACAAAAGAACCAGACTGCAAAGACGGAAAGGAACCAGTAAAGAAAACCGAAATAGACTGTAAACTAGCAATTGCTCCAGACCACGAAAGAAAGATAAGGGAGTATTTCAGAGTCTATGAGGAAACAAAGGACAAAGCGATACTATTGCCTTTTATACAGGACACCAGAGGTCACGAATGCTTCACCAAAGAACAATTGAAATTTCTCCTTGAGATAACAGGCGGACAAATTGTTGAAAGACCTGTTAAAGAAGAAGCCGAAGAGACACCTGAATTACAAGTTATAGAAGGAGGGAAAGTATGTTTTATCATCCCGAACTAAATAAAGCAACTATCCGTCCAAGAATAAAAAATGTAAGTAACCCCTCAGATGATACTATTTATCAGAAGGGTTGGATAGATCTTGTTGATGAAATCCCTGAATATAATCCTGAAACACATTTTATTCAGGTAAAGAAAATAAGGGTAGAGGGGGGTAAAGCATATAGAGAGTTTGAGGTAGTTTCATTATGAGAAAACTCTTTTTCTTAATGATTTTATTGGTTGTTTGTATTGTTGCTTTAGAGGAATGCCGTAAGGGGTGTGGAAGCTCTTACAATCCTCTTTGTTTGGTCAAGTGTTATGATCAATATAATGAATGTAAGAGAAATGCTTCCGTATTATAGTGGTGTCCTTTGTTAATTTATTTTTTGTGAGGTTATTATGCGAAATTTAGTTTTGGTTATTTTACTTGTTACTATGTTTATTGTTGCCGGTTGTCCTACTTCTCGGATTATCCGGGGAAGTTTCCGGGATGGTAGTGGTAATTTGTACAGTTACCTTCTTGAAGATGATCCAAAGGAGAAGGTGGCTGAGGTTTCTGTTGCTTACAAAGGTAAGGAGTACCGTTGTCAGGTTAAGTACACTACAGACGATCCTAACCTGCTTGAGGTTGATGTCGATGTCAGTCAGGCGGATATTACCGGATCGGTTAAAGTTACTTATAAGAAGGTTTCGGTGCATTGTTCTCTTTTAGAAGTTTAGGGAGGTTACTATGCCTGTTGAGATGATTCCTGTGGAAAGTTCTAACCTTTCTGCAATCGGGTACGATTCTGATACTTCTACTTTGTATGTAAACTTTCTTAATGGTAGCCAGTATGCTTACAAGGAGGTTCCGGAAGAGGTCTTTGAAGAGTTTAAAGAGTCTGATTCTAAGGGTCAGTTTCTTCATCGTAGAATTAAGTTGGGTGGGTTTGAGTACGAAAGGGCTATTTAGCTTTTGGGGTTTGGTATGCGTAATTTTCTGTTAGTTCTCTTGGTTATGGTTTTATTGCTTGCTCTTGGTGTTTTTGGCGCTTTTTATGGGGTTGACTTTAGTTTTATTTTTAATGACATTTCAAACTTTCTTACGGTAGCGGTGCTTCCTGGTTTTATTGCTTGGTCCTCAAAGAATCTTTCTGGACATCTAAAACAGGTAGATTTTAGGATATCTGAGACTACTCGTGAAACTACCGAGAAATATAATAAAGTTGAATCCGGGATAATGTCCTTACAGAAGGATATAGGGCACATAAGAACACAAGTGAAGCGAATGGTTAAACTAAAAGATACTAAAGCTTTTTACCGCAGAGAGTTACTTAATACACAAAACTTGTGCTTAGAATTTATGAGGTACAACGAAAACCTGTTCAAGTTTGCTTCATTAAAAGGAGACTCTTTCAGGTCTTTTGTGTTGGATGTCCACGATATGGATATTACTGCTGATTGTGTAGAGGCCGTTATCCGTTTAGGAATAACGGTATCTGAGGAGATGAGGCAAAAGGGTTGTGCTTTGCTTGGTCAGCCTTTTATGAATGCTTTTTATGAGGAGCATTCTGTAGAAGTAGAAAAGTTTCTTAAAGACATTTGCCGGATATTTACCGATCCCGATAATTCTAAACATGAAAGGTTACAAGAACATAGTGTTCGGTTTTTACGGCAGTTTCTTTCGGCCTTAAATAAGTCTTTTATGGGCTTTCAAAAAAATTAAATAAATTCAGTTTCTTATAAAAAAGTTAAGGAAATTGAAAATTTCTCTTGACATAGGGTTTATAGTCCTTTATCTTTTAGAGAGTCTATGTTGAATGGGTGTTAAATGAAGCTCTCCAGGGAAGTTAAAAAACAGATTACAATCCCTCAATACTACAGGTACAAAGGATTACCTTTTCCGGAAAAGGTCGAGAAAGAAGGAGGCTTGTTTTCGTGTCAGATACACGGACCCGATCTTAACCCTTCTGCTTTTTACAATCGAAGAGAAGGTACGATGTATTGTTTTGCTTGTGGTTTTTCTGGGGATGTCTTAGCTGTAATTAAAGAACTTGAAGGGCTTACTTCTTTCCGGGAGGTTTTATCGTTTATCTACATTACTTTTAGGATAGATCCCTCTGAAACTATTATTGAGGAGGATGGAGAAGCTGATTACAAGGACAAGTTCAGGCAGAGTATTATTGCTGAATTCGAGCCTTTTCTGTGGGAATATATTGATTTAACTCAAGACTTTTCTGTCTTGGAAGATGTGTCTGATCTATACTCTATTGAAGATAATACTAAATTTTATAAAGCTATATCACAATTTAAGGAGAAACTAAATGCAAACCGGATTTGATTATGTCTTAAAAGAACATCAGCTTACTCTAATCGCAATTGCTAGGCAATATGAGTGGTTGACTTTTTCGTGGGAAGATCTCTATCACGATTTAGTTTTGTATGTGGTAGAGCGGTTAGATACCTACAAAGGCAAGATGCTCAATATGAACAGTCTTGTTACTTTGCTTGCTCGAAGGTGCGTGAATGATAAGGTTAAAACCTTTTACAACCGGAAAGAAAAGATTGCTTATGTGCCTTTCATAGATGATATTTTTAAGGTGTATGCTTTTGAAGATGTTCGTCTTTTAGATATGGATATGCAGCAGATAGATAAAGTTATTAAAAGCTTCTTATTAGATTGTGCTTCTATAGGAAAAGCTAAGGCGAGGAAGGTACATTGTCTTACTTCTTTTGAGGCGGACTTCTATCTTGAACAGGCAAGAGAGTTGTTAAAAGATTATGAGGGTATGGTATGACTACTTGTAAAAAATGTAAAGGAAAGGGGTTTATTTTAAACTCGGATAACAGTACATCTTTGTGTGTATGTCAAAAAACCTTACAATTTAAAAAGGACTTGGAAGATCGTGGCTTCCGGTTAGGTATGATTAAGCCTTGGGATGTTTTAAATTCTCCTGCTGTTCATAAAATAAAATCTTTGTCTTATAAGGATATTTTTCTTATAGGTAAATCAGGTGAAACTGTTTTTTATTCTTATATGACACATCTTCTTTCAAAGGAAACCCGTACACGAATCTTTTCCAGTTCGGAACTGACTGAGATATTTCTAAGCAAGGGCTCTGAATACCAGTCTAAACTGTCTTACCTTAGTTTAGGAATAGTGTTAGGGTTTGATCTGACCAACAGTATTCAGGGAAAAGTTATGGCGGATTTTTTATTCTTCCGGAAATCAAATAAGAACTGGCAGACAGTCTTTTGGTTGCCTTACAATTCTATGAGGAGGCTGGAAACCGAGTATGGTGATGTTTTTTCGGAATATATTAAAGAAGGTGATTTAAATTTGGTTGAGGTTAAATAATGTCTATTAAACAAGAAAAGGAAACCTTAGAAATACAATTAAAAGATCTGTTGGCTGTAGGGTTCCAATCGAGGTCTTTGGACTATTTACAGCAGTTACTACTTATCCGGGAAGATTTTTATGTGAATGCTTATTGGTACACTCTGGTTAATGTTTGTGCCGATGCTATGATCGAGTATCGTACTGAGGAAATGTCCGAAGAATTTTTGCTCCGTTTTATTGAAAAGAAGAAACTTTTAGCAGGTCCTCTTTTGGCTTATAAAGATTTTATGGCTATGGAAGTTGAGGCTTTGAGCCTTAACAGGTTCAGGCTTGAGGTAGATATTTATATTGAAAATATGTCCAAATATCTGTTTAAAAAGTCTATCTACAACTCACTCAAGAACTGGGACGATAATACCTATCCCAGTATAAAATCTAAGATGTTTAAGGATGTGGGTGTTATTGATACTTACAGAGGTACGGGCAGTTTGCCTGAAGGTAACATTAATCAGGATATGGCTGATGTTCTAATTAACATTGAGGCAGGTAAAGCTCTTACTGATCGTGGGGTACTTACCGGGTTTTCTCACATAGACTCTACAACAGGGGGGTTTATTCCGGGAGATCTTGTTTTTATTCTTGCTTATACTTCTCAAGGTAAATCTACGATGTTACTTAATACAGGTTACAGTTGTATGCTTAATGGGGGTAACTGTGTTTATTTTGTGAATGAGTTACAATACCGTCAGGTCAAGGTCAAGTTTCTTGCTAGGCATACAGCAAACTCGGTGTTCTGGGACGGGCAGCTTAACGGTGTGGCAACAAAATCACTTGAGCAAGGTACTTTATCCAAGACCGAACTTAAAGTCGTTAAACAGGCAGCGAGGGATATAAGGACAAATAAAAAATATGGTAGAATTTATGTTGTTCAGTTACCTTCCGGATCATCACTAAACTATATTGAGGCTAAATTGACTTCATTACAGGCCACCTTTCCGGTGGATCTGGTTATTATAGATGATTTACGGCTTTGTACTGGTGATCTTAAAGGGGATGATAAGGCGGTATTGAGTAAGGTAGTGGTTGCAGCAAAGAAACTGGCTGTAAACTTTAATCAGGGTAAAGGTGTTCCAATTTTATCTCCTTGGCAGACAAAACAGGTTTCTTTTGAGGAAGCAAAGAATAAGGGTAGATACCCGATAAATATTGCTTCGGACACTAATGAAGTTGAGAAACAGGGAGATGTTTTGATATGGTTACTGCAGACAGAGGATCTTAAACGGAAACACCAGATCCTTTCTGGTATTACAAAAAACCGTATGGGTTCAACTATAGAATCTTTTGTTCTTATGGAAGAATGGTCTTATAGCTATATGTCTGAGCTTTCCGGGGTAGCTGTTGAAGTTGGTGGTAATACTTCTCCTGAGATTGAGTCTCCGGAAGAGTTTAAGTTTTTGTTAGATGAGGCTTTAAATATTGATTGAGGTGTTTTATGAAAAAACTAGACAAGTATCTTTTAAAACTGGCTAAGGAGATCGGTGTTAATGTTGTTGTTAGGTCTGCTAAGTATCCTGATAAACCTATCTTTAGATTAGAGGTAAGTTCCGATCTTTTAACTCAGTATAATAGGCAGTGTGATGTTTACCGGTTTTGTAAAAAACACGGGATAAAGATTTTGAATGATTGAGATAAGCCTATGATTAGATTTGAAAGCCTTGTGGTAAAGGAGTTTCCCGTAAAGGGGTTTACGCTTGATATAAAATATGGGGTATTAAATGAAAAAAGCTTTAATGACACTGACTATGATAGATGCCTACAATCAGATACACGATATGTTTGATACAGGTAAAGGTTGGAGGAAACCTCCTGTAGCTAACAAACCTAAGCAGGGTAAGAAAAGACCTGCTGGGAAAGGTAAAAAGGCAAAAAAATTTGGTAAAAAGAAGAAGAGGTAAGTTAAATGCCTTGTAAAAACTGTATGAACATGGGCTGTCCTTTCAGGTGGGTTAGAATCACCATTAATGGGGTTCTTAGAGATCCTCAGTTTATAGTGGTAAGGCACGAAATGGCTGGTAGGTTTTTGTTTGGTTGTAAGAAATATCTACCTGATGAAGATTTAAGGGAAGGTTTTAATGGGTAGTTTCGAGTATGTATTATCTTCTTTTATTGAGGATTATGCTGAAGTGTTTAGAGAGGAAAAGGAAAGCGTTCGTACCTATAGCCAGATGTGGTTATATATTTGCCACTTTACAAAGCTTCTTTATTTTCGGAGCTTTTTTGATAGAGAAACCTTTTCTATTTTTAGTGAGGTTAGACTTCCTGTTGCAAGCAAACCTCCTATTAATTTGATAGTGTTTATGTTTATAGAATCCTATAAGGAGCGTGTTAGGGGGATACAAAATATCTCAGTTATTTCGGATAGAAACATTAGATATTACGGGTTTGATGAAGAAATTTAAAATTTCTTTTGACATTGGGGGCTGGTTTGTTATAATAGTATTAGATCTTTGAAAAATGAGTAGAGCTGAAAAGGGTTCTTCTGGACGATGATTCCAAGAGTCGTGGATGCCAAGAAAGAGAACATTTGTGAGGTAGGCAGGGTTGAGGGCATAGCTGTAAAGGCTGGTATTGCTTAATTTAAAATTCCTTAACATAATACAGAAGTCCGGAACTGACGAAAGAAGTAGTCAAGTCCTACGGAACAGCAATAGAACAGTAATGAAAATCAAGGTAGCACCTTAGTAGGGGGTTTGGTCTGGATACCATCAGCAGTGGTGGAGTAAGATGGGGGGCTTAACGGACGGGAAGTAACTGTTATTTCTGAACAACAGAATATTGGAGTACCTGAAGCATGAGGAGGATTCCTAGTGAAAAAGTCGGGGAGTGTAAACTTAAAAAGAAAAATCATTCAGACAAGTAGCGTTGGAGAGTCCTTTTGAGTTCTATTTATGGAGGTGTGATATGCGAGTAGTTGTTTCTGTTTGGGCTTCTTATCAAACAAGAGAGCGGTCAGATTTTAAGGAAGGGACTGTATCGTTAGTTTTTAACGGTGTTCCTTGTAAGGACCGGATTACTGCTGAGATAGTTTCTCAGACTGCTTATATTGCTGATAACAACGGTAATACACCATTGAACTGGGCTTCCTATTATGGAAACATCGAAATAGTAGAACTACTTTTACAAGCAGGAGCAGACCCGAATATTGCCAATAAAAACGGCAATACACCGTTGTACGAGGCTTCCTCTAAGGGTCATAAGGAAGTTGTAGAACTACTTTTACAAGCAGGGGCAGACCCGAATATTGCCGATAACAACGGCAATACGCCGTTGAACTGGGCTTCCTATTATGGAAACATCGAAATAGTAGAACTACTTTTACAAGCAGGAGCAGACCCGAATATTGCCAATAAAAACGGCTATACACCGTTGTACTGGGCTTCCTATAATGTACACCACGAGGTTGTAGAATTACTTTTAAAATCAGGAGCAGACCCGAATATTGCCGATAAATACGGCCAAACACCGTTATACTGGGCTTCCTATAGGGGGCACCGCGAAATAGTAGAACTACTGTTACAAGCAGGAGCAGACCCGAATATTGCCAATAAAAACGGCAATACACCGTTGTACGAGGCTTCCTCTAAGGGTCATAAGGAAGTTGTAGAATTACTGTTACAAGCAGGGGCAGACCCGAATATTGCCGATAACCTCTTTGGTTTGGTCTCTTGTATCAGTGAGTAAACTTACCGATGAGGAGTATAAAAAAATGTCTGGTAGTGACTTTTTTATTATGGTTATATAGGAGGTGGGGGTATTATGAAGTGTATTAAAGACTCCCAAGAAAGGTTTGGGGTTATGTCTTATCAAACCCGTATGACAGAAGAGTTTAGTCTGGTTGTTGATCAGGCTGTTGAGTTATTAGAGCCTGTAGTCCGGGATATAGGTGTTCCTGTTGAGGTAACGACTTTTCTTGTCAATGGAGAGGATTCCGATGAGATGTGTTGCGAGAAGGAAGAATGTATTTCAGTTGTAAGGTCTAAGCTTGTTTCAAAATATGGTGAAGATGCTATTGAAGATTACCGCTACTCCAATGATGGAGACCTTGATGTGGTTGAGGGATGTAGTCAGTGTGGTTCTCCTTTAAATTCGCATCTTACATGGTGTGAATCCGAACTGGTATATGTTGAAGGTCTGTATGATGAGCGTTTTCGGAAAGAGGGTTTTGTGCTTTATGCTATTCTGAACAGTATGCCTACCTTTGACAGAGAAATAAAGCCTTGGACACTACAGAAGGGGGGAAAGATTCTTGCCAGTGCTATAGAGGACCGTGAGGCTTTTTTTCAAAGGGTGTTAGTTGTTGCTCAGAGAGTTAAAAAGGTATTTGGTCGATAATATGAGTTTAAATTGGAGGCATTAAGATGCAGATGATTATTTTGGTTGTATTGGTATTAGTGGTAATTTTTGAGACAGTTAAATCTGTTGTTGAGATTAAAAAGAAAAACAAAGAAAGCCGTGATTTCGATTCTCGTTTGACTGAACATCTTTCGGAAACAAGGGTTAGTTTAAATGGTTTCCTTGGTAAAGCTGAGGATCAGATAAATCAGTTTACTGATCATATTAAGAGTGATGTATTTGATCAGTTTGCTAAAGAGCTTGAAAAGGCTGAACAGGAGAAGTGGAAAGCCATATCCGAGTTGAACTTATATGTTACGGCAATCCGGTCGCTGGATCCTAACTACCGGAAAAAAATCCAGACAAGGGTTGATGCTATGGTTAATAGATCTAAACAACAGCCGGTACAAAAAGACAAGGGGTAGTTAATGTTGAGAACTAAGCAAGAAATAAAAAATCTTCTTAAAGAGAGAGTTAAGCAGTTAATGGAGACCCGAATAGGTGCGGTGGAAGATGCTCTTAATCTGTGGGGTAAGGTAGAACACACTGATAAACAATCTTGGTGGTATATACCGCCAAAGGGAGGAAAGCCGCCTAAAGCCTGTATGGTAGCCCACATAGACACGGTTGACGATGATAGCAGGAGGGTTGTTAAAGATCTGGATGCTGTCCTGTTATTGGATCCCCCTTCCGAGTCGAGTTGTTTAGGGGCAGATGATCGTGCCGGGGTAGTTGCTTCTACCTTTTTATGGGAACAGAATCCTGAAGTAGCTCTACTTCTTACTAATTATGAAGAGTCCGGTCGTGCGGGGGTTGCTAATTTTTGCGATGCTTTTGAATCCCTTGGTATAGATTTTTCGGATCTCAGACTATTTATCTCAATAGACCGTAAAGGTACGCACCATTTTGTGGATTATGCTGGTAATCCTTATGCGGGGAATGATTGGGTGCGTTCTTTTGGGTGGGAAGAGGAGTACGGGTCTTTTTCAGACATTGCTACTTTACAGCTCCTATTAAAAGTACCTGCAATAAATATAGCTACAGGGTATTATCACGAACATACCCTGTACGAACTTTTGGTAATGTCTGAATGGGTTTTTGCTATAGATTTTGTTCAAAAGCTTATAGATAATATTGCTGGGTGTCCTGTTTTAAGGATTACTGGTGAAATTGATCCTGATGCTGTTTTTTGTTATGATGATATTTATAGATCTGGTTCCGTATTATAATATAGATAGGCTTTGGAGGTTTTGTGATGGATATGTCTGATTATTTTCAGTTGTTGAGACCCTTTTTTGCTTGGCGTTCCTCTGAGTTCTTGGGGGTTAAGTTAATACATAAATCAGCTAAACGCCCTAATTATGTGATTTACAGGGGTCTATCCGAGTCAGGTTCTACAAAACATATCCGGATATATGTTCCAAAAAAAGACGAGGAGGTTATAGTTCCTTTTTCTAAGGGGTGGTATCTCTGGCAATCGTTTGATGAGGTTAAAGCCTCGATAGATTCTGTGGCATTGGGGGTTTTGCAGGAGATAAGTAAGGATACTTCTTTAATTGAAGCTATTTTACAGAGTATAAATGTGCTGATAATTGAAAACCGGGTTAAAAGCCCTCGGTTGATTTCTCCGGAAGTGGGTAGGGCTGTTTTAGATTTAATCGATAAAAGTCACCGGAGAGACGAGATTAGGGATATCTCTTCTGATGGGGGTTAATTTGAAAGAGAGAATTAGTTTTGGGTTTTTCCCTAGGATTTTTCTTGTAGTACCTACCTTTATTATTAGTTGGACGGACGAGGGGGTTGCTCTAAGCTTGAGTTGGTTATGTTTAGGTATATCTTTTTTAGTAAAAAAACGCAGGAAATGGGGGTGTAAGTGATGTGGAGACCTATAAGAAATTCTGCAGGTGAGTGTACTTGTGGTGAGGCTGTTTTTGGGCTTTACAAGTTTATGGTAAAGTTTGAGGCAGGTGAGTGGGTTACTCGTTGCCCTCAGCTTAATACGGGTTGGATTAGTCTCAAGCTTCCCGAAAAGACCCCTTTTGAGTTGATCTGTTTCCACGCCTCAAAAAGGCTTTTCCAAGAGTATAAACAAGAAAACGATAAATTTGTTACAAGTTATATAAACTATCAAAGGGGATTTCAAAAGGAAGTTGAAGCCCTTAGAAAGTAGATTGTTAAATGGAGGATTTAATGTTAGCTGTGTTTTATGGTAATTTAATTTTTGCGGATTATTTCCCTAAAAACTACCCTTTAAAGGTAGTGAACTTTGAGCACTATTCTTCTTCTAAGGATATGCTTGACGCCGTTACAGACCCTAATTCGGTCGTGATTGTTGAAAATGTCTATAAACTGAAAATCTACTATGAATATTTTATCAGTAGGGCAATATCAAACAGTAAAGAAAGTATTGTGGTGTTATCTGAACTCCGGTTTGATTATTTCAGGGAAGTGAAAAGGGCTATGGCTACTTTTCTTGCTAAACTTTCAAAGGTGCCTAATCCGGTGGTATTCACTTTCCCTTTAGAGGAGAGGGAGAATAATCTTTATAACCGTATATACCCTGCTGGGTACGATGATTTTTCTTTGTTTGGAGGTAACTTCAAGATGATCGTACCTTTTACGGAGGTTGATGGCAGTCCTATAGCTATAACCTCTTTAGCTCTACAGAGGAATGTGAAGTTTAAGAACTTTTCAGAGTATCGGGAATATCTCCTATCTTTTCTACCTAAAGAAGATTCTGGGGGAAGTGCCTCTTAAAGCTTTATATAATACTTGAGCAAGGCTGTGAGGTTAAAATGTTTTCGGTTGCCTTTAAAATTATAAAAGACTTCGTTTTAAAATACTGGTATGTTGTCCTTATAGCTTTGCTCGTTTTGGCTGTTTTAGCTTATGTGGGTGTATTGAGGTACAGGTTGGTTAGAGTTAATCGTGAAAATGAGCGGCTTACTACGGAACTGATTGAACAGCAGTTTATTATATCCTCTTTAAAGGAGGAGGTTGCTCGTTTTAAAAAGGAGAGGGTTTACCGGGACAAGTTAATTAAGGTGTTAGAAGAAATGAAAAGAGAGGAGATTATCCGGGAAAAACATTTTCATACTCAAGTTGAGAATAATAAAACTGTTGTAGAAAAATATGAGGAAACTAATGATCTTTTACCCGTCTTTTGTGAGATTGATCGGTACTTCGGTATTACTACTGATCAGTGTGAGTAGCTGCTGTCACTTTTGTCCTACAGAGGTAGTTACTCAGACTCGCTATGTTATACCTGATTTTGCTGAATGCAGTTTATTCTATCCGGAAGAGGTGGAGTACAGTCCCTTACCTAAAAACAGTTTAAGTCGGTTTACCGGGGAAGATCTTCTGGTGTTATTGAACAATTTAGCCCTTAGAGAGAAGGAATTAAATTCTCTCAAGGCGGTTATATCTTGTTACAGTAGGGTTTTAAAGGAAGCTTCTACAGTTTTTAAGGGAGATAAAGATGAATAAGGTGAATGTTTTTTATGTGGATCAGTTTTATAGTGATATAGTCCTTCTGGGGGATTCTGCTCCTGCCAAAGTACATTGTTGTGAGTTAAGTTTACCTTTTGCACTGGCAGCAGAAGTAAAGACTCCTAAACTTTTTGCAGGTGAACTTACTCATATCATACTTAAAAGTGATTCAGGTTACGGGTTTAGTCCTAATTTGGTTTGTATTTCTGGAGACACTATTATTACCCCTGTACTGATTAGTGAGGGTATTTTGGCTATCCCTGTAAAAAAGAGTGCCGGTACACATAGTTTTGTTCTTACGGACGGGGTTTCTAACTTAGGGTTTTCGGTAGAGTTTGTGGGTGTGTTAGATTCTGTGGATACTTTTTCTTTTATAGACAAGTATTACTTTCCTTTCTTTGGTGGATTAACTCGTAAGGTTGTTTTAGAGGTTGATTCTTCTTTTCAAATACACAAAATTACCGCTAATGGGATACCTGTAGGGGATTTGTCTTTTCTGGATTCTCATTATGTCCTCTTCAGTTGTTCTTTTCCTTTAAATGGTTCCTATGGTATTGTTCTATATGATGATGAAGATAACATTCTACATTCGTTTTCGGTTACAGTTGCTTTGGAGCAGCAAATAGATGTAGGTGTTGTCGGTACTTTTTTTGAGGACTTTATGTATGTTTATCTTCTTTCCGGCCAGTATCCTGCAGGAGGTGTGTTTGTCATAGATCATGGTGATTTTCTTATTAAACCTGTCTCAAATTTGGAGACATTGCCCGACAAGATGGCGTTATCTGAATCCGATAGGTTCGTTTTTGTTGTTCGGGACAGGGCAGGTGGTGTTGTTCCTTTAACGGGCTATACCATTACTTCTCAGGGGTTTTCTTTGTCGGGTTTTACTGATCACAATGGGGTTATCTCTTTATCTTGGTATCAGTTACCTAAAGTTTTTGATCTGAGTTTTTCCAGCTATGACTTGACTTATCTTAACTGTACATTAAGCAATAAGGGAAAATAATGCGAATCTTCTTTGATCGGCAATTTAAGCAGATGCAGGTTGTTACTGAGATAGAGAACCTTTCAGAGTTCGTTTTGCTAGAAGTATATCGCGGTACCTTTTCTCCTTTAGAAGAACCGGGTCAGAGTAAGTTTCTGGCAGATAACTCTCCTACAGATATTTTTTTTATAGACTTTAAATACTCCTATAGGCAAACTGGTAATGTTTATCTCGTGGGTGTCCTTGCTGACGGAAACAAGAGAGCAGTTTCATCCTGTTCTATATCTTCAGGGACACATCATAACAACATGTATGATAATGCTGTCCGGGGTCTTAATACTCGGAAGGACTGGTATCAGAAGCTGAGGTCTGAAAGGGTTAAGATATTTTTTAAGTCTCTTCAAGGTACTTGCACATGCTGGGATGAAGAGATGAAGGTGGCTAACCCTAATTGTGCTTTGTGTGGGGGTTCGGGTAAGGTGTTGGGTTATGTGGGTAGTTATTTTAATGTAATGATTGACAATGATTTTAAAAAGGTCAAAATGCGTACACAGGAAGGTAGATCTGTGTCCGTTGAGGGTTTAGAGGGTTGGCTTTTTAAGTATCCTTTTGTTAATGATGAATGTATCTTGGAAAGAAAAAGCGGTGATCGTTATACAATAAATAATGTTACCTATAAACATTTCGGGGGGCATTTGATTGAAATGAGTTTTATGTTGATTATGTTAGGGGATTCATTTAATTTTAAACTGACTTTACTTGGTGGTGGTGATTAGTATGGAAATTACATTGTATATGGGTGAGGTTCAGCATACCTTTATTGTTTCTAAGTTTATTAAACGGTTTATAATTCCCTTGGAGGAGATTTCCCGTATCTTAGGTAAACCTAACGGCTTCGAGGTTATGCGTGTAGTTCGTGAAGGGAAGTTGTTCAATTTTGTAGTTGAGACTGATGAGAAAAACCTGTCGGCAATAGCGCCGTTAAAACCGGGAGATTTTTCTTTTCTAGTTCAAAAAACTAATGAAGGGGGTTTTGGGTTTAGCCGGTTTGTTTTAGACAGTGAGGTTAGTGGCTGTTCTCAAGGGGTTATTACGGTTATTGTTAAAAGTTGTGATAAACCTCCTTACAGTGGGTATTATTTGAATGGGTTCTGGGGTTATCCTGTGGAGCCTGAGCCTTTCTCCTTTTCTTTGTCGGTTGAGCGGCAAAAGAAAAGTATTGAGTTTTGGTCAAAAAATGCTTACAGACTTAATGGTAAAGAGATAGATACTTCTCAAGTGATTATTTCAATATCGGATCACACTCCGGAGAACATAGAAAAGCTGGAATCTTCTTTAGGGAGGTCTTTAAGCCCAATAGGAAGGTGTAGTTTAAGTCCTGATTATAAACAGGTTTTAATAGACTCTAAAGGAGAATTTTTTGCTTTACGGGGATAAATGAAAAGTATTCAAGAGCTTATTACGGAAAACATTAACAGGTTTAGAGGGGATCGTGGTGACTGGTCGCCCGTTCCTGTAGGAGACCGGGAGCTTATTTCAAGAGGGTTTTATCTTCTTTTACTTCACCTGTTTTCTGTTGAAGGTATTGCCGATGCCTACCCTAACTTACCTTGTGACTTTATAGAGAACATCAAAGAAGGTTCGGGTCTTTTTGTGAAAGGTGCAGATGTTAAGGCGGTAAACCCTTCTTTGATGGTCGGTTTTCCTTCTGGGTCTTTCCGATTACTTCAGTTAGGGGTTGGTTCACATAATGAGGATAGGTCCGAGCCTGATTTTGTGGTTAAGAAAAAGTTTTCTGGATCCATATCTTTATCCTCAAAAGGTAGAACCTCTCTGGAAGCTTGTAGAATTATAGATATTGTAGAGTCTGCTTTAAATAGTGTTTTATCTGACTGTTTAAGGGCTTTATCTATACAGATTACCTCTATAAATGTTTCGGATGGTAAGGAAGATAAAGCAGGAAACGATGTTCCTTATTGGAGGTTCGATACAGTTATTACTTGTGATATTCCTGACCTAACTGCTTTATATGGTCTCAGTCCTGATTATGGTGTTTTTAAGGATCTGTACCTTGACGAGATAGAGGTTAAAGCGTGAGGCTAAAGATAGAAGTTTATAGAATACAGTGTATTTGGTTGTTTTGACTTTTTTTTTACTTTAATAGGGAGAAATGTTATGAGTTACAAGAAACCTCAAGTTATTACCAAAAGAGATAACTTAACCGGGAACAGGGCTTCGGCTGGGGTGTTTACCAATGTTGGTATTATTGGTGAAGGTTCTGGGGGTGTTTCCTCTGTACCTAAGACGGTTATAAGATCTGCTGTAGGGCTTAGTGATTTTGTTGATCCTAATATGCGTTCTGCTGAATGCTCATATCTTGGATTCAATTACCTAGAAGGTGTGGATTATGATGTTACTTCCGAAGGTAAGATACTTTGGAAAGCTACTAAAATATCTAATCCTTACCTGATGAAGGTGCTTGTAAGTGATTCGGGTAGTTTACCTGTCGGGAATTATTACTATGCTGTAACTGCAATTAAAAAGGTTACAACAGATGCGTTTGGTGAGTCTCTTCCGTCTAATGTCTTGGGTGCTGTGCTTGGTACAGTAGGTAAGGCTGTCCTGAATTGGTCTGAAGTTGAGCTTGCTGACGGTTATCGTATTTATCGGGGGACTTCTCCTACAAACCTGACACTCATCAGGGAAATTTCTGGGGGTAATACTACGGTATGGGAAGATACAGGTATTTATACCCCTGGAGCTACTTCTCTTCCGGCTTCAAATACAGCATATAAAAGACCTCCTACAAGTGAGGAAGATACTAAAGGGTACTGGTCTGGTGGGGATGCTTCGGGAAACTTGGCTTCTCTTGAGGCCGTAGCTGATGGTTCTATTAAAATAGATGCGGATAGTCGAGGTGTTGTAGAGGTTACTGGGGTTGGTTTTACCAGTCTTGTCGATCCTGATCTTAGTGACATTGCAGCACATCTTCAGTCTGTTGCAAGGGAGCAGCTAGGGGATCGTGGTTTTTATATATCAGGGTCGGCTTCGTTAAATCTGAGTACCCTTGTTGGGGTTACTACAGGTAGATTAAATATTAGGCTTGATGGCGGTGCTTTAGCAGAAACTGGGGATATAGATCTTAGTTCTGCTGAGACTCTGGGAGATGTTGCCGGTCTTATTCAGGCGGAATTACGGTCGGCTACAGCTACTCAGGTTACTTGTGAGTACGATACTGATCAAGGTGTCTTTATTATTACTTCCGAGAAAGGGGGTTCTGCTTCTAAAGTTGAGTTTGATGCTCCCTCGACTGGGGTGGATTTGAGATTAAGTCCTTATCTGAACCTTGCTGGAGGTACGGGTGTTGATGGTAAACCTTATGCAATTGAAATAGAGTATGTGGCGGTTTCTTCCAGTTTTGTTATAACTTCTGCTACTGCCGGGGATAGTTCTTCTATAGATGTTACTGCTGGGGAGACCGGTACAGATCTTTCTGTTGCAGGTTTGACTGCTTTAGACTTGTCCGCCGGGGGTTCTGGTGTTGTAGGTGTTACTGGTGAGAAGGTTACTTATGAGGTGGATGCTGCTATAGTCGGTCAGAACTTCTTTGAAGCTGAGACTTTCTTTGATCTTATTTCTCTTGGTATGGCTCACGGGTTTGATTCTCAACTATATGCTGTTGCTAAGGATATGATGTCTGAGCCTCCTCAAGGTTTTGGTACTCCTATGTTGACAGTTGTAGCTGTTCCTGAAATGACCCGTTCTTCTGTAGGGGGTGCTTTACAGGAGCTTGGTAAAGTAGATGTTGATATTGTTGTGGCTATTTCAAATGATGTGGACATAGCAAGGGATATTGTGTCCCACTCAGTTCACTTCAGTAGGGATGATATTAAAAAAGAGCGTGTAGCTATTGTTTCTCTTGATGCTTCTAAGGTGTCTTACAACGATTTTATTTCTCTGGCAAAAGAGTTTTCAGTACACGGCGATCGTGCTGTTGTTGTGTATGATAACTATACTAATGAGGGCTATGTTTCTCCTCTTCTGGCAGCAATGCAAGCAGCCCTTCCTGACAGGGCTACCTCTACTTTAACTTCTACTTTTAGCACTAATCTCCCTGTCAGAAAATCAGGTAGAGTGGACGGTAAAGCAGAGACATATATGCTTAGTCAGGGGGTTCTTGTTATATCTAAAAACGAAGAAAATGTTCTCACCGTTATTGACGACCTTACTTGCGGAGGTCCTTCTTTGGATCTTCCTGGTAGGCTGGTTGAGGACTTTCTTAGAAAAACGCTGAGAAGGGCTTGCTCCCCTCTGAAGGGTCTCAAGATCCGTGACAGAATTACTACGGGTGTAGAAGAGATAGGTAGAGCTACTTTGGATTCTTTTACTTTCTTGGAGCTTATAGATTCTTGGTTGCCTGAGACTCTTGTGGCATCCCCTCATCCTACTAATCCTGAAGGGGTTGTCTTGAGATTCACCTATGTCAGGGGCAGAACATTGAAACTGATCGAGGTTGCTTATACTGTTATCGGTTAATTTTACATTATTTAGTTTCGGGGGGTCTCTATGTTTAAGGAATTTCTAAACAAGCTTGCTCAAGACAAAGAAAAGGCATACAATCAGATAGATTTCTTTCTGGAAGATGTTCTTGAGATGTCAGAGGAGTTAATGGCTTCTGAAGGGTTTGAGAGCTTCTCTGGTAAGTTTACTCAAAGTCCGGGGTATAAAAGGTTACTGGGTTTTGAGATAGATATAGATCCTCCGGAATATTCTGATATAGAAAAAGCCATAAAGTATAAGTTTGGTGACAGTAGTGATATTACTTTTGGTGAGTCCGATTATTATCGGGTTTACTCAGAGCAATTGTTTACTGATCTGTTGGGTGATTATGATTCTACAGATGGTTTTGTTGGTATTAAGGTGCAGGACTTGGATCCTGAAGTTGACCAGGAAAAGGCGGCAGAGGTTCTTATCCGGGTACTTAAATCAGGGGAGTATGATTCCGAGTTGGTTCCTGTTTTTGAGGATCTGTTCCCTGATGGTGAGATCGATCTTAAATCTTTTACATCTGATACTGATCTTTATTTGGTGCTAAAAACTGCCGGGGTACTGGATTCTGTTGTTTCTGAGATTGCAAAAGAGGGCGTTGTCCTTAAAAAGCTTTCTAAACTGGAAGATCTCAAAGAAGCTATAGATAATTCTTTAGCTTCTATTAACGATCCTCAGTTCTGGGTAGATTGGGTTGATACTGAGGAACTTGTTTCAGAAGAGAAAGAAGATACGGTTAAGGCTTCTGTTGAGCGGGTTTTTGATGGTAAAGATCCTTTAAGGGTTAAGGTTAAGTCCTCCGATGTTGGGGTTTCCCTTTCTGAGTTAGAGTCCGACTATTCTGAGGGTTACTCAGATGATTCCTCTTTGCGAGTGTTTCTTTCCGGTAGAGATCCTTATTATGTTGTTATTGATGGTAATATTTACCCTGTGGGGGATAAAGAAGGTACTGCTCCTGATTTGCAAAGAGACAATCCTGATTATGGTACAGTTTTTTACAGGATAGAAGGTAATAGTGAACTCCTTTTATTGCGAGATGTTCACGAGGGTTCTTATTCTATCTATGATAGTAGTGGTCTTAACTTAGGGGACTTCTTGTTTTGTCCTTCTGACCTTGAGGAGCGTTTTGATATTGCTAGGGATGTCTATCAGTTTGATTTTCAGGATTCTACTTTAATAGTGTCTGAAGAAGTTTTGGTTGAGTTGAGTGGTACGGGTACTGTAGATCATTACGCTTTAAAGAGGATTAATGGGGATATTTACATTGGGTACTTATCTCGTTATGCTGATAGTGGGTGGTTCTTGTTTCCTTACCCAGACGGAGGGTTTTTAAAAGAAGATTTTCCGGATTCTTTTTTGGAGGAGGTTCTTGCTTTCGTTTCGGGTCAGGTGGGTAATGAAGATAATACCGTTGAAGCTAAAGTAAAGGCTTCATACCCTAGGGAAGTTACCGAGTCCTTTGCTCGGGCTTTAAAGGAAGAAAAACCTGAATGGTTTGAAGAGATTGTTTCCCGTATAAGGGCTGAAAGGTCTATGGATAATATTCATTTTAAAGATAAAGAGATTTCAGATTACTTTGTAGGTCAGAAGGTGTTGGGTTTGTATCAGGTAGGTCTCTTAGATTCTCTTGTATCTTTTGATAAGGAGTTGGAGTCCTTTGTTTCTGATAAGCTGCCCTCTATGCCTAATGTTGAAGGTTCTCAGGTAGAGTTTGGTATGGAAGGTTCCCCAGCAGGATCCGAATACACCCCGAAAGACTATGCCGAGATGTTGGAGGAAAGGTTTTTGAACTCCTTTGGAGATATGGGTGATTATACTCCGGAAGTTTATTTTACTTTAGAAAGTTGGGAATATCCTTCAATAGTCTTTGCGGTTACTGAGGAGGTTTCTGATCCTGATCAGCTTCAGCAGCGGTTTGACTGGTTGACTACTGCCGGGGTAGAGTATCTTAAAGAGAACGGTTATCGGGGTAATTTATATATTGGGGATCATGGTATTACAATATAAAGGGAGTTAATTATGTCAAAAAAGAGAATAGAGTCTTTAGCAAAGAGAATTAGGGCTTCTAAGGGGGCTTTAGTTGACTTTAGTGAGTTTAAACGGTGGCTTAAAGAAGATGCTGTAAAAGAGGGTTCTATTTCTGAAAGAGCTACAGAAACCGAGGGCTTTGCTTTTGAAACCCTTGATCAAATGGCCTATAGAGAAGTTCTTGATCATGTACAGAATACCGGTATTTATGAAAACACGGGCGAACCTGACGACAATCCTGAGTGGGGTACTAAAGTTCCTATTTATGATTGGGACTATAAGTGGCTTACTATGCCCTCTGAAGCAAAGAAAATTAGGTCCTCTGAAGATAAGTCTCTTGCAGAAGTTGAGAAAGATGCAGATAAATTAAAAGAGGATATCAAGAAAGCTAAAGAGGTTCTTAAAAAGGAAGATACCGAATCTAGCCGGGCTAAGGTTGCTGATCTTGAAGAAAGATTAAGACGGGCTGCTGATGTTATTAGGAACAAAAGGGCTGATAAGGTTAAAGCTTCTGAAGGTAGGTATAAAAGTGATGAAGATATAGTGGCCGAGTTTGCGGGTGTTACTATAGGAGAGATTGATTTAAATCCTGATAAAGGTTTTGGTGGTATTTCCGGGTATGTGGATCTCTCCTTTCCTGAAGCTGGGGGGCATGTTGCCGGGGGTACTGATTCTGTTTCCGAGCATTTTTATTTTTATAATTACCACGAATGGAAAGAGGATCCTTCTATTACCCCAAAGATAGCTTTTGAGAACTGGTATCCTGAAGATGTTTTTCTTCAAATTAAGGAGGCTATAATTAATCATTTGGGAAGTACAGAGGTTCAGGCTAAGAAAGTCAGGGCTGCTAAAACTTCTGAAACTGTTGTCTCTTTGGGTACTGTTGTTTCAGATCGAGGGGATATTGTTTCCGATAACTACGGGGTGGTTGGTGTTATTTACAGTAGAACAGACCATCCAAAGTCCTCATTATTACCTGTGGAGGCCGATGCTGTAGCTAAACAGGTGGCACAGGTTTTGAGTGGGCTTGAGGTGGACATGGGTAAATATATGTCTGCTTCTGGTAAGTCTAATTATGTTATAAGAGACCGTGAGGCTGGTAACTTTATTGCTGAATTTGGTACGGAAGAACTCGCTGAAGAGGAGCTTAAACGGTACGAATCCGAAGATAAGGCTACGGGTACTTATACCCCTGATTTTTATGAAATTGTGCCGGTCTCAGGGAAAGTTAAACCCTTATTTGCTACAAAAACTAAAGCAGCTCGTAAAGTTAAAGCAGTTGAAGGTAAAACAATTCCGGAACTGGAAAAAGAAGGTTTTGAGGGTATAGATGCTTCCTTGGACATTTCTTTATATGAGTATGGGCTGATCTGGAAAGAAACCGAATCCGAGTATGAGTTTATTTATGGCGTGGGTAAGAGTGCTGTGGGTAATTACGATGCCTTTTTGACCGCTTCTTTTCCTAAAACAACGGATCCTCGTGAAGAGTTCAATTGGGTGTATTGGGATGAGGTGTTCTCTTTTGTTGGTGCTGATCCTGATACCTATTTTGAAGAATCGGATCTTCCGAGAATTATATTTGATCTGAAAAGTTTTTATGGTTATCAAAATGTTTTTGGAGATTCCTATGTAGAGCCTTTTCCTATGGATGATGGACAGATGCCTGGAGATATAAAGCCTAAAGCTTTTGCGGATACCGATCTTCCTTTAAGCAAAGCCGGTGTTGAAAAGTTTCAGGAAGGGGATTTTTACGGTTTAAGGATAATTGATACTGAAGAAGTTCTTCTGGATCCTGTTTATAGTTGGATAGATGATGTTTACAACAGTGTCTCCGGGCTTGTGCAGGTTGAAGATTCCAATGGGAACCATAGGGCGGTTGAGTTTCTTCTTGAGGGTGAAGAAGAAGATGTGGGTGTTGAGTCTTATAAAGATACTGAGACACAAAAAGATGATGAAGCTATAGATACTTTCTTTAACGAGGGTTGATTTATATAATAAACCGTGCTTAGTTAATTTATTTTTTGGAGGATATTATGCCAGTAGTAAGTGGTACCCCTAGAACAACCCCACCGGATAGCCAGAAAACGGTAATCTCTACCTCTATAGATATTGAGGTAGATGGTAAAAAGGTTGGTGCGGTTGACAGTTTTAATGTTAATATGTCTCGTGTGGTTCAGCGTATTCGTGAACTTAACAGTGAATACGCTGGTGAAACTATTGAGATAGTTCCGGGTCCTGGTGAGGCTAATATTAATGTAACCGGTTTTATGCTTTATACTAAAGGAGAACACTCCCTTTTCCAAAGGATGCCTGGAGAAGATGGTAAGAAGTTTGTTAATCTGATTAGTCAGATTAAGCCTTTTACTATCGTAGAGAGGTACACGCATCAAGGTACGGGCGTTTCTTTTACGGTAAAGTATATTGGCTGTTGGTTGACTAATTACAGTAAAACCCAGAACATCAATACAGCTATGGTTGTTGAAAATGCTACTATAGAGGTTCAGGCCGTTAGATCAGAGGCAGACTAATATTTAGCTTATTGTTATATTTTATTGGAGTGTTAAATGGAAGATTTAAAAAGGTTGCTTGATCCTCTTCTTTCTATGGGAAAATATGAATATCCTTTCCGTCTCGGTGATTATAAGGTATTTTTTAATTTAGCCGATGTCGGTTCTACTTCGGCAGCTTTGGTTTCTTTGCCTGTTAAAGTTGAAGCAGATGTTAAGGCGGCGAAAATGGCAGTTGCTTTGATGTCCGTAAATAACTACACCTTCCAAGGTCTTGAGGGAGAGCCTTTGTTGGAAAAGTATAGATTTCTTTGTTCTCTTAAAGAGCCTGTATTTGATCACTTTTGGGACCAATTCGTAGCTGCTCGTAACCTTCAGTATAAACTGTTTGAAGAGGTACATTTTAAAGGAAAAAAATCTTTGCCGATCCAGGATTCCGAGCAATCTGGAGACTCTTCAAGTTCTCCGGAGTGATTGACCCCTCTTGGATCGGTTATGAAAATGGTGGGTTGAAGCTCGACTTCCTTTATACTATCCGGAGATATTTTGTATTTTACAGTCTTTCTTTAGATAATTCGGATGATGTTGAGTATCATAAAGGGTTATCCGAGCTTCTGGGTTTTTATTGTAACCCTGAATTTTATCAGCAAAGGAAAAAGGCTGAGGACTCCGAAAAGCATGTTAATTTGGGGTATCAGGCTTTACTTGAACGGGTTAAAGAGGGGTTTGACCCTTTTGAAGATGAAGATGAGCCTGTTTTATAGAATATATTAGGACTATTTTGAGGTTGTTGTAGTGGCACAGATTATACTGGATTTCAGTTCAATTACTCCTGAACAGATTAAAGAAGCTACGGCCGTCTTACAAAAAGAAATTACGACACAGGTTAATGATGCTATGTCTAAAGGGCTTACCGGTAGTTTGGATCGGTATTCAAGGGACATTGCTAAGTCTGTTTCTGGTGCTTTAAGGGATAGTCTTTTAAAGGTTGTTGAAGTGGATATTGCTAAAGGTTTTGAAAAGGCTTTTAATTCAGTTTCCTTAGCTTCCGGGTTATCAGACAGTCTTAAAAAATCCATAGAAGAAGCTTTTAAATCTTTACCTGCTTTCACGGTTGATATTAAACCGGTTATAAAACCTGAAAACAAACTGATGATGAGGGATGTTTTTGATGAAGATCCCCAATCGGTTTTACAGCAGGTTAAGGGAACTGATCGAGTGGTTAAGGAAGAACCTAAATCTGATATAATTATAACAGATCGTGATGTTCGTGAAGAAGAAGTTGCTTCTTCTAAAAAAGGTTTGGGTGGTATAATGCCTTTACCTCTGTATGAAGTAGGCCGTGATACTGAACCCTCTAAAGCGAGTATAGAAAAATTGTTTCAGTCCTTCATTAAACAAGATGTTCCTAAACCTGAAGCAAGAGAAATGGCTGAACGCTTTGCTGAATCCCCTATGGTACAGGATACTGATTTTGAAGATTCTAAACAGGTAGCCCTTCTGAGGGAGTTTAATAAAGCTATAAATACTCAATCTTTTGAAATGAAAGGGCTCTCTGAACAGTTAGAGGGTTTAACCGAGGTTACAGAAGATCTGGAAGATGCTACTCGGAAGAGTGCAGAGATTGCTGAGAAAGACTCACGGCTTTCTAAAATAGAAAAACCTCCGGGACCCGATCCCACAAAAAAACTGGTTGACTGGACAGACAGTTTCCGGTTGACTGTGGGAATGTGGCTTACTTCTATTCCTCGTGTGCTTCTAGGGGTGTTAAAAGAGACTGTGCTTTCTTTTAAACCTCGTCAAAGGGAAGCAACGACCGCTGTGGCTAGTGTGGTAGGTTCTGATGAGATGTTACGGTTTTTTGATGTTTATCAAAAACATATGAGTGAAATAGATACCGCTTTAAAGCACGATCCTCTTTTACAGGCTTATGGAGGTGAGAATGCAAAAGAGTCTTATTTGGGGTTAAAAGGGGTTACTGGTGGCGTAGGTATTGGGGAGGTTGTTGAGGGGGTAGATGTTGTTGCTGTCGAGATGAAGGGTTTGGCGGCTAAAGCTCTTCTTGCTGGAATGAACCTTGATGATTTTGCTACTAAGGTTAAGGAAGGCATTACAGCTTTAGGTTTAAGTCAGGATATCTCAGAGAAGTTTATTATATCGGTTGCGGATCGTGCTAAAGAGCTTAATATAAGTTTTGACAGTCTATACTCTAATGTGAATTCTGCAAATGGGTCAATAAGGCAGTGGGGGCATTCTTTGTATGAAGCTTATGGTATCTCTTCAAGATTTGCCAGAAGTCTTGAACAAGGTAGAATGGCAATGGGGGATATAGTTGAGTTTGCAGCTGCTTTACACGGTACGGAGGAAGGTACTTCCGTTTTTCTTATGGATCAGTTATCCCGTGTTGAGGGTATGGGAGGGGACATCGCTAGAGCCGTCAGGGAAGCTTCTGGCGGGGACCCTATGATAGAAAGGAATTTGTGGCGCAGGGTTTCTGAAGGGCATCCGGGGATGGCTAAGGAGCTTGGTTTAGGTATTAGTGATGCTCAAATGCAGAAGGATTTCAGGACATCTATATTTAAGATGATAGATCAAATGGTTGAGGGTATTGCCGGTGAAAATGTTTATGCTCAAGCCGAGGTGCGGAGAAAATTGCTTCAGCAGTTTTTAGGTATTGCCGGAAATTTAAGTGAAGTTGCTTTTGAGGATATTCATAAGGTTTTTGGTGAGGGTGGTACTGCTCGTGGTTTTGTTCCAAGAGGCACTAGAGAAGTTGAGGATAAGGCTGAAGAGGCTAAGGAACGGATGGATAGGGATTTGGGTACTTTTGAGTCGGTTACTTTAACGGGTAAGAATGTGATTGTTAATGTGGTTGATGCTATTAGGGGTATAGATAGGGGTACTGATGCTAAACTTAGTATGCTTGATAGTGCTTTAACGGGTCTCCGAGAAAAAGATGATGAATCCTATGCTTTAGGTAGGAAGTATCTTGAAGAGCGGGGAGGTTTAACCCATCCTCCTTCTGAGACCTTGTTAGGGGTTTTAGATAGAATGGCGACAAAGTTTGAGGGTTTGGCAAAATCAGGGGATATAGGCAGGGCAGATAAGTTAATTGAATTACTTCCTTTAGTAATCCCTCCCGAATACCAAGATGAAATAATGAGACATTATCAGAATTTTATTAAGGGGCAGATCACTAATGAGGATATTAGGAGATTTAATACCATAGTAGAGAAGGTTAAAGAGCAAGTGCAGTATAAAAAAATGACGGGTTATTCTGGTTAGGGGGTTTTAATGGTTGATCGTGTAATTATTCGTACAAGAAACCCTGAAGCCACTTCTATGGATTCTCCTACTTCAGGTATAAGTGAGGTAAAGTTTCGGGTTAATCCTGCCTCAGTATCTATAGATCAGGGATCTTTAAGTACCCTTAAAAAGGCTCGTTACGGTTTTGTCCGGACCTACTTTGGTGAAGGACTTTTTAATTTAGGTTTTTCCGGGGTAGTAAACATACATCCTTCTTCCTCGGATTTAGTTCTTCAAGACCCTACGGCTTCTTTAAAAAGAGACCTTAATAAAGCAATAGAGGAAGGTAGGGGTATGACTATAGATCAAGTAAAGAATAGTTCGGGTTGGAGATGGTTTCAGAAGTTTGCTAAATTTGTCCGGGCTTATCAGCCGAGTTTATTCGAGTTACATTACTTAGGGACACCTTTATTACTTTCGCAAGAGAATCCTGTTTTTGTTGGGGAATGTTCACCGGTAAAATATACCCAAAACTCGGACAGTCCTTTTACTTTATCTTACAGTTTTACTTTTATAGGGATCTTACAGACAGACGAGTCTGCCTATGCCTATGCAAGGGAGACTGTTGAGACACTGAAGGTAAAGTTATGAATAAGGTACTGGATGAAAAAATTTCTGTAAGGTTATTTATTGAGGAAATAAATTTTGTCGGGGACAGTCTTTTCTCGACAAAAAAGGTAATAGAGTTTCCTTTTTTTGATTCGTTATTATGGAAAACTTCGCTTGATTTTCAGAAATCGGCTACAATAACCTTTGATAATCCTCTTGAAAAGCTGAGTACATCAGTACGACATCCTGATTCTATGCCTATATCTCCTTTTCCTAAAGGTATGGATGAAAATACGGAAAAGTATTGTTCTGATATTTATGATCATTATAGTGATCAGTTGAATGTTCTGAACGATAAACAAGAACTAAGTCCGGAAACCTATTTAAGGGGAGACGACTTTTTACTTGGTTTAGAGAATCTTGAAAGTTATGTCCATATAGGCGAATTGGGTCCTGTGTGTTTTACGGTGTATCAGCGTGTCTGGATTGTGTCCGAGTCTTATATAGGGGAAGATAGGGATAAAAAATATAATATATGGTCAGGTATTATTTCAGGGTTTAACGAAACCTCTTCTGAAACAGGTATTACTTTTACTGTTCTGGTTTCGGGTTTAAGTAGGTTTCTTGACCTAACTAATATCTATGAAAATTATCGTATAACAGCTTTTACAGGGGATCTTATTGAAAAGTATATCCAAGAACTCAACGATAGCCTTTATAGTAAATTTATTGGGACACAGTTACTTACAAAACTTCCTGTAGTTTCTTATGCTTTATTGCCGGTGTTTCTCGCAAACTTTTATTATACTGCAAAAGGTAATAAAAAAGACTATGGTATTGGTTCAAGGGATCCTTTTTTATCTGATGCTGTTCCTGACAAGGACTTCTTTTTACAGGATGCTTTATGGTTGTTAAATGTAGATGAGTCTAATTGTTGGGATGCCATTATTGATGGTCACGAGGGGGCTTTATTTGGTAAACGGGGGGGTCAGGCTTATTTATCTGAAATAGTTCCTCGGCTCTTTAACGGTGAGCAGGTTTATGTATATGAATTAACGCCCTCAGTATATGTGGATCCTCTTATAATAGAGGTATTTAATAACCCTGAAATTAATGTTATGAATGTCCTTTTACAACAGGCATTTAATCTTATAGACGAAACTGCTATGACTGGTAAAGACTTGCTAACTAAGGTAGCTCAGAATATTATGGGCGTTTCTTATGAAGATGATTTCGGTAATATTATTCTTGAAATTAGTAAAGTCTGGTCTGCTCCTGAAAATCCTGACGGTTTTGTTGTTACTCCGGAGTACCGGAATGATAGTATTTTAAAAGATGTTGGTCATAATCGGGATTATGTTATTCCTGATTCTTGGTGGTTTAGTCATACTAAAGGGTTTAATGAGAGTAATTTGGTAACTCATGTGGAAGTTCCTTCCGGTTTTGATTATGGTATTCTTCCTGATGAGTATGTTTTAAGAACTCGTCTTACGGGGAGAACTTCTTCTACCGAGCAGGAGATATTAAGGTTACAAAGAAGGTATGGTGTTCGGTCGCTTGTCACTTCTAATATAGCGTTAGCTGGGATGTCTTTAGGTAAAGATCACGATGATTATATTGAGTCTTTAAATACTTTCGCTAAAGCGGTTCTATCTTTAAGGAACTTTTCTTCGGTTGCCGTAACATTAAACACAAGGTTTTTAGATCATTTAAGTGTGGGTAAAAATATACTTTTTTTAAAGGATGAGTCTTTATGCCTGTTAAATGAAAAGACGGTGAGTTATGCGGTTGAGGAGGCGAGTGCTTCTTACAGTTGTGATTTTGTTGTGTCATACCGGCATAGGTTGACTGAAAAGATTACTTATCCTTTCTACGATTTGATCTTAGGGGGTTAAGATGTTAAATGCAATACTTAAAACACTGCCTTATACCTCTTCTGAAGGGTTTGAGTTTGGGCTTGTTGAAGGTCTTGAGTACATAAATCCTGATAGTGAAAAAGATAAAAGTGCTAAAAAGGTTGCCGAAGGTGAAGATCTTGATCCGTCAAAACATTTTACAGGGTATGTCTGGGTAAAAAAATTTACAGATAATGTTACGGTAAAAGCTCTGTTCATAGTCCCCTTAGCTGGTAGAAGTATGTTTATGGGTGGTATGCCTGAACGAGGTTCTATTTGTTTTATGTGTAAAGTAGCTAACCCTACTGGAGACGCTTCAAGGGTTATTATAGGGTTTGTTCCTGTACCCGTTAATATGATGATAGCTGCCCGAAAGGAGATGGAAAGTCTTAATGAAGGTGAAATGCTTTTCCAAGGATCTACTTATGATGAGACTATGGGCGATTTTTATAGTTCGGCATCAATGAAATATGATTGCTATGGTAGGTTATTGATTGAAAATGGTCAGGACGATTTCAGGATAGTTATCGGAGATCTTCTCAGTAATGAATATACAAAAGATGTTGATTACCTCAAAGATTCTATTACGGGGGAGGTTGTTTGTTTTCAGGAAAAATATAAAGATAAATACAGCCGGTCAATTGATCGTAGTGGTAACACTATTTTCCGGGCGTTGTCTGTTCTATGGGATGTTATGGGAGATGAGATCCATCGTATTGCTGGTAGATATATTATTTCTTCTTCTGAACAGATAAGACTTGAGCAGAGAGGAAACTATATTGATATGTCCAAAGATGGTTTTAAGGTTATGGCTGCGAAAGACTTCATTGTTAATGTAGTGGGTGGGGCTGAGATCAGTTCTGGTTCTTATCTGGCTTTCTCTTCTTTTCTTGACCTCAGTCTATCTACAAGTGCTTCTATAGTGATGAAAGCTTTAAAAGAGTTTTTAATGGTAGCTTCCGGGAAAGTTACTTTATCTTCTTCTGAAAAAGAGGTTATAGTGGAAGCCTTTGAAGATATTATATTAAAGTCTCTTACAGGGAAAGGTGAGTTGTCTGCTTTACAGGATGTTGCTGTTACCTCCAAGGTGGGTAAGGTTGATATTAAGGCGGAGTTGGTTGCTACCTTGGACGGTTCTTTGGTTAAATTAGGTGCAGGTAGTCAGCCGGTACTTAAAGGGACTTCTACACAACTGGATCTGTCTTTACATCAGCATACAGGAAACTTCGGGTACCCCACTAGCCCTCCTTTACCTGCTTTTTTCCTACCGTTAAACATACTATCTACAAAAGTTTTTACGGAGTAGTTTATGGCTTTTTCTAATTATCTTAAAGAAATAGGGTTGCCTGATGGTCCTGCTGAAGATTATGATAAAGCTGGGGATGTTTTGTATTCTGAATACCAAAGGTGTATAGATGAGGGTGGTGTGGGTTTTGAAGAGCCGGATTATACTGTAACCCCTTTAGTAATCCCTGAAATAGATATGATTCCTTTAGGGGACATAAACTATTATTCGTATGATACTATTATTGCTGTATGTTTGGCTTTTAATAGGTATATTGATGCAGTTGCCAAAGGGTTACAAGAGCTTCCTTGGCCGATATTACCTCCGGCAAGTTTGAGTGGGTTAAGTTCAGCTTTTTTTACTCAGTACACAAAAGAAAAAACTCAGCAAAGTGTTAAGATAACTAAACCTTCTGCTCCCGATCAGGACGAATCTTTACCTTTTGTAGATCTTTTTTATGGTGCTTGTGGAAAATTTCTTTATAATATTTATGCGGATGCTTAGGAGGATTGTTAAATGTTTATGCAAAAACTTGAGAGTACTAGGGGTACGGTTATTCTCGCTAATGTTAATACTAAAGATTTCCTTCCTGCATTTTTACAGGCTTTTGCAGATTCCGCTTTATTAATACAGGAAACTTTAGAAACCTTCTGGTTAGTTCAGAAAGCTGAAATGTATCTTACTGATGCTAAACGGGTTATAAGTACAGGTTTGACTGCTTTAGGTCTTGTGAAAGCTATTTTGGATTCTGTTGTAGGGTTTGTGGGTGAGATGGCGGATACTTCTTTTTATACTTTGTTTTTGACTCCTGAGACGGGGGGTTTAAGTGATTTTGTTAATAGATTTAAGTTTAATTTATTTAACGCTTCTGATCCTGATCGTCCTTATGATGAGGGTAATGCGGTTTTACTTCCTATTTTTTTCCTTGTATCTTATGCAGATATTTCCAGGGCTAAGGAAGGATTCAAGAATTTGGAAAATCTTTTTGGTAAGTTTAAAGATGAGGGTACGGGTTTTGTGAAAGAGTTTACAGAGGCTTTTGGTTCTCTAAGGGGTATGGAAGATACGGTTGAACCCTCTGGTTTCTGGAATCATTACTATACTAAAAGAACTGTTGGTTCTCATAAAAAGCAGATTGATATGGGCGGTTGGAACAAAATATCTCTAATGGATATGTTACCTGAAGAGGCTATACTGATGTTTGAAGCTCTTTTAGAGTCTTGGTCAAAGGCTTCTGAGGGTGTTCCTGATTCTAGTTCTCTTATTAAACGGACAGAAGCTATTTATGAGGCGATATTTGCTTCAATAAAAGAAGTAGTTAGGATAATAGAGGGTTACACTCGCTTGTTCTTGGATAACCAACTAACTCTTATTCAAGCTCCCCCTATACACGGAGAGGTACTAAAGGCAGGAAATACTGTCTATAAGTTTAATGAAGAGATGTTTAAGCTGTTGAGTCAGCCTGATTTTGATTATTCAGGGAAAAAACCGGCGGTGCAGGTGCTTTCCGAGTTCGTGTCAGAACTCCCAAGTTTCATACAGGAATCAGCTTTTGAAATTGAACAGGATCCTTTAATAGATGTAAGTCTTGACATGTCTGAAGAAACTCAGGAGGATCTTTTTGGTAAGACCGGAATTAAGAATCCTTTTAGTAAGGACAGTGTTCAGCCTAATTTCACTAATTTCCTTCGTAATGATTATTATGTAGGGGGGATGGTTTGTGTTTTTAAGTCCGGAAGCTTGAAAGCAGTTGTTGACCAGGCTAAGGCTTTTTTAAGTCTTTTTGGTGTCTCTTTATAGAATATAATGTAATTGTTTGGAGGTTCTGTTGAAAACTTTGAAAATTAAGCGTTCAAAAAGTTTTTGTGATTTTACTAAAGATGCTTCTGGTCGTTTAGTTTCTTTATCTTCTTCTTCTTTTGAGGGAAGAGGTTCCATACTGGATCAGCGGATTGTTAAGGCTGTTTTAAGCAAACGCTATAGGTTTGAATCTTTTTATGGTGCAGGTCTTAAAACCTTTATTGGTCAAAAAACAAATGTTTTATCCATACTGCAAAGAATTAATGACTTAAATTCTTTCTTTAAAAAATATGCTTTCGTATCTCAGGGTGTAGGTATTCGGAAAGTTATGGCTTCTTTACACAACGAGTCTGTGCTTGTTACGGTGCAATCAGAGGTAGGGTATTCCCGTAGAATTGGGTTTGAGAGGGAGGGGTAGATGCCTAGTTTGGTTAAAAGTACCGAGCAAATAAGAAAAAGTCTTTTAGAAAAGCTTACGGTAGATCTTCCGGATTTTCTTTGGGTACCAGGCGAGTTACAGGTAGATATTTTAGATGCTGTTGCTGAGTTTCATTATGAAAGAGAACGGATTGTTGAACTGTTTACATCTATGCGTAACCTGTCTGGGTTTAAGAGGTTAGTGGACGATTATATTTATCGTCAAGAAATGTCAGAAATACTTGGGTTGTCTCTAAAAGTAAGAACCCCCTCCAGTGTCTTTATCGGAGTCCCTTCTTCGGTTACAAACGATTTTGATGTCTTTATTTTTTATTATCTGGACAGGTTTGCCGAAAGGTATGGAAGGAAAAGGGGTCGAGGTTCTTCTGCCAGTGGTCTGTTTTCAATGAACTATACTCCGGGGATTGTGGGGAAAGCTCGACTGGTTTTAAGTTATTCCGGGATGTCTTATACTTCTACGGTTAATCTTGATGGTAGTGGTGTTTATTCCGGGACACTTTTTTCTTTCGGGTATGGTGAAAAGTTTAATGTTAAGGCAGGTAATCTGTCTATCAGTCTTGTAATATCTGATGTGCTTACTGTTGAAAACATTTTTAATTTTAAATCTTCCAATTTGATAGGTGGTACTGATTATCAGTCAAATGAGTCTTTTATTAAAGCTTTAGACGGTAGGTTGAATATCTTTTCAGGTCCTCTTTCAATTAATGCTATTTCAACGGTGATACAAAAAATAAAGACTGTAGATAAATTCTTGATTACTAAGGCTTCTGCTTCTTATAGGTTTAAGGGTAGTACCAATGTGTTTCTCAAGGGAGGTATCCAGTCAGAGCAAAAGGTGGTCAGGACGGTGGGGACGGATAGTAAGATACTCATTCCTTTACAGCCTTCAGAGATTCTTGAGATAACTAAGTTGGGGGCAGTTATTCCCGAAACGGAATACACGATAGTTACTCCTGATCCCGATACGGAGTATTATAACAGTGCTAAACAAATGGTTTGGGTTGAGTTTGCCGGGAGTTTAGTTTTTCCGGGAGATATGGTCGAGTTGTCTTTATTGGTAGATCTTACCATACAGGATGTACACACCCAGTTAATGTCACATTACAGCTCATATAATGAGACTGCTCGTGATGTAGTGGTGTATAAAGCTCAGCCTCAGCAGGTTAATGTTTATACCGAGATTATGACTTACCGTAACCTTCCTTATGATGAAGTTAAGCGTGAGGTAAAGAAGGTTTTGATTGAAAAAATAGGTGGTCTTGATATACAGGAAGAGTTACAGGCGGATGATCTTCGTTTGGAGTTGCGTAAGCTGTTGTGTCGGGGTGAGTTAATGATTGATGCCGTTGTTAAGCTTGACATAGGTTTACCGGGAGAGCCTTTACTTGACCAGAATTTATCTTTAGGTAGAGGTGAGTTTTGGGTGCTTTCTGAACTGGATGTAGAGGTGCTTTAATGTTTAATAGTATTTTATACCCTGTTGGCTTTGAAACTCCTGTTGTTATGGGGAGTAATATAGGTCTAAAGGATATGATAAATTATACCCGTCCCGTCAGAATAGCCTATCCTGAGTCAGTAGGGGTTTGGCAGCTAATGAACGATGATTCTAAGTTTGGTCTTTTAAGTGAGGCGGCTTATAGTGTTTTTAAGGGAAATCTCTTAGTTATAGGTGGTAAAATCTCTACGGATATACAGAACCGTATTTTTTACAGTAAAGACTATGGTAAGTCTTGGCAGAACAAAAAAGGGGAGTTTCCCGAAAGGTGTGGGGCTTCTCTGGTTGAATTTCGGGGTTTCCTATATCTTATGGGGGGTGAGGCCTCTTCAGGGCTTACAAACGAAATTTGGAGGTCGGCGGATGGGGTGCATTGGTTACAGTCCAGTTCATCCAGTCCTTTTACTCCTCGAAAAAACTTTACGGTGGCTGTTTTAAATGATGCTCTTATCTTAACCGGTGGGTCTGGACCCGAAGCAAAAGAGGTCTGGAAATCTTATGATGGTATAAATTGGGAACTTATTCACGCTGATGCTCCTTTTGGGGAGCTTGAAAACTCTTCTATGATTCAGTTTGGGTCAAAACTGTTCTTAGTAGGAGGTAAATCGGGTGTAATGTATTCTAATTCCGTATATTCTACCGAGAATGGTGTGGACTGGGTACTTGTTACAAATACGGCTTTTCCTTCCGGGAGATATGGTGTAGGGTTGGTTGTAATTTCCGGGGAGTTGGTTGCTGTGGGGGGTAATGACGGTTCTTCCCTTAATGCGGTCTATTTTTCTTCGGGAGGTTTGACTTGGGTAGAGGATGCCTCCCCTCAGTTGTTTTCTCCTCGATACTCTTTTGGTGTAGGGGTGGTTGATGGGGGTTTGGTTGTTTATGGTGCTGCAAATGATGTTTATCGTAAAGTAATTTCGTATGAAATGTTTTTAGACGGTACACTTATACCCTACGGAGCAGAGTTTGTTATATGGGATGAGACTTATCACGAACTGATAATAAAACAAGAGAAGGAATCAGTATTAACTCGATTTTGTACCTTAATTGGGGGTTTCTGGGATCAGGTTAATGAGATGGTTGGTAACATAATTGCTATTGAAGGAGATTATACAGAGAGATATTATATTGGTTCTGAGGTGTTGTTGTATAATACTGAGACCAAAGCCGAGGGGTTTAAGGAGATTGTAAGTTCTTCTTTTGACGGTACTAATACCTTGATAGAGATAGAATCCTCGGTTTCATTTACTCCGGATTATTTATGTCCTCATTCCGGGTTGAAAGAATACTTAAAGTTAAAATTCAAGCCTGAAGTAAAGTTTATAGCTGCTTCGGTTGAAAATTTTATGAGTAAGGCTTCTTTGAAACCTCAAGGAGGTGTGATCGAGTCGGAAGGAGGTGTTGACATTCTTTCTGATAGGGTTTATGTGGCTGAATTTCTTTCTAAAGAGAGGGCAGTGGATAAAGCTGTTGTTATGTCCGGAGATTATAAAACAAAGATACAGCCTATGTTCCGTATTATAGTTAGGGATGAGTTTAATAAGGTTCTTTTAGAAGATAAGATAAGTTTTGATTTTATTTAAGGGGGTTGGTATGAAGGTTTTATCAAAAAAATACACTCAGAACGAGTGGGTACTTGCTGAACATCTTAGGGGGGCTAACACCCAGATTTATGAAAAGGGTGATGGTAGTGTTGCGGTCAATCTGCACGGTACGGAAGTTGCTGTATGGAGCCCTGTGGATAATACGGTTAAGATTAATTCTGGTGGCTATAAGACGGCTACTACGAAAAGGAGAATTAATCAGGTATTTGATCTGGTTGGGTTAGAGTCTGAAATTGATCAAAAGGGAGGTGAATGGTTTCTTAACGCTCCTGGACAAGATGCCGTGCCGTTTGAGGAGGGTATGGTTGTGACTGCTAAGAAGAGGGTAACAAGATCCGAGGATGGAGATAAGCCTGAAACTCGTGATGGTTCAGGACCTCCTCCTTATGGAAAAAAAGAAGGTCCTGGGAAAGGTAAGCAGGATGGTTCAGGTCTTGCAGACAATCAACTTAAAAAGGGTATTGAACACGAAAAAGAGCATGATGGTATTTATGGTTGGTTGAAAGAGTATTATACAGAAAAAGACGAATTTCCTCCTGTAGAAGAGTTTCGTAAAAAGGTTGCCGAAGATCACCTTGAAAAGGATCCTGAATATTACAGTAAACTCGAAAAGGTTGAAGAAGAAGATAAACCTGAAGCCTCGTTTAGTTCCCAGTCAAAAAAAATCACGGCTGCAGATCTTTCCGGGGTTAAGGTTTATGATTTGGGTGAGGATGCTGATGTGGTGGATCGTTATACTGTTGTAATTGAGGATGATGTTTATTCAATGTCAGAACACGCTAACCATCCTGGCGGGTTTAATTTATGGTTAGGTAAGGTAGAAGATTTTGATGTTGAGGCTTTTGGTTTGCCTATAGATGTGGCCGATCTTCCTGAAGGGGTTAAAAAGGCTGTTGAAGGCCGTTTACAGGGTTATCAGGGGGATTAATATGAAAGTTATTGAAAATCAGAGCTATGATCTTGAAGAGGTTTTTGGTGTAGAGCTTTCTGATCTATTAGATGATATAGCTTCTTCAACCGGGATAGCTTTAGAGACAATTGACACTGTTATAATTGAAGATCTTGTCAGTGAAGAAAATAAAGAAGTCGGTTACGAGTTTAAGATGGGTGATCGTATTGTCTGGGTAGTTGAAGATGGCATGGAAAATGAACTAGCGGTTTCAGATGCTTTGTCTGATCCTATATCTTTTCTTCGTAGGGCAAGTGATTTTGAGATTAACGCTATGATAGATACTGATGTATTTCAGGAGAGGATGATTGAAGATACTGTAAGAAGCCGGGCAGACCTATCTGAAGAAAAAGTACAGCAGATTGTAAGTGATTCTGTTGCAGAGTTAGAGGAACTTGGTCCTGTTACCTATATGCGTGATGTCCTGAAACTTACTGGAGATGCTTTTTATCAGGCAATTTTAGATAACAACTTAATAGATTTAAACGATTTGGCTCAGATTATTGTTACTGAGTATGGTGCAGAAAACTTGCTTGATATAGATAAGGAAGAACGGTTTCTTTCTTTGGTAGATGATTATGTTTGCTTTTTAGTTTATTAGGGGTTGATATGCCTGTAGTCTATAAAAATCATACTTTTAATTTTCCCAACATAAGAGAGGTTATTCAAGAAATATCTTCTAAATTTAATCTGTCGCCTAAAGAGGTTTTTGTTAATGACCTTGATATTGGTAATATAAACAATGCCGGGGTTGTTATTTATATTGAAGGAAACCCTTTTTATGTTGTACTTGACTCGGAAAAGGAGGAGGTTGCCAGGTTAGATGTGATTGAAGATCCTTATTATTATCTAGCCACTTTATTGGATCAAGAGGTTGAGTCTTTAATAGATAAAAAGGCTTTAAGGCAGGTTTTGTCTGAGACTCCTTATAAAGGTTATCTGGACTTACTTGAAAAGAAGGGTGCAGTATCTTTTCTGAAAGAGGATTTAGGTTTAAAGGGTAATGATCTTTATAGCTATCTTGTGGATAATTTTTTTATAAGTCCGCAAGAGTTGGCTTTTTATATTGTAGATGTTTATGGAGCCAGTCGCCCTTTATCTAAGTCAGATGAAGAGTTTGACTTGGAAACTGCTCCGGGCTTTGTTTATTATTTATATAGTTAGGAGGCTATTATGCCAAACCAAGAAGAACAGGGAACACTTAAAGAACAGATTAGGGAGATTTTAGAGATTAATTCTTCCCCGATTGTGGATGAAGAGGTTATAAATATCATTGAAACCCTTATGGAGGATGAGGGGCTTGATATTGATAGTTATAACCAAATAACCGTTACGGATGTCTTTTTTGCTCCTAACGGGATTTCTGTGTCTTTCGACGAAGAAGAATATTATGTTATCCCTGAAGGGGAAGAAGAAGAAGCTGCAATAGCTTATCTTCTTAACAATGAAGAGGAATTTCTTTATACTTTAAACCCTTCTTTTCTTGAAACTCATATTGAGGAAGAAGATGTTATAGATCTTTATCTGGATGATTACACTGGAAGTTTTTCTGAAGAAGGCGAAGATGAAGATACTGCTGAGGATCGTGCTAAAGAGTATCTTGAAGAGGAGTTGAGTGAGGGTGTTTTAAAGTTTTTTAAAAATCTTGGTTTAGCCAAGAAGGGTCTTTCAGGGTTTTTACTTGAAAACGGTCTTGTAGATACCCGTGAAGTGGCTGAAGATGCTGTTTCTATAGACGGTGTGGGTCATTTCCTTTCAGGTCATGACGGTGCAGAAAGGCGGCTTGGTGATATGTCCTATTATTACTATCGTTGGAACTGATTCTTATTAATTAAATCTATCTTCTTATATAATATCTGTAGAGTATTTTTGTTGTGCTTTCTATGGAGGAAATTATGTCGGGAATAATTGAGAAAATCAGGTTTGATGAGAAAGGTGTAAAAGCAACCCCTAAACCTACAGATTATGGTGCTGTGCTTGATATGGAAGATCTCAAGCCGGGTAAGATACCTGGTACTTGGATACCTAAAGTTAAGAGAGCTTTACTTAGTTCTTTTCCTGGTGGAGGTAGTGGGGGTGAAAGCCTTTCCGTTTTTACTAATGTTATACGAATAGAGCCTAATGCTACTGAAAATATTGCAGGTAAGCTTTATAAAACTTTTGCGGATGCTGATGCCTATATTCAGGGTCAGTCTCCTGCAACTGATAACAGGTTCTCAATTGAATTGCCCTCAGGAGATTTTAATCAGAATATAATTATTAGGCCTCATGTTAAGATTGAAGGACATAAGACTGTTCTTACCGGAACAGTCTTTTCCGAATTTAAGTTTCTACCTTTTGAGAATGTCAGTCCTTTGGATAATTCAGCTTATATCGAAAATTGTGTTATTACTGATCTTGATCTGTCTAACGGTCTTATGCCTCCCTCTTTTGCTGGAGAATGGGAATTTTTTACAGCTTATTCTGTTGATGAAAGGGTTTATCATAATACCCTTTCTACCGGAGAAATGAAAGTCTATAAGTCTTTACAGGACGCAAACACAGGTAATGATCCAGAGATTTCTCCGACTTTTTGGGAGGATGAAACTGAACCTTATGGGATGCCGGTTCTTTTTACAAATAAATGTTTTTTCAATGTAAGTGCTTTTGTTAAGCCTGATGCAGGAGACCCCAACAACCTTCCTTGTGCAATAGTGAGTAAAGAAACTCATTATATTGATGGGGATTTTACCGGTAAAATTATAATGTTCGGTTATTATAATATGTTTTTAGCCGGAGAATATCCTGCCTATCTTTCTGAACCTTTTATGAGTATGGCAGCCTTTACCCAAAAATTTGCCAGTATAGAGGGTGGAAATTATAATAGTGGTAAACTGGAACTATGCTCTTTTCCTGATTCTGGAAAAGCTTTAGAGATGAAACGGGGTTTTTATGAAATACATACTTGTGTTTTTAATAAGGCAAAAATGAATTTTTGGGTAAATCGGGTTGATACTCCTATACCTTCTTATGATGGAAAAAGCCTTTTTGAGAACTGTGTTCTTAATGGGATTAGTTTTATATGGGAACCTACTGGAGATCCTGATCAGTATGATACTGCTTATGATTTAATTATTAGAGGGGGGGTTATTGGAGGAGGAACAGAGGTTAAAGTAGATGCAGGTTCTGTTCCCCCTGATCCGCTTTTTATGCGTAGAATACTTACTTATGGGGTTGTCGGTACGTTTACTTTCGGGGCTTCTATGGATCAATCTTTTGTTAGAAATTCGGGGGACTATTATAGTAACGAAGTTTCCGGTTTATCTGCCGGAGATTTTCAAAACGCTATAGATGAAATTGTGGGTATGATACCTTCAATACAGGGTAACGAGGCGTTTCCGGCTTTGTTTGAAGGAGATCCTCATACACTTACTTCTGGTGTGTTTGGTAGTGGTAGGTGTTGCTATTCCGGATTTGGTAGGGTTGTTTATACTCACAGACATCATGTGGATCCCGATGATTGGTCTTTATATATGAAACCCGATAATGTCCTTGATTCAGGTCAACTTATGTTCTATGATGATAATGCTGGGGCTGGTACTTATCCTATTAAATCTGTTGAATTAATAGGTATTTCTACAAACAATCCTGAAGTGCTTTTTGAATTGGACGAGGGTGGTGTTTTTAATATTTATTATAAGTTGTTGGACGGCATGGATTTTACTACAAAACATTTTCGAGTTTCGGGCAGTAACCCTTTGTATGTAGGAAAAAACCTTTCAGGGGAGAAGTGTTTTATGTATCAGGAACCTTCATTGGGGGAAGCTTATCTTTACAATTTGGATATGGGTAGTAGTTCACAGATATTTACCACTTTTAGTTATACACAAAGCACTTATATAGGCAATGGGATTGTATTGTATGTTGGTTCTGATAATAAAATATACCGGAAAAATGTTTTTGATGGAACTGCTCCTACTCTTGTGGTTGATAATACTTCTTGTACAGATGTTTTATACATAGGAAATAATGAGATAATTGTAAACATGGGTTCTAATCTATATCGTAAAAACCTTTCAGATGGCAACACTGATGTGGGTTCTTTTCTTTTGTCTCTTGCTGATTTTGAAGATTTAGCTTATGGTGGTAACGGTCAGATTCTTTACTTTTTAAGTGGGGGTGTTTTAGGAAGTCCTTTATACCGTAAGCAGATAAACATTAAATGATATGAAATAAAGGTGTTTTATGAAAGCCGTTTATGTCCGGAAAAATGGTAGTATAACAGGCAGTGGTGATATCTTTTCTCCTTTACCTTCTTTGGAAGCTGCCTTATCTGTAGTTGATTCCGGGGGTATTATTGATATAGGTCCTGGTTATTTTCATTCCCTATTTTTAGATGTAGGTTTAATTTCAGTCCTTACTTTCCGTTGTTCTTACCAAACTGAGGTTAAGGTAGATTATTTTCTTGATCGTCCCGACAGTAATATAAAGATATCGGGAGGGTCTTGGTTGGTTGGTGCTATAGATTTTCCTGATTGTATATTATGGTGTGATGAAAACGATTTTGTGTTTATGGATGAAGAAGGTAAAGCTTTCTGTGATTTAGAGGATATGTCTGTAAGTGCCTGTTGGTTTGTTGCTGATGAGGATGAGACCGTTTTTGCTGATGAAGATGATATACCTTTCTGTACCTTGTCCGATCCTTCTGTGGACACTCTTTTTGCTGATGAGGGCGAAGTTGTGTTTGTGGATGAAAGTGATAAAGGTTTTGAGGATCTTTTATGATTATATTTGATAATGTTCAGTTAGAAGTTTTGTCTGTTTTGACTCCTTCTATTTTTTATCATTCTAATATAAAGGTTTTGGAGGATGGCTCAAAGGGTATTTATGTTTCCTCTAAGGTTGAATTAACTGAAAAATCTTCTTATTCATTGTTGGACTTTAAATTCTACTTTTGTGAAGTAAATAAAAGTGATGTGTTGCAGGATGTTCTGGTACCTTTAAATGGCCTTATGGTCGAAAGCTTTGTAGATCTTGGTGAATATAAATATTTTGGTTCAGAAGGGTACAAGGTAGATAAATCAGATTCCGGTAATGGTTTGTTGTTTGATGATCGTTATGGGTTTTTAAATGATTTATATGTTCCTTACAGTTCTTTAAACGGTACTGTATGGGACGCCGGTTATGATTATTCAGAAGATACTCGGTTAGATTTCTTATTTTATTATGTGAACCCTGCTTTACGGGAGTTGATAGCTTTTTCTAAAGGTATTTATGTTGGGAAGTTTGACCCCGATTATGTCTCCTCAACAGTACTATATCCTTCAAACATACTGAGATATATTTCAGGTCTGTTTCCTGAAGATATGTTTCTTTCTGAAGAGATAATAAAAATTACTGGTATATTTGATAATTATGATACATCCGGGATAGCCTCCCTTTTCCCGAAAAACGATTTGGAATTAAGGAGTTTTTTAAGGTCAATTGCTGTTACGCTCGGTAAGGTTTCCGGGAACATCTTAACATTGAAAAAGGCTATAAGATCCTTATTCGCTCCTGATTTTACTCCTGATAGCTATCAGATGGATCTCAATAAACATTTTACTTTCCGGGTAGGTGAGTCTATATTTAACTATAATCCTGCTGATGGTAAGTTGACATTTAATCCGTTGTTACGGTCTATACCTTTTTACTTTACCGGAGACAATCATTTATTGAATGTTACAAGGATCTCTGTTTTACCTGAATATTTTCTGGATCCAGATAAAACTTATTTAGTGTACTTTAATTTAATTGATCAGGAAGTTGTTGTGGTTGAGGTGGGTTCTCCTTATGTTTTTGAGAGTATCCAAAAGGCTCTGGACATTTTAACGGGTTTAAAAATCCTGCCTCTTTTCGGTGTACATCTGAATGGGTCACGGGAGTTTGAAAAGATGCTTTTTTTTCAGACCGCTTTAATTAATTCGGAAGAGACTCCGGTAACTAAGTTTAATGCTTTGGTCAGGTCTTATGCTACTAAAAGTCGATCAGCTAATCTATTTACAAACCTGTCCAAAGAAGATGTTGCAGTACGGTTAATTGAGAATGTAGTGTCACAGTCTTTTGCAAAAGATACTCGATTATTTGTTTTTCTCCGGGATTTCTTATCGGCTTTCTTTGTGGAAGAAGAGGATGTTTTCCTTGTGGACGAAGATGAAAGTTTAATAGAAGATTTTGATGCTTCTGACAATGGTGTGTATATAAAAGAAGTTACATAGGGGGTTGTTATGTTAGTTAAATCACATAAACTGTTTATTGGTGATCAAGGTGATGTTATTCCCGTAGAAGCCCGTGTGAGTAAGGAGGCCGTATCTTCTTTACTTTCTTCTTTCTCGGTTTCCGGGGTTAAGCTTCTTCCTAAAGAAGAAGGTTCTTTTCTTTGTACTAATTATATCTTTCCTATAAAAGGTTCTGTAGTAAAGAACTCTTCAGGGAAAAGGTTTGGTAAGGTTTCCTGTTTTGGTAAATCTCATTATTTTAAACTGGTTTCCGGTGAACTTAATGATGCCATAAAACAGGTTAGAGCTATTATAGATGAAGTGTTTGCAGGTGATGTGGTTTCGACTTTTGAGTTTAAAGATGGTTCGTATGTTTCTGCTGTAAGTATGGGATCTGGTCAGCCTGTTTATTCGCGGTTTATTTTGTCAGGGAAACCTTCCAGTCAGGCTGGTGTTTTCTTGAAAAGGGTTGAAGCTATGCCGGTAGATAAACGGACTTCTTATATAGACAAAAAGGTTGAAGGTTCTGATAAGTCCTTTGAAGTTGTATCATCAAAAAGATCGCCAAGTATGTTCCGGGTTTATGCTACAAAGATGAGTCGTGTAGTACATCATCTTGATAAAGCGGCTATGGGAGAGGGTACTGTAGGTATTTTTACTTCGTTTCAAGCTCCTCGTAAAGGATCTACAATAGACCATACTAAGAACGAAAAGAATTATCGTGAACTCGGTAATATCTTAAAAAACCTTTTAAGCGGACCAATTCCTATGGATGGTGTGTGGCAAGGAGAAGCAGAAAAATCTTATATGGTTCCTGATATACCTTTAGAGATGTTGAAAGCCCTTAATAATAGGTACAATCAGGCTGCTTTTATCTATGCAGGACCAGAAACTTCTGGATCCTTTCAGTTATGGGGTAGTCCTTCTCCGGGATCTGGTCCAGAGGACTATCAGATTATAGATACTTGGAACAATTATGCTGTGTCTGGTCTAAAAGAACCTCAAGGATATACACGGTTACCTGATACTCCTCATAAATTCAGTTACTATGAGGGAGGTGATACTCCTCAAGAATATCTTAAAGCTGTGGATGATCTTAATTCTTTTGTTAATAAAGGCATTGAACAGGTTAAAGTGCAGTTTCCTGAGGCTAAAAGGGAGCCTCGGGTTAGAGAAAAACACGAGAAGTTGAAAGAACAGGTGGCAGCTTCAAAGGAACTTCCTCCTGACCCTTTTGCAAGGCCTACTGTAGTTCCTTCTTATTATAAGGTATGGTTTTTGGAATCTGATCCTGATTTAAAAAGTAAGCCTGTAGTTCTTTTTGATAAAATCTCAAGAAAGGACTGGCAGCAATATATTAGGGATAATGTTTTAATGTTTGTTCCGGAAGAGACTCCTACTTCACTGGTTTCAGGGCATTATTCCGATACGGAAGGTAATGTTTATCTTATAGGGTATCCTGATCAGGAACACCCTTTCGGGGTAGATTCATCTTCACAGGAGGGTATTTACTATGTCTCTGCAACTAAGTCAGGTAATCCGGAGAAGATGGAATTTGGTTGGGGGCGTGGTTTTTATTTAAATCCTCATAAAGAAGAAGCCTTAGAGATCAGTGAGAATGCTGTCCCTGTTAGGTTGAAGCTAAATAGTCCTTATGATGCCAATAAAGGGATACCTGAAGGGATTGAGGGTACTCAGGTGCATTCTGAATGGGTCAATAAGTTCCGGAACAAAGAAGAAGTCTTAGAAGAAGAGATTTTAGATCCCAGAGATTTTTGGGAGCAGTATGATCGTTATGCCTCTGAGGTTTTACAGGAGTTGGGTTATGACGGTATTGTTAATGTAGATATTGGAAGTTCACCTACCTGGGCATTTGTTTTTAATTTAGATTCTTTAGTTGTTCAAGCCAACCTTAAACATCTTCCGTATTATAATAGAGGGAAAAGGAAACAGAACCCTGGAGGTAATATGGAAACAAAAAGTATGTATGCTTCGGTAGGGTATTGGATTAGTCCGGTTGGTGCGGTAGTTGAGTGTCATACTTCTCACATTGCAGAAATAATCCGTAAACCTGAGAATTTTGGTTACACTACAGAGAGGATTGATGAACTGTACGAGAAACACAATGAACCTAAAGGACACGAAGGTCACGCCCGTGAAGAGATTATGAGAGACCTGATCGGGAAAGGTTGGATCCGTATCCGGTGGGTCCCAAAACGGTATGCTTTTGTTGTTCAGATAGCCCGTATGTCTAAAAAGGTTATGGATAATTTACAGAAATGGGCTATGCAGCTTGTTCAAAGTGGCTCAATGCCTAATGCGGATGTCTCTATTCTACCAATTGATTCTGGGGTAGATCAGTCTTTTCACAGCCTCAAAGACATCGCGGCAGATGTGCTTTTTACAACTTATGCTAAGGAGGTTTCAATGTCATTTAAAGTTGTGTTTGAAAATGGTGATTATCTTTTCACTAAACTATCTCCGGGTAAGACCTTGGAAGATGCTAAAGATTATTACATAGGAAAAGAGTTTACTTTTGGGACTGGAGATAAAACAGATCCCGAAAGAGAGGTTAAGGCTGTTGATGTCTTTTCTGTTGGTGATATTAAAGCCTCATCTTCGGTACCTCAACAGGCAATTGATGCTTACAAAGAGGCCGTGATCTGGACTAATGAAGAGATGTGGAAAAGAGATGATCCTGAAGCTTCTTTTGATTTCTCTGACTTTTCTCCGGGAGCTTTACAGACAATTCAAGAGGATCTCGGTAAGTTTTATTCCGAAAACTCCGAGGATATTGAAATGTTCAAAAAAGAACACGGTGTAGATGATTCTCAGGTGGCTCATTCTTTCTGGTTGACCAGAGAAGGACACGGTGCAGGGTTCATTGATTTCGATTCGGAATATGCTGATCGTCTTAGCGAGGCTTCCGGGGTTTTTGGTGAAGCTGATGCCTATGTCGGTGATGATGGTCAGATCTATTTTATGCGATAAATTCTCCTTTTCTCCTAAAAGTTTTAAAAATCTTTTCTTTATTTTATTTAAATAAATTGAGCAGTTATCTTCTGTGCTGTAAAAAAGTTACTGGAAATTGAAAATTTCTCTTGACATAGGGTGTCAATCTGATATTCTTTAAGTAGATCATTTACTTTTTGTTGGAGGTAACAATGTTCATATTTCAAATAATTTCTCATCCGAAAGAAGGTTACGAGTGTTACTCAATAACAGATATGTCCAGAGAAGATAAGTTTTCTCTGATCTTTTTTCGGTACGATAAAAGGTCTCAGTGGTATCTTCACTCTGCTTGGGTTGTTCCTGATAATCAAGCCGAACAATTTAATAAAGATTATGGAGATGAAGGTAGGCTTCCTTATGAGAAAAGGAACAGTGTTGTTTTTGGGTATTGTTACTGGGAGGATTGTTTTACTCCTTTTAATAAAGCTAATGCTAAACTGGTCGAGAGGTTTGTTACCTTCCGAGAGAAGGGCAGCTTTGATCAGCTACAGCGTTTCTGTATAAGTGTTTTAAATTCCTGTCTTTATGGTGGAGGTGCTAAATGAGTTGTCCTAAGTATGATGAAGAAAAAAATGTAATGGTTTGTCCCGAATGTGGGGCAGAAATGACAACAGAGGGGTGTTCTGATGATATGGCTGCTTATACAAGCGGTCGATGTTCAGAGTGTTGGTTTTCTTGTTGTGGTGGATGTATATAAAAACTTGACACTTGGAGGTTTTAAATGAGAGAGATAATCAAAAAGGCTCAGGAGCTTTATGACCTTATGGAAAAGAGGACAAGGGAAAATGGTGATGAGTTTTACTGTTTCCCTAACCGTACAGAAGAGACTCGGAAGGTATCTGATGCGGCACATCACGAGGGGGTGTGGTTTGCTGATGATTTTATTTACTCTACTCTGAATGAGTGTCTGTCTTTTATTTCAGATCTGGATCCAGAAGGAACTGTGGATGATTTTCACGATAAGGTTTATTCTGAGATTGAGTCTGATGTATATACTTATGACCTTACTAAATGGCTTCACAGTGATGTACGGAGAGCATATTACTTGACAGAGGTACTGGAAGAAATGGAAGTCAAAGATGGGTTTAAGTTGTTACGGTTGGCTCAGTTAAAAGAGGTTCAGGAGATATACTGTGCTGTTTTTGAGGCAATAAGAGAACTTGTAGATTCCAAAGATTCTCTTTTGTCGGTAGTACAAAAGGATGATCATTGTAACCTCAGATGTTCCTGTGGTGCTTGATAGGTAAAAGAGCTTGTACTGATTGTAATTAATGGGAGGTAATATGAGAACTATTGAACTTAAAGAGATTGGAAAGTCTTTAAAGCTGTTCCAGAATGCAGGGAAACTTGTTACGATACTGGGAAATGTGCTTGTGAAAAATCAGAAAGGTAAACTTACTTTTACGGTATCTACTTTAGAAGAGTTTTTTACCGGCAGTATGATAAGTGATTGTTCCAAAGCCTTTGAAGTGCTTGTTGAGACCTCTCAGCTTGTCAAGATTATAGACTTCTTGGAAGAGGAAGTTTTTGAAGTCGGTCTTACACAAGATCATTTAATTTTCTCTTCGGGTGGTCTGGAATACAAGCTTCTTATGAATGGTTCTGACTTGATTGGAGATTTTCCTTCAGTAGGTGTAGGTGGTGTGTCTTTTAAGGATTTCCCTAAACCTGAGTATATTTCCTGTAGCAGGGTACTTCTCGATGAGATTGTTAAAAGGGTAGGGTTTTGTACTGCTGAAAAGAGTCGCAATGCTTCTTATTCTGGTATGTTGTTTACTCCTAATCTCGATGATCCTGAAATATCCGATATAGTTGCTACGGATATATGGCGGCTTATTCAGGCCAAGACGGGGCTTTTTAAAGTTGAAACTCCCTTTGTTCTGCCTTTAACGGTAGCAAAAAACACTCTTAAAATTTTCAAAGTGTTCACAGGGTTTGAAGTGTTCTTTACAAAAAACGATGATGAGTTACCTATGTCTTTCATCAGGGTACACAACAGTTCTGGGACATACTATGCCCGACTGCTTAGGAACGAGTTTCCTCAGTATGCTCAGATATTGTCTCCTATTGACAAGTTTCCTACCGGTAAGGTGGATCGGGTTGAGCTTCTGCATATTATAGATAAGATGGCAAAGCTGGATAAAGATGCAATTGTCCCTGTAAGGTTTGAAGTTCCTCAAGATGGGGATACTTTTTTAAAGCTTTCGTCCAAAAGCATTACAGGTAAAGTAGATTGGAAAGGTCATGGAGGGTTTCTTGTGGGGGTTAATGCAAACCTTCTTGTAGATTATCTTAAAATTTCTAAACAGGTAGAGATTGATCTTGGTGTATCTCTCAGTGAGTCTTGTGGACCTACGGTTAAACCTGTGTTCATTAAAGAGAAAACCGGTACTCTGGAGATATTTTACATTCAGATGCCTGTAAAACTTTAGGAGGTTGCTATGTGGGTAGCTTTTGTTTTTGAGGATAAAAAATTAATTGAGGTTCCTATAAATAGAATGGATTCTGTTAAAATGTCTTATTGTGGTGACTCAATTACCCCTGAAATAATGACAGGGTTTCTATCTGAAGCAAAAAAACACCGGTACATAGATATCTACCCCGAATGTTCTTGTAAACACATTATAGGGAAAATGTCGTACTCAAACAAGCCCCTTTTAACTTCAGCCGGGCAGAGGCAGGTAGTTCGGATTGAAAAAGACGGTCAGGTGTTTTGGAGTAGGTATGAAAATCTTTTTATCGGGATGTTTCCTACCGGGATTGTTTATGCTGATAAAAGGAAGTGCAAGGGAGGGGACTATAAAAGAATAGCCCATCTTTCTTTTACAACTCTGGATATTACGGTTTACGATGAGGGTAACGATCTTATGCCTCTTGTTATGGAAGATGTGGAGGGGTATCTTGAGAAAAGAGGTCAAGAAATTGAGATCTCTTCTTCCGGGCAGACTGTAACTCTTGGCAGGGAGGAATAAAATGAAAAAAAGACTTATTCAACAGGCTATATACTGGACGAAAAGGTGGGAAGAAACAGGAAGTGTTCGGTATGAAGATCTATCTACTGCTTATTTAAGAATTATGATTATGTCTAATTGGTCTATGCCGGAGTACACGGTAAGTCCTGCTTACTCTTTTTGTTCTATGTCTTTTAATGGTGCTATTCGGTATAAGAATGAACCCGTACTTAGGATAGAGAATACAGGTCAAGGTGAAGCAGACCGTATTACTCCTATAGTGCCTGAAAACAGGGAACATCTTTTACTTTTCCTTTCAGATGTCTCTGATTGGGTAAAGGCTTACGGTGTGCTTGATCTCAGTCCGGAATCTGTGTGGGCAATGTGGTGTCTTTCTGGGGGAGCTATGGGGAAAACCGAGGCGGAGTTTTTTGAAGCTTATAAGAAACAGTTTCCCGATTCCGTTTCCGGGGAAGGTCTTGAATTAATTAAAGGGAGGAAATAGTGTTATATTCTGTACTATACTGGGAGTGTGTGAGTTCAGTTTATTTTGTCAGTGAGACTTTGAATAAAGATATTTTACTGATCGAGGCTGATAATGTTCAGGAAGCTCGTAAAATTTTTTTAAAGAACGCTGAACTGTGGCTTATGCAGGGTAAGAGGTTGCCTCGTAAATTTAATGGGGATCAGGGGTTGTTGAATGTCAGGTTACTGGATTTCAAAGAAAAAGAGATAGCGGTAACTTTTCATAAGAAAGATGTCCTGAGATCTGGTGCGGTTAAAGAAAAGAACTCTCGGAAATGGGTATGTGACGGGTCTAATACCCAAAAACTGCTCAACTTAAAGTTGGGTGAAAGTTGTGTGTTGTTCCCTAAAAAAGGAAGCTATGTTACTTTAATGAGGACTCTTGGAGGAGATAAGCTAAGGTTAGGTGTAACTCCGGAACGGGATTTTGCTTTTGCAAAGGCGTTGGTAGTGTATCCTACCGATGAAAAAATGGTTATAGGTGTTTGTGTTACGAGAACAAAATAGAAGTTGTTCCGTATTATATTAGTGTTCATTGTTAAGCTTGGAGGTTATTATGAGAAAAGTTTACGAAGTTAATGTTGGGAACATCAGGAATATTTCCTGTGGTAGTTATAAGGAAGCTGTTAAAACTTTTGATGAGTATGTTCAGCAGAGTAAATCTGACAGTGGTAGGGCTTCCGGTGAGAATGTCTTTCTGTTTGTTGATGGTGAGATTGATAAGGAGTATTTTGGTACTCTTAGTGCTGAGGAAGACGATGAAGGCATGATACAGCCTCCTCATCCTTCTTTTGATACTTGTGTTGAAGATGAGACAGAAGAACCTAAAAAAGATATAGGTACTTTGACTGTTGAGTTTTTTGGGCTTGATAAGGATCCTGATGAGGTGTATCGGACAATAAAGGCTTTGGATAAAAGATTGCATTACTACAGTGAACATTATTGTAACGGTGTGATTGATTCCGAAGCGTTTGATCGTGTCTCCAAACGGATCCGGGGTAGCCTTACCAAACTTCTCGGTGAAGAGGTTATGAAAAAGATACACCTGAACTCGGATCCTCGTGGAGCGGCAATTAAGATAAAGACAGAGTTTTCAGATAGCTGGAAGGGTCCTAAAGACTGGGGTGGTTACGGTTACTTTATAAAATAGCAGGGTTTATTATGAAAAAAGATATAGACAGAATAATTGAAAAAGCTTTTCCTTCCGGGATAGGTAAAAAAGCCCGTACTCGTTTGGAAAAGGCTTTAGAAGATGTTTTAGGTGATCGTGAGGAAGATCTTAAACAAAAAGAACTTATGTTGAGGGATAGAGAACTCCGGCTGAAACAGTCGGAGTTGTTGTTTATGCTTTACCGTGATGGCTGTAAGAAAAAGTCGGAACACTTTGCAAGGGTTTTTGCAAGGTTTATTGAGCAGAATGATCAGTTAATTTCTTCTGCTAAGTCTATGTTAAACCATCCGGAACTGAATGATAAAGGTAAGACAACATCTTTAATAGAGCTTGCTACAGCTTCCAAGGAAGAGAAAGAAAGACTTACTCCTATTCCTGATGATTTTAATCCTCCGATTCCGGAACACATAAAGGAAAGGGCTAAAGGTTTCCGGGAAAAAGAGCCGGAGAAGAAGCTTGTAGAAGATGGCGTTATTATGCTTAGTCGGGCTGGTTTAAAGCCCGTTGATCTTGGAGATCTCGGTTCAGAGTCCTACAGTGTAGCGATGGAAAAGGGTCCATTTTTTTATGATTGCCCTAAAGCCGAAGAAATCAAGCCTGTAAAAAGAGATTTCAGTCTGAAAGGTAGTTTGAGTTCTACAATGTGTCCTAAGTTTCCTGCTATAGCTATTGGTTCCAGTGGATGCGATGCTTGCGCATACTTTTCCGGGACGCATTTTAGAGATAAAGAAGAAGACCGGGCTTATGTAAATTGTAACTGGGACGATAAGGATCAATTGGATAAAGAGGCAGAAGAGAAAAAAGGTTGTCAAGTGTATTTAGCGGATTATGGCTTGAGGATTTGGTTTGATCACCTAAACAGGTCTTTCCACTGTGTTGAAATAACTCTTACTCTGGTGGATGAGGAAGGGTTTTGCGGTTATCTTGAGAAGGAGTGGAGCATATTGTCCTATGCAAACCTTAACGATATGGGTTATCTTACAGGGGAGTTTACTGGGGATTTGACCTATGAAGAGAAAAAGGAATTTATTGAATTAATTGAAAAGGCCTATAAAAAGTTTAGATTAAAAAGGGGAATTTAGGTTGGAGGGGGAAAATGAAAAGAAAAGAATATTTAAAGTGGTATAAGGTTGAGGATAAGCCCTTGCCTCATAATAGAAAGCCTGTACTAGTTAGATTGGATAAGGAAGAGAATCCCGTTCAGGTAGGTTATTTTGATGATAAGGGTCTAAGCTCTGTTGGGTTTTATTTTGCGTTTGATCTTCCAAAGATTATGCATTGGGCGGAGATCCCTAATTTGCCTGATCAGGAGGGGGCTGCTGATGGATTATATATTGTCTATGTTAATATCTGCTTCAATTTGTTGCATTTATTTACTTTTTTTGTAGGTGGGGATTAATTAATATTTGATGGAGGTGTAGTTATGAGACCTATAATTTTTATGGTTTTATTTTTGATTGTTGGTGAGTGTTTTGCTGCCGAAAAGTATCCCGAAAGTTTCCGGAAAGAGGTTATGTCGGGGTGTGTGTCTAATTTTTCCTCTGAAGTTTGTTCTTGTGTTCTAGACATGTCTGAAACAATAATGACGGTTACAGAATTGCGTTTGGTTGCTTCAGGGGATAGAAGTGTTTCCCCCTCTCTGAAAGCTGACTTTGTTGCTGTAGCTGATATTTGTGCTTCTATGGACACTAGCCGGAAGTACCCTAAGATTATTTCCGAGGCTTTTTATACTGTCTGTAAAACCGAGTATAAACGGTCAGCCAAATACTGCCGTTGCGTTCTTGAGGCTGCTCAGAGGTATCTATATGTAGATGAGTGGGTGTCTATGTTTTATGATAATCCTAGTCGTAAGGTGCTGATTGTTAATTCCTATATTCTAAGTAAGTGTGAGGGGAAATGAACGAGAAAACTGAAACAAGTAAAGAAATAGAGGTAGATCCTATAGTGAGGCGGTTGATTGAACTTATTCATAAAAAAGCTTCCGGGGAAGTTTTTGGTTCTGTAGATAAGGACGATATACACAAGTTTAAACCGGCTGTCCGTAAGTCTCTTCTTATGCCAAATGAAGATCTCCTCCGGGAAAGGTCAAAGGTGCTGATGAAACGGAGTAATTTGTCTCGGAGTGAACGGGACTATTGTTTAAAGATCGGTACAGAACTCTATTTTGAGTTGTGTAGGTTACAGGAAGTCTCTGATCAGAAGAAACGGGACATTGAACAGGAGGTTGGTGATGAGGTATAGGATTACACGATATGCGGCCTTTCGGAAGGTTGTGCGGGTAGAAGCCGCAGATGAAAACGCTGCTCTTGAAAAGGCAGATGAAGTCAATGCTGAATGGGTGTTTATGTATGAAAAAGATGAAGTTGAGGTAGAAAATGATGGAGATGGTAAAAATAAGACCGAGACAGGTGGGTAGAACTCTTGAATTTTTAATGGTAAAATACCCTAAACAAATCGGAGAGAGTGAGGGAGGTTACTTGAAAAGGCTTCAACAATACCGAAAGCTCTCCTTGGGTATTCCTGATAAAACAAAAAACCGGGTGTTGGTTATAAAAGCATCGAGGGCAGAATGAGTGAGAGAATGAAATTTATTTTATCGGTTACTATTGAAATCGTTGATAGTTTTGAAAATAACAGCACTATGGCAAGAATTTTCTATCCAAATGAAGGAAATAAAATTATGATCAAAAAAGGTTTAAACACTATAGAATTTTCTGAAGCAATACACCATGAAATAGGGCATTTGTTTGATTGGTATCTTTCTAAAGGGAAACAATCTTTAGAGGTTGGTATAAGAGAAAAAAATGCTGATATTATTGGTAATGCTCTGAGGTATAAAAATGCGGATAAGAACCCAACAAAACAATAGTGAGTACAATTTGAAAGATATGATTCAGGTTTGGTTTATAAATAAAATAACATTAGAGGAAAGAGTGGGGTTAGAATGAATGAGAACCAGTGCAAGATTGAAAAAAAGCCTATTTGTTACGGAGATCCTGAATTACCTGACTGGGGATGTTCTTTTTATGTTGAAATGACAGGTTACTGTGCTTTAGGTAATTGTGAGTTTCTTAATGAGGATGGTTTCTGTACAAATGGGAAAGCAGTTAGTGAGGCTTACGACAAAGAAAAATCTGAATGATGTTTTTTGGTAGGGGAGTAGGCCTTTTGGAAGGATCAAGAATGCCTCCTGATTCCCCAATAAAGCAGGGTTCGATTCCTTGCCCCCACCTTCATTTAGGAGGTTGAAGTTGCTATTTTATCTAAACAAAGAACATATTAAAGTTATCCTTACCGTTAGATCTACGGAAGAAGAAGGTCTCAAGGGTGTTGTTTCCCGTTTAATTAAGGATATATCTAATCCTATATTACTTCCTCATTCTATCAGCAGTAGTCAAAATGTTATAGAGATAACCTTTCCTTATAAGGTAGCAATGTCTAACATAGCTTTACAGGGGTTACAGTGTTTATTGATTCGTATAAAAGATAAGTATCGTCCAGAACTGTTTAGATTTTTATTTCCGGGTAAGGTGCAGTTATTTACTTTTAATCAGGAGCCGGGAATATCTCTGGATGAGGTTCTTCTGGTTTTTGACCTGTTCTTGAGTACAGAGCTTGCTGTAGGGTTTGTTGATTGCCTAAAAGCTTTTGTATCTTGTCTGGTATCAACTCATTTTAAGGGCTTTCTACGGGGACATTCCTTAGATTTTACTTCTACAGAAAAAGTAAATAAATTGATGGTTACTGTTTCTGTGGTGTCTGAAGGGTTTGAGGGGTCTGAAGGGTTTGAGGAGGCTTTATTAGGGTTTCAGTCTGCTTTAATGGGTATAATTTGAGGTATATTATGTTAAAGGCTTTATTTTTTGTATTGCTTGCTTTGTTTTTGTTGTTCCCTTCGGATCCTGTTTTGGGGGTGTTAGATTCTTTGGAGGGGGAGGGGGAGGTTTCTTTTGTTTTTAATTCTACTGAAACTGTTGAGGAGTTGTCCAGGAAAGATATAGAGGAACTGGTTATTTTAGTTGCTGGTATGTATAAAGTAGATCCTGCCTTAGTTCTCAAGATAGTTAAAGCTGAATCTAATTTTAATCCTGAAGCGGTTTCCCCGAAAGGGGCTATGGGTTTAATGCAGCTTATGCCTTTAACGGCAAGAGAATGGGGTGTGGTAGATCCCTTTTGTCCAGAGGACAATGTTTCCGGGGGAGTCAGGTATTTTAGGCATCTTTACCTTCATTTAGGTTCTGTAGATTTGGCTTTAGCTGCCTATAATGGGGGTATAGGTAATGTAAAAAAGTATGGCGGAATACCTCCTTTTCCTGAGACGGTCACCTATGTTGAGGCTATCTTAAACTAATCCTTATATAATAAAATAGCTTTTTCTTTTTTTAGTGGGGTTATGTTATGCCTTTAGATACAAAATTCAATGCAATGATTCCGAGAGATAATAGAGATCTTTTAGTGGAAGATCTCGAAAATCAGTCAAATGCTATACACAATGCTATTGGAGATCGTCAGGATGATGTTCATCCGGAGTTTGCCGGCACCGTAAAGTCAGAGGTAGCAGGGGTTGTCTGGGGACTGAAGGTGTCGTATGTTGCCGGTACAGATACTTTGGATATAAGCCCTGGAGTTGTCTTTAACCGGGGACGAAGGGGTTCTATAGCGACTATTAAATCTATTCCTATGGCTTCGGTGTCTGTAGATGATTTTATTGTAGCTCGGATTTGGTTTGAAGATGTTGATCTCAAAACTAATCCTGTAACTCATGTTAATGAGCCTGTCTATAGGCTGTACCATTGTGACATAGAAGTTAAGGTTATAGGTGACATAGACGAGGATGATGTGGTTATCGGTAAGGTTGTAGATATAGACGGGGGTGTGCCTATACTGGGAGATACTGCTTTATGGGAATATGTTTCCGGAGGTAATCATATCCGGTTTATACCTCGTAATAATGTAGGCGAAGATATATTTGGCCCTGTTGGTAATAAATATTTTGTGCGGTTCAGTGTATTGTCCGATACCCCTATATCCGTTCAAAAGCTTAAAGATACTTCGGGACTTGATTTTACTTATCTGAACATACAGCTACAAGGAGACAGTTCCGGGGTAGTTATATCAACTTTACAGCAGATAATTGATGCAGTGAACTCTACTCCAGGGTATTTTCGTGCGGAACTGGTATCTGGTTCGGGTTCTTTTGTACCTACATTGCTTCCTACTTTGTATGCCTCTTACAGTCAGTTTTCGGGTGGGGTTGATTATAGGAATTATTATGAGACAGTGTCAGGCAGCCGGTCGCTTGCGGTAACTGAGCGGTTTAATACTTCGGATCCTTATACAAAACATATTTCGCAGAAAGGAAGGGGGGTTCCCTCGGACCGTAATCCGCATGGTATGACTCTTGAAGATATGGGCGTGGCTGAGTTGAGTACGGAAGAACATATTAAAAGGGAACATTTTTCGGCTTCTACTTTACCTCGGTCAGCTTCTTCTATTTTTTTAAGAACCGAAATTGTTTCAGCCTTTGAACTTAAAATTAATAAAAGTTCAGGGGTAGATGATGTTGGTTTGATACAGGGGCGTGTTTTAAAGGTGGCTTCTGATCTGATTCTTAATACCCCTTCTTTAGCTAAACAGGAGCTTTATCAGTTCTTTCTTACCCAGGGAGGGACAATTCAACATAGGATTATTGCGGAATATAAAGAATTTCCAGGGTATCCTGAGATATTGAGCGGTATCCGTACCGTACTATCTACTGTAGATAAAGACCCTTATTTAGCCGGGGATAAGATGCTGGAACTGGTTGTTTCTGGAGGTGGTACGGTTTTTACTGCAAGGTTAGGTGATTTGGGTGCTCCTGTTGGTGTTTCAGTAGAGGGGGAGTGTTTGTTAGTAGATGTTTCAGTAGAGGGGGAGTATTTGTTAGTAGATCCTTCCGATAATACTTGGATACGGGTTTACCGGGAAAATGAGGCTATGCCTGATGGAGATTATCGTAATACGGTTACTTTTACGCCTTTTATGGAGATTACCGAATTACCTATATCAATGGTGTTCTGGAAAGGGCATCAGACCGAATGGGGTTATAGTTCCTCACAGCTTTTTAAAGATTTAAGATCGTATGGTTCTTTTTCTGTGAATAATGAAAAATATCTGGATCTTGCTAATACGGTTCCTGTAGATTTCCGGGAAACTTCTTTAGGAGGTTTTACTGCTTTTGAGGGATCAAGTCGGGATCTAACGGTAAACCCTTTTAAGATAAAGTACAGGGGTACCCTTTACAGAAAAACAACTGCAACGGTTTTAACTATCCCTGAAGATTTCGAGGGCTACTTGTGTGCTTCTTTTGACGGTTTACAGGGGATGTCACTTTCGGTAGTTTCTGAATCCTCTTTTGAGCTAATGCCTGATCGGGTAATACTGGCTAAAGCTGTGTCTGATGCTGTCGAGATTACGACAGTGTCGGAAACCTTTTTTACCGGTAGTTATAATCTGTCAGATAAGTTTTACGAGTTCAATATTTCTAAGGAAGAGGATTTCATTTATGCTTTAAGGACAGTTAAGGCTTTAGAAGGTACTCCTGGTATTGCAGCTTTTGTTTTTAATGTTCGGGAGAATCTTACTATAAACACGAATTCAATTTTTTCGGGTACCAATAGCATTTATTCTCCTTTTATTTTAAACGGCCACAATAAGAGACTCAGTTTTACTGGTAGCACGCAGATCAGGATGGATGAATCTGTAATTAAAGACTGCTTTATAGATACAGATGCTGCTGTTTTTTATAGTATTGGTGTTGATAGTCATTGTACCTTTCAGGACAGTTTTATTACTGGGACAGTAGCTTTTGGCGAGTTTTTAGGTAGAGTAGAGTTTTTCAATTGTTATGTGGGTAAATTTAAGGTAGGTGTTCGAGTTGATATGGTTGGAGGTCGATTACTTGATTCTATTGTTACTGTAAGTGATGCTGCTCAGGTAAATATGTCTAAGGTAGAATTTAGTGCCTCTGTTCCTATGTTATATTGTGAATCTTATGTTCCTCTTATAGATGGTACAGATATCAATGCTTTAAATGTATCTTTAATACACTGCAGGGTATTCGGTAATGGTTCTTTAATTAATGTAGATCCGGGGTGTCCTGAAGGGCACATAAACCTAAGTCTTATAGATTCCCGAATTAAATTTTCTTCGCCTGTTACCTGTGACCTGTCTGGACATTGGTTGGATGTTAGTGTTCTTAACGGGGCTTTAGGCAATTGTGTGTTTGTTGGGCGATCAGCTTTACTTTCAGGTTATAGTGGTTTTTTTGCCGTAGAAGGTACTACGCTGTCCGGGATTATTGGGTTCAAGTATGATACAGTACCTGTAGCTTGGAACGATCCTGTTCTGATAACCTTTAAAGGTGTGACTTTTTTAGGTCAGTTAGATATAACGGACTTTACTTCGTTTGTGGTTGAAAGTAATTGCGTGTTTATTAATGACGATATTTTATTAAGTCCTGTCCGGAGCGTGTTTGTTGAAGTTACAGGTCAGTTTCCTCATCCCTCTTTTATGGAAAATACTTGGGGTTCCGGGGGTGTTCCGGTAAATGCTTTTATAACCTGCAGAGGATCTTTACTTCGTGAAAGCTTTTTTTATTTTTATACTACAGATCCCGATGCCTTATGGATAGACTTAAATAGGTTTTTCGAGGTACTTAATCACACCGATCATACAATACATATACAAGGGGACTATACAGGGGACTTTACAGAGGAGTTGATAATTTTAGGTGTTCAAGGTTCAGGTATTGTTTCTTTAGAAATTCCTTATTTTGAGATAGGCAAGTTGTCTATTATTGAGACAGTTCCTTTTGTATCTTCTGTTGTTGTTAAGGCGCAGTTGCAGCAGGGAGAGACACATGCTCTTCTGATAGATAATGCTATGGTATTCTTGTCGGGTCTTCCCGAATTGTCTGTTGCTCCTGGAAGGGTTTCTCCTTGGGATACTGGTAGAATTCTTTGTATGAAAAACCGGGCTTATTGTGAGTTGGTTACTGTTTTTGTAGAAGGTTCTCCGGGATCGGGTGGTAAGGCCACAAAACATTTGATAGATGTTTTAGGTTTTTCTACTCTAAAAATCAATACAGGTGAATTTAAGGCGGATCCTGCTGGTGTAGGTATGACAGATTCTGTAGCAAACTCTTATATCTATACAGAATCGGGTTCACAGGTCATTCAAGAGGGTACTGTTACTTTTGATACTAACTTTGTTTCTGAAACTCCGGACTCTATATATTCCATTGACAATTTAGCTGAGAATTTTAATTATCAGCATCAATGGGGCATTCACTCTTCGGATGATCTGGGTTGGGTTAAAAGGGCTTTAAATAATATTAAAAGTATTGAAGGTAAAGTTGTTATAAGGTTTGCTGTTGCCGGTCCTACTTACGATATTGATATAGATATGAAGAATGTATCCGGTGCTGGTGAACTTGTGATAGGGGAGGCTTGGTCATCTCCTAACAAGACTTTAGAAGTATCTACGGCAAGGAGGGCGTTTTTTCAAGACTTTCAACCTAAACTGGTTTTAGGTATTGTTGATATTACTTCTTCTTGTGATATAGCCGCTATTTCTTTAGTTAATGTACCTAATTTCCAAATAGTTACTTTAAAAATCTCTGGATCCTTTTCTTCCGGGTCTTCTGGGGATTTTAAATATGGGTGTATTATTACTAACAGTAAGGGAGTAATAGATGCTTATAGTATTGGGGAGACTGCAAGTAATGAAAATGATCTGGAAAATGCTTTTATCGGATCGGGACAGTCTGAGGTAATATTAAATAAAGTTTCTTCTGATTATAGTGGTGCTTCTATAGAACTCCTTGTGGGTACTTTATGGGGAGGGGGTCGTTATACCATTGCAGATGCAGGTTATTATGGTACCGCTAATTGGCTTAAATTTCGGGCTCCTTTGGACAGTATGGCTTCATTACCTGGAATTTACATACGGAGAAATGTTAGTGTTTCTGCTTGGGAAATGGTTCTTCACGGCGATTCTTCGGGTGATTTGAGAGTTAATTAAAAAGGTGTAAATGAAATTAGCGAGTTTGTCTAATGTTGAGAAAATGTTGATAAGTTTTTGATAAATTGTTGAAAACCAGTGTTGAATGCTTCCGTATTATACTAGTACCGTCACTCCATTACTATGAAGGAATATAGAAAAATTACAAAGTTAAAACTCGTTCCGTATTATATAGGGTGAACAGAGTTTATTGCTTTTGGAGGTAGTTATGTCGGGATGTCAGGTAATTTTTAATTGTTTTAGTAATCCTGAAGCTTGTGGGTATTCTGGTGAGTGTCCTCATTTTAAGAATGGTTATTGTAATTCCGATGAGAAGAAAATCAGTGCTATACTTAACCAAATGCGTGTTCTAAAGAAACCTCCTTTACAGGTGGGTGAGGTGTCTGACGGGTATCATACCTTTAATGAGTTGTATAGACACCGGTATGCTTTGTTTGGAGCGTTGTGCCGGAAATATAGTTTACTATCTTGGAAGAGCAAGAAACAGTCAGATGGTGGTTCTATCCAGGGCTATTTTCTTGCCGGGATAGATCTTCCGGTTGGTCAGGTCTCTTATCATATTCCTTTGGCGTACTGGAAAGAGTTCCCTGCTGAAGAGGTTGCTGTTCCTCCTGATTTTGATGGTCATACTTCGGAAGATGTTGTTGACCGGTTGTTGTCTTTATGGGAAGAACCTGAGACAGTTTTATTTATGGATACCATAAAATTTTTTGGGAAAGAACCCCAGATCAGGAAAGCTATAGAAGAGTTGGCTGAACTTATCCGGGCGTTAGCTGCGGTAAATGATAATGCCTGTATAGATGAAGAGATGGCTGATGTCTATATTATGTTGTCGCAACTGTTGCTGATCTTTGGTAATAAATCTAAGGTAGGGGATTATATTAAAAAGAAGAAGAAACGGTTATATGATCGTATTACTGGTAAACATAACTCTTTTTAGGGGGGTATCCATGAGTCTTATTTTAATTCTTTTAATGGTTTATTGGTTTGGTGTTTTTGTGCATTTTTTCTTTATGAAGATTGAAGTGGTGGGGGGTAGCTTTTTGTTATCTCTCCTTTTGAAAATAGGCCTATCTTTTTCTTGGCCTTTTGTTATGGCTTATGTCCTGATACGGTATATTTTCTTGGATACTTCTTATATTTATATCCACTCCAGGTCAGAATCTAAAGAGAATCAACCCATACAAAGCCTTAATCAGGTGGATATGGGTAAATATGAGTTAAACCTGCATCTACTCTCTGATGAAGATCTTCTTATAGAGATAGAAGATAAGGAGAGTTCTGATAGTTTGGAGGTAAAGGTTCATAAAGATTTGAAAGGAATAACAAAAAAATTAAGGTAAAGTGGGGGGTTTTTTAGGTATGATAAAAGTTATTCTTATTGGCTATAAGAAACATAATCAGGTTTGCAGAATGCCTGTTGACGAGGTTAAGGCTGCTGTGAGTTTTGTTGATTCTGATATTATGGAGATATGTTCTAATCATCCTGATTTTGTATCAACTGCTTATTACCTGTGTGATAAGAAAGGAATTAAGTGTGTTTTAAAGTATAAGGGTAAAAGGTTATCCGGGCTTGATGAGGCTTTTGGTATCTTTAATGAGTGTTATGCTGTAATGGATAAGATTTGTGAAGGTAGTGCTGAATTTGAAGAACCTATCTAAAGGGGTAGATGCTATGGTTGAAAAAAAAGCCCTTTTATCTCATTGTGGTAAGTATCGTTATACCTTATCCCGAATATGGGATACAGAAAAACCTTGTGTAATGTTTCTTATGCTGAGCCCTTCTACGGCTGATGCTTTCTCGGATGATCCTACAATCCGGAGATGTATAGGGTTCGCTAAGTCTTGGGGTTTTGGTGGGCTTTTTGTGTGTAATCTTTTTGCTTATAGGTCAACCAATCCTAAAGAGTTGTTGGTGGTGGAAGATCCAATTGGCCCAGACAACTTAACAGAAATAAGAAGGGCTGCTGACCATTCCGCTGTTGTAGTATGTGCTTGGGGTAACGGTGGTATCGTTGACAAGTTGTTTAGTAGGTTTCCTGAATATAAGCCTTTAAAGGGTCTCGATTTACAGTTGTCTTGTTTAGGTTTATCTAAAGGAGGGCATCCTAAACATCCTTTATATTTAAAAAAAGATACGGAAAGAAAATACTACTCTTTTTAGGGAGGAATAAAATGACTTGGTTAAAATTTGTTAATATGTTCTTTTTTCAATGGTTTCTTAGGTTCGCAAGGGGTCACCCTTTTAAAGTGAGGTAAGTATGTCTGAAAAAACTATTAAGTCTGTTGTTGATCAGTTAATGGAAGATAAAGAGATCTCCGAAAAGGAGAAGAAGATGTTCTTAAATATTTGGATAAAGTTAGTGTCTGATAACATTTATAATAAAAAGATGAGTATAGAAGAGTTAAAGGAACATAGAGAAGGTTTGGAGTATATGGATAGGTGTTTAGAGCTTCTATCATAGGGGGTTTTGTTGTGTTTAAATTAGTTAAAGACTTTATTACTTTTTTGTTAGGGCTTCAACCTTTAGAGTGGTGTTCTGTTTATAGGTTATCTTCTATCTTCTTTACCTGCGATCTAAATAAGTGTCCTGATATAACTTTAAAGGACATAGATAGATCCTACCTTTGGAGATTTACCTTTACCTGAAGAGTTTTCTTTCCATATAAGTGCTATGGGGTGTTCTATAAATAGGACAGAATATAACTGTGCCTTATCCCAACCTGTTACAATTTTACCTGGTTTTCGTACGGGGGTGTCCTGTAAGGTTTTTAAAGTTGTAAATAATAAAGAGGTGTTATTTCGTACCTCTATTACTGGCAGGGACCGTATGAAACGATCATTAGGCTTTGTTCATTTTGGTAACAGAAAAACCGCAAAAAAGTGGTTAAAGGCTAACGGAGGCTTCTCTGTTCCAGAAAATCCCCTTACTCTTAACAGCTTTATAGAGGTATCTTCTACAAAATATATATCTCTTAGAAAGATCCCTCATTTACTTTTTGACGGTTATACTTCGGACATAGACAAAAGAATTTACCTTCATGGAGGGCATTACAGTCCGGATATTGATGTATCTGAAGCGGTAGGAAGAGCCGAAAAGAGGGGTGAGGTTGAGCCATGAAAGTTAAAAACTTAATAAAAAAGCTTTTCATTAAATTTGCTTCAGAAGAGCTTCCTGGCTGTGATTTTGAGATAGGTACTGGTGGAGATCCTAAAAGGTGTGTGGTTAGGTGGTTACAGGAGAATGATCGTTATATTGACCGGTGTATAAAAGAGTTAAGGAATAAAAATGAAAATAGAAACCCTTGAACTTGAGATAGCTGTAGCTTCTTATTTCAATACAAGAAAGAATGTTATTGTTCCAAATGTTTCTTGGGGATTTCAGTTGAATTATGAGGCTGATTTAATGGTACTCACTCAACGGGATTATCTTTGTGAAGTAGAGTTAAAGGTAACTAAGTCTGACATGAAAGCTGAAAAGAAGAAAAGGAAAGCTCATACCTGTATCTATGTTAAATATATGTATTATGCTTTTCCGGAGGAACTTCTTGATACAGCTTTAGATGTATGTCCGGAAGATGCAGGGCTGCTTCTTGCTTCTGTTACTCCTCGTGGTAATGTGAAGATCTTTCTTCATAGGAAACCTGTTGCTCGTCCTTTTAAAAAAGTTCCTATTGAAAAGCAGTTTCAGTTAGCCCGTTTAGGTGCTATGAGAATCTGGAATATTAAGAATGTGCTTTACTCTATGCAGCCAAAACAGTTAAAGTTTAATTTTGATGATGAGTGTTTATTATAGATTAAGGGGGTATTAAGGTGGATTTATTGATCAGAGTGACTTCTTGGTTGGATGCTATAACGCAGGGTAATCAGATATTAGCTGGTGCCGTTT